TAGTAATTATTATTTAACTTCTGCTTCTACTGTAGCTGGAAATACTTCATTTATTTCTCCAACAGGTTCATCTGAAACCGGTCATAGTGGTAATGGTTATGTAAGAATTACTATCAATAGTATTAATAAGCCTATTACTAATGGAAGTTGGACTTATAATTTAGAATCTACAGTCTTACGTCCTTCTACTACTTTATCTACTACCTCTGCTTGGAATTTAACTGGTTCTACTTGTAAAAAATTTAAAATGATTCCATCTTCTTCAGGGTTTTTATAGGTTTATTCCACTAATTCAAACAATGGAGATACTTATGGATATATCACTACTTCTGATGTAACTACTATTTCATCTTATGGAGCTCCTAGCTCATATCAATATCGTAATGATGACGATGGAGAGGGGAGTAATTTTAAAATGGTAATTCCAGTTATTGCCAATGCCACATATTATTTATGGGTAAGACCTTTTAGTTCTAATAGTACAGTATCTTCTGCTGTAATTTCTTATTAGGTTATTAATCCTAGAATTACAGGAGTATATGTAAAAACTGCGACTTCTACTTGGACATAGGTAAAATAAAATTTTGATTTTAAGAAAAAAATATTATATTATATATTTATAAGATGAATTATATAATATAATTTTATATAAAGGAGGAACTTATAATGGGTTATACATTAAAAATTTATGAAACAAAAGATACTACTTATGAAGAAATTGCTTCATTATCTTTAGATTCTTATTCAAATACTTTAAGACGTCTTAAGGATTAGTTTGATAGCAAAGAAACAGAACATAATTTACAATTTGTTTTAAATAGTGCGGATAATAGTCAAAATATTGATGATTATGAATATTTATTCCAAAAAAATATTTCAAAACTTCTTCTTGAGAAAACATATTTAAATGATAGCGGAGAAAAAAAACAAGAATCTTTTGAATTTATTGGATATAATTTAGTAAGAATTTTACAAAATAGTCGTAGTTCAACAGATGATAATTTAATTATTGAATTTGAGAAGTAAAAAGGAGGTTATATAATGCCTTCATCTAATGATACTTTTAAGTATTCTACCTTATCAGCTTGGATAGATTCTTTAAATACTGTTCGTAAAAATTTATCATTAACATAGTATTCAGATTCTAGTGCTAAATAGGGGCAAACTGCAAAAAGTTCTTCTATAACAAATTTTTTGTCATCTTTGAATGCTTTAAAAAGCAATAAATATGGATCTTATGCTACTTTTACTATAAGTAGTTCTTCTTCAGTTTCTTCTGGAAAAACTATTGTAGCTTTAGATATTGAAGGAGATAAAATAGATGCAACTTTAGCTAGTTTAAAAAAGATTTGTGGAAATGATATTACTGGAGTTTCAAATACGTCTGGATTTTCTTTAGTTGGAACTTTTGTTAGTGGTTTTTCAAGAGCATCTTTTAGCAGAACTTTAGTAACTTCAAATTCTAATTTTTCTAATGATTCATAGTTTACAGATAACACAAATTTTAGTCCTGATTAGTGTTCTAATGACTCAGATTTTTCTGATTGTAGTTTTTTTACAGATATGACTAGATTTTCAGATAATTATGGGTGTGATAATAATACAAGGTATGGTAGAGATACTAGTTTTAGCACTTGTAATCAAGGTGGTAATTCTAATACTCCGGATAAAGATTGCACTAAGTTTTCTGATAGTGGAGATTGTGTAAATCATACAGATTGTGCTTTAGATAGTAAAAGTTCTGGAGATTCAAACTGCTCTAAACAAAGTAATTTTAGTGAAACTTGTACAAAATTTAGTGATTGTTCTAATTTTTCTTAGGCAACAGGAGATAGTAATAATACTAATTTTTCTCCGAATAGTGGTACATGTGATAATACTTGTTCGGTTGGTGGAACAATAAATACTTTAACAACATTATTCTCTGGATTTGCAGTTAAGACTTAATTTAAAGAGAAAAAGGAGATTAATATAAATTATATGAAAGACACATATGATAATATTGTATTGTATATAAATGCTACTTGTAATTTAAATTGTACTTATTGTTATATAGATAAAAGTTCAATTTTAAAATAGATTGATGATATATTAGCAAAAAGTTTTGAAACAGATTATTATTTTGATTTTACTAAAGAAATTTTTAGAGATCATCCTCAAAAGTTAAAAAGAATTGAATTTTGGGGTGGAGAACCTAGCTTAGGTCTTCATCGAATGTATAAAATATTACCTAAATTTTTTAACCATTTTAAAAATCTTAATGAGTTTATGATGTCAACAAACTTTACAACTTCTGAATGGTTTGATGAATTTTATGGATTTTTAAAAGTTTTAGGTAAATAGAAAGATAGAAATTTTACTTTTGATTTACAATTATCTTTAGATGGTCCAGAATATTTTAATGATTTAGGGCGAGGAAAAGGTACAACTAAAAAATTTTTAGAACATTTTGATAAATTTTTAGATACAATTGAAGAAAATTTACCTCAAAATGTAACGATTCAAGCTCATTTTAAACCAACTTATACAGCTTATACAATTTCTCAATTACAGACTAAAGAAGATATTATAAAATATTTTTCTTTTTTTGATGAATTAATTTATAAATATAAAGAAAAGAATAATTCAAGAGTAAGAATGGGAACCCCCGTTCCTAATACTGCAGTGCCTTCCCCTCATACAAAAGAAGATGGCTTATTATTTGCGAATTATATGAAACTTACTACCGAAATAGATAAAGAAATTAGAGGTAAATCTTTACCTAATAAATATTTTAAAGTTTATTCTTCAATTTCTTCTTTTATTCCGAGAAGATTGCTTGGTATGAGATATAATTGTGGTGCTTGTACTTGTGGAACAGGTAATTCTGTTGTAGGTATTCTTCCAGAGAGACATTTATCAGCTTGTCATAATGGTTTTGTAGATTTATTAGGTGATTATAAAAAGAATTGTGAATTTCATAAAGATTGGGAAGATAGAACAATTTTAAATCTACTTTTTACAAATCAAGATAGCTGTTTAAATACTTGTATGACTGTTGAAGAATATGAAAAATATGAAGATATTATAGATTGCTTTTACAGAAAAAATTCTACTTTTCAGCGTTTAAATTTAGTTGCTTAGATTAGAACTTTAGCGAAATATGGATAGATAGATGAAAAATTTATAGATGAAAAAGAGGCATTAAAAGTTGCTGATTATTTTTTAGGAGCAACTTCTTATTGCATTAGAGATAATCTATCTGTAACTGGATCAGCGGTATTATATCCAGTAGGTTTAATTAAATTATTATTAAATGGAGCAAGTGATTATGTCCTTAAAGAGTAATTTATTACAATATCAAAAAGAATAGAATGAAATCCTTGAAGATATTGTTTTTAATAGTATTTATCCTCAAATGAAAGAAAAACCTGATGGAAATAGATTAGGATTAGAATTTTTTATTACTTCTTCTTGTAATAAAAAATGTACTTATTGTTATCTCCATAAAAATGAGGATAAGCTATATCCTAAAGAAATTAGAGACCCTGAAATTATTATATCTAATTTAAAAATCTTATTAGAACATTTTAGTAAATATAATGAAGGAAAATATGATTCATTAGATTTATTTAGTGGAGAAATTTGGGGAACGCCTTTTGGAAATAGTATTTTTGATGTTTTATTAGATTATGCAGATAAAACTCATTTTCAATATATTATTATTCCATCTAATTGTTCTTTTATTGCTTATGATGAAAAAATTCAAGCAATTGAAAAATATATTGAAAAATTCAAATAGAAACAAACACGTTTAGTTTTTTCTTGTTCTACAGATGGATTAATCATTGATAAAACTACTCGTCCATATAATGCAGGAGACCCAATGGATTTACCTCAATTTTATGAAAGACTTTGGGATTTTTGCCAAAAATATAATTATTGTTTTCATCCTATGGTTGATGCTTATACTGTTAAAGATTGGCAAGAAAATTTACAATGGTGGATAAAAGAATGCGAAAAAAGAAATACTAATATTTTAGATAAAGTAATGATGTTAGAAGTCAGAAATCCTTATAGTTGGAATGATGAAACCATTACTGATTATTTAAAATTTTTAAAATCTTTAGTTGAATACACTATAAAATTATGTGCCTGCGAAAAAGATCCAGTGCAATTTTTACGTCATACTTTTGAAATTTTACCTTATAAGCAAAGCCCAATTAAAAGATCTACATATTTTCCTTGGGGAACGCGTACCTCTTATAGGGCTTCTTGTAGTGTTACTCAAAGTTTTTGTATTAGATTAGGAGATTTATCAATTTGCCCTTGCCATAGATTAGCTTATCCAAAACTTATTTATGGAAAATATTTAATTAAAAATAATAGTATTATAGGAATTGAAACTAATAATATTAGTGGAGTTATTACACATTATATTACTGGATGTGGTAGTTATTTAAAATGTGATAGTTGTGCTTTTTCTGAATTATGTATTAAAGGGTGTCATGGCGCGTAGTTTGAATATTCTAAAGAATATTTATACCCAATTCCTTCTGTTTGTGAATTAGAACAAGCAAAAATCTTATTTATTATTTTAAATATTTTAAAATTGGTAGAAATATCAGGAGATATTAAAGATCCAAGAGTATTGAGAGAAATTAATAGAGTAAAAGATATTTATCAATCAATACAGAAAAAAGAGCCGGAGGTTTGTAAAAAATGGATTCCAATTGTTCAAACTCTATTGTTAAAAATTTAATAGCGAAAATTTTATGTCAAAAAGATATTCTACCAGAAGATTATAAAATTATTATTGATACTTTATCAAGACGTAACAATGAAAATGTATATTTAATTTATACATTAAAATATTTGGGTATTTCTTCTGATATAATTGATTTATTAATCACTTCTTATGAAACAAAAGAATTATTTTATTTTTTATCAGAAGAAAAAAATGATTCTTGTTGTTGCAACGATGATGAAGCTCCTAAGAATTTCACCCCAATGACTGAAGAAGAAGCCTTAAAAAAGAGTTTTGCTGATGAAAGAGGAACTATAGAGTTTCCAGCTCCTGGGGAGATAGGACAAGTAACAGAAAGATTTTCTTTCTATGATGATGAATTAGGTAAATATTTCGATTGCGAAAGAATTTATCGGATTGATTCAACAGGTCAAGTAGTTGGATTTGTATCTGAAGAAGTCACTCCACAAAATGGAAATGGAGTAAATAGAAAACAACTTTACGCTGGAATATTAGGTCAAGAATTTTTTAAAAATAAAATAAATTAATTTAAGGACAATAAAATGCTAAATTTAAGTTTACCAAGAATGTATTTTGCTGATAATATAAATAATTTTTTTAAAAAAATTGTATCAAATGAAGATAAAAAGTTAAAAACTGAACTAACTATATTTGGGGTTTCAGGATCTTTTCCATATATGTATTGGAACGGTAAATTTAATAACAATAAAAGCAACGGAATATTTAGAGAACAATTACAATCTTTAAGTGGAAAAGGATTAGGATTTCCTCTCCACTTAGATTGTAGTAATGTTTTATTAACACAAGAAGATTATTATGATACATTTGGAAATATTATTTTAGAACTATTTCAAACAGGCTCAGAACTTATTGAAATAAGTAATATAAATTTTTTAAATTATATTAATAATAAATATCCTTATTATAAATTTATTCTTTCAGAGTATTATTATTTACAAGGACAAAATTATACAACTGAAATTTTAAATAATGAACATATTAAATATTTTAAATGTTCTCTTGAGAATAAAGAGTTAATAGACATTATTCCAAATAAAACAAAAATTATAGCTTCTATTAATTATAAATGTTTTACTTGTCCTAATTATTCTGATTGTAATATTTCATTACAATTAGCGCAATATAATTATTCAGAAAAAGATGTTTCAAGAGACTGCTTAATTTTACAAAATTATAAATGTCCTTCTTTAGATGATTTAAAAGTGATTCAAAAAGAAACAGGAATTTCGCATTTTGCTATTGAAGATAGTTTTAAAAATAATCAAGATTATTTTTATTTTCTTCTTGATTATTTAATAAAACCAGAATACCAAAAAGATATATTGGAGAAATGGGATAAAAATAATTAATGAAAAATTTTATTTTACCAAATATGTATGAGAATTATAAATTAAATTTAAAATTATTAAATTTAATAGAAAAACATCCAGAATGTTTTATTGAAGATATTTCTATTTATGCAGTTTATGGAAATTTCCAATTTTGTATATGGGACGGTGGACGTATTTTTAATCAAATGCATCAAGCTTCTAAAGAGATTATTTTAGATGTTTTAAATCAATATATGAAATATAATGTAAAAATACGTTTTATTTTTACTAATACCAGTTTACAACCAATTCATTATCATAATCGTTTTTGTAATGTTTTATTAGATATAGCAAAAGAATTTCCTGTAGAATTAGTTGTAAATGATGATAATTTAAGAGATTATATTGAGAATAAATTTCCTAATAAATTTTCTTTTATTTCTTCAACTACAAGATGTTTGACTAATTTAAATGATGTTAAAAATGAATTAAATAATAATAATTATTTAATGACTTGTTTAGATTATAATTTAAATAAAAATCCAAAAATTTTTGAAATGCCCAAAGAGTTAATTGAAAAAACAGAACTTCTTTGTAATGCTATTTGCGCTCCTGGTTGTCCTTATAGAAAAGAACATTATAGGTTAAATAGTATTTATAATTTACAATATGGTAAATATTATCCAATGGAAGGATGCAAAATAAAATATAATACTTTACATCCTGAGACTATGCAATATAAAAATAATATTTCTCCAGAAGAAATTATCAATAAATATGAACCTGCTGGTTTTCAATACTTTAAATTAGAAGGCCGAACCCTTCCTCAAATTGAGAATATTTGTAATTATGTTAGATATTTAGTAAGACCAGAATATCAATTATTTGTTATAAATTATTTAGAAAATGACACCTACAAATAATATTATGCTTGGCTTTATGCGCCATCAAAATAATAAATTTTATGATTAGAAATTTATTGATTATGCTATATCTAATGAAATTACTTATTTTGAAACTTGTGAATTTTATATGAATAATCAATGTGAGGCTTATGTTTATTCACTTTTAAATAAATATCCAAGAGAAAAATATAAAATACATGGAAAATTATCTAAAAATACAATTTTAATTAATAATTGGGAAAATATTTTTAATCAATAGATTAAAAATATTCCTGGACATTATTTTGATAGTTATGTATTTTAGGCATTAGATGAAATTTGTTTATATCCTCTTTTGAATACAAATATTTTATCTTTTTTCCAAAAACAAAAAGAATATGGTTTAATTAAAGAATTTGGATTAAGTATTTAGTGTGGTTCTGATATAACTAAAATATTATTATCTTTATATGATTGGGATATTATCCAAATGCCACTAAATTTTTTTGATTGGTATTTATGTGATGGTGAAAATAATTATAATTTAGCTATTAAAAAAAATATTCCAATAATCGCGCAAGCTCCTCTTAAAGGAGGATTATTAAAAGATTGTGTCCAAGAAGCATATAATTTTGTAACTTCTTTAAAAGGTATTAATTCTATTCTTTGTGGAAATACAAAAATAGAAACTTTAGAATTAACTAAAAATTATATAGAAAATCCTATCCAAACAAATTTTAATTATATAGAGTATATAAAAAACTATCAAAAGAATAATTTTATTAATTGCATAGGATGTAATAAATGTAGTTAGATTTGTCCTAATCGTATTCCTATATATACTTTTATTCAAATGTATAATAGAGCCTTAGTTAATTCTACAAGTTTTAAAGATTATTGTTTATTAAAAACATCAATTGGAGAACCTATAAATTTATGTTCCGATTGCGGAAAATGTAAAAATATTTGTCCTCTTGGAAAAGATTTTGTGAAAATATTCCATGATAAAATTTTTGAATTGCGAGTATAAAATTTTTTTGACATCTTTAAAAAAATAATATATAATATATTTATAAAATAAAGAAAGACCTTTACAGCAAAAATAACTTCCAGAATAGACTAAAGGTTAGGTCATAATCATTTAAGATTAAGTTAATGGTTCAAATCCATTTTCCGGACAAAGTTAAGGTCTTGTTAAGTAAAATCTTGGCAAAATTTTCAGTCAAATACCGGTCAAAAGAAATAAAAGTATTTTACTGAAAATTTATATATAATAGTAAAATTAGGAGGTTATTATATGCCAAGAAAAAGTAAAATTTATTCAGTATCAGATGAAGAATTTCGTAATATTGTAGAAAATTCTGATAGTTATTCAGACTGTTTGAGACAATTAGGATTAGGAACTCGTGGAGGTTCATCTACTGATATTCTTAAAGAAAGAATTTAGGAATTATCTTGTGATATTAGTCATTTTGGAAATAAGAAAAAAGTTATTGCTCCAAATGTTAAATATTCTCTTGATGAAATTTTAATAGAAAATTCTACTTATAAAAATATCGCTCGTCTAAAAACAAGATTAGTTAAAGAAGGCTATCTTGAATATAAATGTGCTCGTTGTGGTATTAATGAGTGGATGGGCGAACCAATTTCATTACAATTAGATCATTAGAATGGTAAAAATAATGATCATAGACTTGAAAATTTAAGATTTTTATGTCCTAATTGTCATTCTTAGACTGATACATATGCTGGAAAAAATAAAAATTTATCAGGGGAACCTTAATCCCGGAGGGACTGGGGCGTGACTCCAAATCTCGTGGTAATGCGTTCGACTCGTACCCCTGGTGCCATTTAATATTTTAAACAAAAAGAACTTTTTTGATTTTATTAAAAATATATAATATAATATATATAGAAAGTTGAGAAAGGAGAAAATAAATAATGAATATTGAAGTTGGTAATTCTTATTGTTTTGTCCCTTATCGCGGTCGTTGTTATCGTAGACAGTATCTTAAATGTACTGTCATTCGAGTGTTAAATTATCAGATTGAAGTCCTTGATGAACATGGTGAAAAATGGCTTCTTTCAGAAGATGATTTAATGCCAATTCAAAGACCTTATTGACATTTTATAAAAAATATTATATAATATTTATATAAGATGAAGAAAGAAAAAAGAAAATAAAAAAACTTGGGTAAAAGAGAAAAGTTGATTTTTTAAAAAAAATATAATATAATAAATATATAAAGTAAGGATTTTAAAAAGTCCTTCTTTTATGGGAGTGTAGCTCAGTTGGTTAGAGCACGCGGCTGTTTACTTGACCTTATCATTTTCTTATAAAAAAAATGAAATGAATAGTAAACAAAAAGGTAATATTACCGAGCTTGAAACAATGTTAGCATTTATGAAACTTGGTTATAATGTTCTTACTCCTTATGGAGATTGTGAGCGTTATGATTTTGTGGTTGATGTAAATGGTAAATTTATTAGAATTCAAGCTAAAACATCGCGAACTGAAGATGATGGAGCTTCTTTTGTTTTTTCAGGTAGAAGTTCTCACAGGAAAGACGGAAAGATAGTTCATCATCAATATACTAACGAAGAAATTGATTACTTCGTAACTACTTTTAATGGAAAATGTTATTTAATTCCAGTGGAAGAGTGCGGAGCAGATAAAAGACTTCGTATTCTTCCACCTAAAAATAATCAAGTAAGAGGTATTACTTGGGCGAAAGATTATGAGTTGGAGGAAGTAGTAAGAAAATGGTAAGCTGATGTGTAAGCAACCGCGGTTTGTCGTGAGTTCGAGTCTCTCCTCTCCCGCCATTGGGGCGTTAACACGGATTTTATAAGTTTAAACTACCACCGATCGAAAGAGTATGTGGCTTGCGGAAAACGCCCGACTAAATATAAGGAAGCGAAGTAAAACTTATTGTGAAGTAGTGGCTATACTCACATTAATCAAGGCTATGGGTTCTGGGAATCCAAAAGAGTAAAAGTTGGTTCGAGTCCTAACGATTGACGAAGTTCGAATCTTCGCGATGTGGGTTATAAAACTCTTTATTTGCTGGTGTAGCCGAATTGGCATAGGCGAATGATTTAGGATCATTAATCTGAAGGTTCGAGTCCTTTCTCCAGCACCAATCCCTCCCTGGGAATGCGTTGAAGGCTAGCGGACTTTGAACGCAGGTGGTTGGCGACTCCATCTATATATAAATAAGTCGCATTTCGGGCCGGTAGTTCTAATTGGGAGAATATCTGATTTGCACTCAGGAGGTTGCGAGTTCGAATCTCGCTCGGTCCACCATTATATGGTTATATGGTGTAAAGAGTAAGCACGGCGGTTAAGTAAACCGCAAGTTTGGGAGCATTGCCCAATGTGACCGATTATATGATTGGTGATAAAAGCAGCCAGAAATATTATCTTATTAATTAAAAACTAATACAATATACTAAATGATATAATAGATAAGGTATATTAATGAAACTTATATACAATAAGATAATATATACAAAATGCTAATAGTGATTTTGGTTTCAGCGCTAAGAAAGTTTTTCCCACTAAGAAGAGAAAATTTGAGCAGTTAGCGTAGTCTTGATAATTATATCTTAAATAATTATCCCTTTTTGGCTCATAACCTTTTTTTGGATAAAAAATTATATTATATTTACCGTGATGCCGCGGAGGGACGGCCGCCCTAAAGTGCGATTTAGATTAGAAAGAAGTTGGAAGATCTTCTTAAAACTTTCATTAGATGATTAGAAAGAAGTTTTGAGGATTCTTCTTAAAAATCCTCTTAGTTATGCTTTGATGGCGGAATTGGCAGACGCGATCGGCTCAAACCCGATTATCCGAACGGATGGTGAGAGTTCAAGTCTCTCTCGAAGCACCAGTCACCTCCTTTAATTAGTAGGTTAGTGTAGAAATGGTAAGCATTTGTGAATATTGACGGCGGTGGAGTGGCGACCATCGTTAACAAATATCGCTTCTTGGTTGGTCTTTTAATCTTTTGACATTTTATAAAAAATAAGTTATAATATTTATAGAAAGTTAAGAAAGGAAGATTTAAATTATGTATAATGATTACTATGAAAGCTATGCTTGCGAGATTCAGAGTGATGAATATGCTGCTTATCAGGATCTTTCCCTTTATGAAGATGAGGATGAATACCGTGAATAAAAGTTATATGAAAAAGAACAAGGAAGAGCTTAATGAGTATCTTCAATTGTTTCGGCGCAGAGGATTTAAAGTTCCTGCGAAGAAAGGTAAAGGCTCATTTAAGCGAAAACAAAAGCACAAAAATCAAGATTATGATAGATGTGCTTAAATATGGCCTCATCTACTAATTGGCTTAGGTGGCAACCCTCTCAAGGTTGAGATGTCAGTTCGAATCTGGCTGAGGTCAGGGATATAAATTCTACAACCTTCACGTGGTATATCCTGTTTAAACTAACGGTGGGACTATGAAGAAATAAACATTAGGCGTAACGCCGTAAGCCCTCTTAATAAGAGGTATCACAGTAATAAAGACACACACAGCAATCATTTTCTATTGAAAGTATTTTAACTCATTGGTAGAATATTTGTCTGTTAAACAAATTGTAGTTGGTTCAATTCCAACAAATATTTCATTTGTGTCTTGTAAATTAAAATAATCCAAAAGGAGATATCTAAATGAAGTTTAAGTTTAAGCCCGGCGACAAGGTTTATTCTAAGAAGTACGGTAAGGGCTTTTGCCATCAGGTTGATGAACAGGATAAGGATTTTACTTATGATTTCCATTTTAAGGATGGCACAATCATTTGGATGTCCCGATATGATGGTGAGCGTTATGTAAAGTTCCGCAGACCAAAGAATGCGGAACCCGCGAACGCATAATTTATCTTTCCTTTCTTTTTGAATAATTAAGACGCTAACAGCAAACTTTAAAACATCAATGTACGAAATACATATGCTTAGGATTGTTTATAGCGTCTTGTTCTATTTATATTGTTGATGTAGTACGATAAATAAAATATCACATTCTTTTAGTCAATTTTAAAGAAAGAATGACTACGTGGAGAATCGGGAATCGTAGCAATATAAATATTATGGGCGGATAGCTCAGCTGGTAGAGCGTAGGATTGAAGATCCTAGCGTCGGCAGTTCAATTCTGTCTCCGCCCACCAAAAGACCAACAAATGAGGAACCTCTTTGCTGCTCGAGGCTGTTGGGATGCCTGTTAGAAAGGCTACTCTTCTATATATTTAAATATATAGAAACAAAAGACTATACAATAGAGAGAGTCTTTTACATCTAGTTCATTTTCTTACTTATCTTTCTGTTTGATTTCCCCTTTCGTTTGATATATAGATTGTTGTTTTCTCTCACTTCCATAGAAATGAATTGTTTTTCTACTCTCTATTTTGTTTCATAAAAATAAATAAAAAAGGAGGATTGTCTGATATGTTTAAAGATGTTGATGATTTGATCTTTGGCGATGAGTGCGAATTTTGTCCTAGCGAACGATAAGTGCGGTCGCCTATCTAATGCTACCATAGGCTGGTTCCAAGTCCAGAAAAGCAGAGGAGATAGAATATGAAAAATATTTTAAGTTATAAAAATCCTTGTTTTAGCGGTCAAGAAATTCTTGATTGGGCTAATTACCAAGTAAATAATAAAACTTCTCATTATAAACAGGGATTGAGAGTTTTAAATTTATTTGGCAATATTAAACCTGATAGAAAGTATTATATTTTTAGTAATTATCGCACTTGGCGTAGTTATTGTGGATATAGTATTAAGCCTAAGCTAATCATATATAGATGTAAATAATGGAGCTATGGTGTAATGGTATCACAAAAGCCTGCTAAGCTTTCCTACCTTTATAGGTAGTCCGCGTTCGACTCGCGGTGGCTCCGCCATTAAATTTTAAATTAAGAGGATTAAGTATGAATATTGTAAACGCTGGTTCTCGCTATCAGATTTATGGCGAGGACGTTAAGACTTATAAGCGACTTCCGCTTATGTCTTTTGAAGTCTGCTTTAGTAAGATGGCAGGTTTTTATCTTTCTTCTCGTCCAGATCTTGCGGTCAATGAGGAAAAAATTTATGGTAATCACGAAGTTAAAGTCAATAAGGTGCTTAATTCTTTTAAGTATTCAGACCGTAATCTTGGTGTTATTTTAAGTGGTCAGAAGGGTATTGGTAAGTCATTGTTTGCTCGTATTCTTTCTCATCACGCTATTGAAAACGGATATCCTGTCCTCTTGGCTAATACTTATATGCCCGGTATCGCAGATTTTATTTCCAGTATCGAGCAAGAAGTTGTAATTATTTTTGATGAGTTTGAAAAGAATTTCTCTAATAACTCTGACGACCATGCGGGCCCCTCTCCGCAGGAAGAAATGCTTTCTCTTTTTGATGGTCTTGATAATGGTAAGAAGCTTTTTGTCATTACTTGTAATGAAGTTGATCGACTTAGCACTTATCTTTTGAATAGACCTGGTCGTTTCCATTATCATTTTAAGATTACTTTCCCAACTGAGGAAGAGATCGTTGAGTATTTGACTGATAAGGTTAAGCCTAAATACGCAGATGGTATTAAGGATATTGTGAATTTTTCTCGTACTGTTAATATGACTTATGATTATCTTCGAGCAATTGCTTTTGAACTTAATCAGGGTTATGGTGTGGCAGAAACTCTTGAAGACCTTAATATCTCTCAGACTTCCAATGTTCGTTTTAATATCACTATTACTACGGTAAATGGTGATGTATATAATACCTATGGTGCTTCAGTTAATTTGTTTAATAATCCTAATACCAATCATCAAAGATGGTATGATGGTTATGCCTCGGATAGTAAGACTATTCGTTATGCATTAACTCCTGATTCAATTAAGATTGAAAAGGGTATGATTACGGCCGATCCGAAAAAGGTTGAAGTCTATATTGATCCTGATGACTTTTGGACGATCAGCAATGAGGAAAAGCGTGAGGAAGCTATTAAAAAGGCTAAAAATGAGCGCGTGATTAAGTCTGTTGTTTTAACTAAGGTCGCAAACACTATTGAACAGTATCTTTATTAACGCGACGGCCGATGTAAAGTGAATATACTTTACATCGGCCCCTTTTGACTTTATAAAAAAAATATTATATAATAAATATATGAAAATAAGAAAATGCTTTTGTGATGGAATTGGTATACATGCTAGACTAAGAACCTAGTGGGCGTAAAGTTCATGTGAGTTCGAGTCTCACCAAAAGCACCATGTGGCTGTAGCTCAGTTGGTAGAGCGTCTGATTGTGGCTCAGAAGGTCGCGAGTTCAAATCTTCGTCAGTCACCCCAATAGTAAGTAAATAAAATTATTGATAAAAATGAGTAGATTCTTACTTATTTCCAAGAGTTAAAGGAGTATAAAAATGGAAATCGAACGTAAGTTTGATATTAAAAATATCCCTTCTTGGATGAAGGAAAAAAGTGTTCGTCATAAGAAAATTGAACAAATTTATCTTATGATTGATTTTGATAATGATGGTAAAGTGCTTGAAGAAATTCGAGTGCGGAAAGCTATTAATCTTAAAACCAATCAAGTTGATTATAAGATGACTTATAAATATGGTGATGGTCTTTCTCGTGAAGAAATTGAAACGCCAATTTCCGCAGATTTCTATGAAATGATTAAGAAAACTCGACACGAAGGTTATAATCCTATTATCAAGGATTATTATATGGTTGAAGATATTTATAATCCTAATCATTTGATTGAGGTTAGCGAAGTTGATGGAAAATTTTGTTATGCAGAAGTTGAATTTCCTGACGAAAAGACTGCTAATGAATATGTTTGGCCTTATCCTGAAATCTTAGGGCCAAAAGGTGAAATGACAAATCAGTCTAATGAACGAATGTCAGTTTATTGGTTAAAATCGCGGGTTTCTTAACTCGCCGATCTGGGGTGGTAAGTCAAAGGCTAGACTAGGCGATTTATCTGTGGATAGTTTAAATGGTAAAATATTGGAAGTACTACAAAGATTTAAGTTCAAATCTTAATTCACAGGCCAAATCGCTCAATGGAGAGTTCGAGTCTCCCTCGCCCTACCATTGTCATGGTATTTCCTTTCTTAACTAAATAAAGACTCATACAGCAACTTTTTTGCTTGCAATAAGCGCTTAATGTGGGATTAAGAAGAATAAAGAGTCTTGTAGATAAATTTACGGCTATCGCCTAATTGAATATGGCACCAGCCCTCTAAGCTGTCATAATCTGGGTTTAAGTCCCAGTAGCCGTACCAATCGAGGGTATATTTCATTAATAAGAATCATTAAAACCTTAAAAATATTAAGGAAGGTGATTTGATGAAGATATATTCTCCAAGCAATTATTCATATGTAAAGATTATTGAAATTCCAAAAGAAGAAATTAGTAAGTTGGATATGGCATTATGTGCTCAACCGCGTTAGACTTTAAAGCAATACTATGATAGTTGTGCGGTTAAACCTACTATTTTAACTAATGGTGGTTTCTTTAGCATGGATAATGGTGGCACTTGTTTTAATTATATGGACAATGGTATAATCATTAATTCCACTTCTTCTTATAAAGAAGGTTTTGGTATCATTAATGGTGAATTGAAATACGGTATAATTGGAACAGAAAAGTTTGAAGATTTTGTTAGCGGTTATCCAGTATTAATTAAGGCTGGTAAAAAAACTCAAATTACTTATGCTAAAGAGTTAAATTATAAAGCTCGTAGAACAGTATTGGCATATAATAAATTTAATATTTATTTAATTGCTATTGAAAAGCCAGGTATGGCATTTACAGAAATGTAGAATTTACTTTTAGCATTAAAAGTTGATTATGCAATTAACCTTGATGGCGGTGGTAGCACAAAAGTTCTTCATAATGGAACTTGTATCACTAAAGATTGGGGCAATCGCGCAGTTGATAATGTAATGGCTATTTACCTTAAACCGCAAATTATTTATCGTGTTCAACTTGGTGCTTTTGGATCTAAATCTAATGCTGACGCTTTCTTATTGAAAATTAAAGCATTACCTGATGCTATTGGAGCAGGTTATAAAAATGCTTATATTCGTAAGATTGGTAAGTATTATAAAGTTCAAGTTGGTGCTTTTTCTGTTAAAGCAAATGCTATAAAAGTAATTAACGATTTAAAATCAAAAGGTTATAATGCGTTTTTAACTACTTAATAAAACTTTTTGACATTTATAAAAAAATATTATATAATAAATATATAAATTAAAGACTAAAACAGCAATTTTTATCATAAGGGAACTATGTGTTAAAGGTTCAAGTCCTTTGCTCCCGGCCATCGGGAGTTAGCTCAATTGGTAGAGCAATAGTATTGATAATTTAGTCTTGTTTATAGTTCGGTAGCTCAGCTGGCTAGAGTATGCGACTGATAATCGCAGGGTCGTGAGTTCAAGTCTCACCCGGACTACCATGGGCAGTTAATAACAAATACGATTCTGCCTAAAGGCCATACCCACTCCTATATGTGGGGAACAAAGATCGGATGTGTGGTGCAGGACCTTAACTGTATTTTTAAATGTAATTTAATTAATAGGATACTTGATTGTGATTTAAAAAATCGTCTTGATTGAGAGGTATAAATAATGAAATTTCAATTAAGGTATTTTCATTGTCCTGTTTGCCATTTACAAATGACCGCTCCTAAAGTTAAGAATTTTAAAAGATTTTCTTACAAAGGAAAGAAGCATCGAAAAACAATGTATTGCGTTCATTGTAAAAAGGAACAAAATTTTATTTTAGATGAAATTGATTTAGTTTAAAATAAAAATATAGTTTATTTCCAGGTGTAGTTCAGTTGATAGAACGCTTCATTTGGGATGAAGAGGCCGAGCGTTTGAGTCGCTCCACTTGGACCATAAGACACATACAGCAATTCTTTCATTAGAAAGGTATACGGGTTCAAATCCTGTAAACTCCAACTGGGGTTTTGGCGAAATTGGTTAACGCACATAACTTGAAATTATGTTTTCTAACGTGTCTAGTTTGAAATAACTTTTTTGATTTTTTATAAAAAATATAATATAATATATATAGAAAGTTAAGAAAGGAATTGATAAAAAAATGAAAAAGACTTCTGTTGATTTTGGTTGCTATTATAATTCCATTGACAACAAAGAGCTTGTAAAAGCAATTACTCGTGCTTCCAATCCTAATGCGGAAGATATTATTCTGTATTGTAAGATTGATGATGGCGGTTTTGCTTCTGCTCCTATGTATATGCTTGAAAAGGATTTTGTAGCAACTTTCATTAATTGAGTTGCTTATACGGGATTAGCGCAGCTGGTAGCGCATCTGACTTACTTTCAGGAGGTCGTGGGTTCGAGTCCCTCATCCCGTACCACCGAACGCAGGATTGGTTCGATTCCAATAATCAGCTGTAATTAGTGTAATGGTTGAGCACAGCGTTCGTGTTTTAAATATATCAAAGACACCACAAACTGCGAATTTTCTTTTCTATAATAGAAGATAACAGAGATATTGTTTTATCAATAACTTTTGATTACCTGTCGAAGGTGTAGTCTGTTTGGGGTAAGAGAGAATTAATCGACAAATAGATGAAATAAATTGATTGAAATTCTTTGGTGTCTTGTTTTATACGGTCGTCGCCAAATCGGTAAGGCACAGGACTTTCTCAAAATCAGTTAAATGGGTTGTATAATATGACGGGGTTAAGTAGTATTATATAAGTTCTGTTAGTAGGCTTCCGGTCCTATAAAACCGAGAATGTTGGTGCAAGTCCAACTTTTGAGCCCTGACTCCTGCATCTGCTGGTTCGAGTCCAGCCGGCCGTGCCACCAGAGTTCTGCTAAGTTATATATTTAATTAAGAATTTGCTACTCTGAAAGAATATATAATGAATAAAAAATTGGGTCTAGATGACGCAGATAACCCTCTCTGGACCATAAATTCAATTTAAGGAGAAAAATTATGATTTGTCGCACTAAAGAGCATTATGAAAATCGCATTGCGAAGTTGTATTCCCATGGTGAAGTTATGAATCAGCGTCTCATTAATAAGATGAAGCGAAAACTCCGTAAGTTGAATTAAGGAGTTTATTGCCCCGTAGTGTAATGGTTAACACGGCGGTCTCTAAAACCGTTTTCCCTTTGAAGGAGTCGTTCTGGGTTCAAATCCCAGCGGGGCTGCGGTGCTAAAAACAAAACCTCCTCGCGGTAGCACTGGGTAATGCTAATTTGTTTATAAAGATAGTAAAGGCAATATGTATAAAAGTCATTGATAAGTCCTTTTATACGATAGGAAGTAGGATTAGAAGCGTCCATCTTTTAAAGAGCGAAATGCGGCGATCGGGTATTTCCTTGGTCCAGTAGACACACTATCGGAGGTTGTGGGTTAACCTAATTAAAACCCTCAAATAAAAAAATGTTTGATATTTATTTAAATTATTGTGAAGAAACTTTTGGCGGTTCTCATAAGTTTACTAAAAATGGTCTTGGTTATAATGTTTTAAATATTCATAATAATCGAGATGATTTTAAAATTGTACTCGCGGATAAAGCGCGGTTTGGAGAATATACTTTATTTCATCGTGCTTATGGAGCTAGACTTGATGGTTCTTATGAGTGGCATGTCCAATTAAAATCTAAACATTTAGATTTTCTAATTTATTGCGCTTTTGCACATGATTTTAATAAATATAATGACATTCCTTATAATAGAGAAGATTATTTGCGTTTTATTAAAGATTATAAGAAATATATTTCGGAGATTAACGTGATAAGGTAGACACCCCGGTCTGTAAAACCGGTGCGCTCAGTCGCTCGAGTGGGTTCGATTCCCTCATCTCCGACCAAAGTATTTGGCAGTATACTTTATAGTAATCGCAAAAACTGCTTATCGTACCTGAGTAAGTGGCAAGGTCGTAGATGGCGACGGCGTTGTTTATTTAAAACGATAGGTTTCTTTTCCTAACAGGCTGAAGAAAAGACGTTAACCACAACGAAAGAGTGATTAAGAATAGGTAAGGAATATTTATATTAAAGGTGATTTGGCACTATTGTTAATTTTAATGCTGATCGGTGCGGAATAAGTAAGATTTCCTATTTAAGTCTAACCAAATTGAATACTGAAAACAAACCGAGAAAATGCTCTTAAATGGAGTTTGATTGTTCTTTGATGGTGGAAGGAAGCGTAAGGCAACCTACGGGTTAGCGTTTGCGGAGTAAAAGAACATGATGATAAAATTTAAGAGCATTTTTGTTTGCTTAAATAAGAGCGGTTAATGTGGTCCGACCGGTATCAAGCGCAAGGACCGAAAACCGCAATAAAAAATGCTTTTAGAAATTTTTAAGATAAAATTGGCCTACTGAGATTTTCAGTAGGCCAATTTTTTATATTCATAAAGAATATTTTTTTATATTATTTAGAATGATGTAATAAAAGAGGAGGCAATAAGATGTATACTTTAACACATCAAAATGGTAAAGTTAATTATGGATTAAAAAAATTCATAGTTGATTCTGTTGAAGATATTGAAAAAATTCCAACAATTTCATTGCTCCCTGGCAGTACTGCTTTTATTCCTAAATCATCAAAATTATATATTTATCAAGATAATAATACTTGGGTTGAACAAAAATCCAATAGTAATAATAGTGGTGGCGGTGGAAGCACCGAGCCTTCTAATCCTGATAATACATATGTTTGGGATGGCGGTAGTATTGATTAAGGAGGTGTATTTAGTTGGCTGATGTTTATATGAAATCAAAATTCTATTTTAAACGTGGAAAGGCAACTTCTTGGACTGAAAAAAATGTACTCTTAGGACCTGGTGAGCCTGGATTTGAAATAGATACTAGTAGATTAAAAGTTGGCGATGGTATTCGCACTTGGAATGATCTTCCTTACCTTACAGAAAATGAAATAAAAAACGGAATAAATGACGTCGCTTATTTTATTGGATAGAAAGAATCTTTACCTGAAGATCCAAATACTAAAGAAGGTACAATGTGTTTAGTTGGCGAAGATTTTTATATTTATGATGGAAAAAAATGGAGAGAATTAAAAAGTAAATCTTCTCAAGGAACTACTGAAGTTATAAAAATAAAAGGTGAAGATCAAGAATCTTCTTCTATTGAAGAAGTAGAGATCAATGGGACAAAATATTCTACTATCGAAGAAGCAATCCAAAATGCTTCTACTAATGATACCATAACTTTGTAGAAAACAGTTAAAAATATTGATATTCCAAAAGGAAAAAATATTAATATTGATTTAAATAATATTAGTATCTTAAATAATGAAGACAATCCAGTTAAAATTAATAATAACGCTTCTTTAATTATTTCGGGAGAAGGATGCGTTGAATGTAATAAACATGGTAAAGCATCTATTGAGAATAATGGAAATACAACTATTATAAATGGTGAGTATAAACGTTCTATTGATGAAAAAGGTAATGGATATTATGTAATAGTAAATCATGGTGAAATGTCTATTTATGATGGAATATTCTCCTCTCCGGGCGGGTTATCTAGTATGATTGAGAATGGATATTACGATTATCTTTCTCAATACCATTTAGGCGAGTCCGCGGAATATCCTAAATTAATTATTAATGGTGGTACTTTTATTAATGCTTATACTACTATTAAAAATGATGATGCTGGTATTTGTGAAATTAATGGTGGTAATTTTTATGGTATGCTTTATAACGTTGGTAAAAGTTTAACTATAAATGATGGTTATTTCTATACTGATGATGGTTATGAAGTTATCCAATGTAAAAAGAATAATGATGATATTAATGCTGGTATTTTAATTATTAATGGAGGAATTTTTGAAACTACTTGTGATAAAATCCTTTCTAGTATAAATAATGCCGAAATTATTATTAAAGGTGGAAAATTTAATAAACCTCTTCCCGAAGAATTTATTGCTTCTGGATATAAACAAAAATTAGTAAATAATTATTATAATATAATAAAGGAGGGATAATATGGCGTTTAATGTTGTCTATGCAGATAAAAATAAAATTAAATCCAGCATCAAACAAGGTATTATTCCAAAAGAAAGTCTAATTTTAACAACTGATGAAAATTAGTCAGAGGCTTATTATTATGATGATGAAGGTAATTTAAAATATATTACCAAAAAGACTTCTTTTGATTCTATAATTGAAGCTCGCACTTGGATCGCAAAATATGATTATAAGGGTGAAGTAATTTCAATTTTTTAGAATAAACAATGGACTCCCTATTTGGTTAATGAAGATAATAGTATTACTGAAATTGGTAAAACTTCTTAGTATTCATTAATAGATGGCGGAAATGCTTAATTTTTTTTTATTAAGGAGGAAATTTTAATATGGCTGGAAATACTTTAAAAACCCGTATTCAACTCCGCAATGATGAAGCAGCCACTTGGGTTGAAAAAAACCCTGTGCTGTTAAAAGGTGAAATGGGTATTGAAGTTGACACTGGTAAAATTAAGATTGGTGATGGTACTAAAGCTTGGAATGAACTTAATTACTCCGGTGTCGATGAGAATGCTATTAAATCTATTATTAATAGCAATCGTGATAAAGTTTCTGTCTTAACTCTAACTGAAGATAAGACTGATGCCGATATGCTGGCAACAATTGCCACTCCTGTTCAGGGAGATATGGCTGTTATTGAGAATGCGTTTGTTGAGGGTAAAACTTCTCGTACTGCGTATTTCTATGATGGTGCTAATTGGGCCGCTTTTGATGGCAATTATCGTGCTGATAATGTATATTTTGATGAAGATATTACTTACACAGTTGGTTTTGGTACACTTGCTCAGCCCTCTGGCTCTGCTAAATTTGCTGCTAAGGGTAAGAATGTTGAATAGGTACTCTCTTCTTTAATGGCTCAGGAGGTCAATCCTTCTAAGTCTAATCCTGCTGTATCCTTTACAGCTGAAGGCGGTTTTGGTACTTTTGAGATTGGCACTAAGAAGAATTTGACCTATACAGCAGCTCTCTCTACTGGTAATTATACCTATGGTCCTGCTACTGGTATCACTGCTCAGACTTGGGAAGTTAATTGTACTGGTGTTGCTGATAGTAAGTCTACTGCAACTGGTTCTTTTGAGAATATTGTTGCTGAGGCCACTTCCAAGAAGATTACTGCAAAGGCTACTTATAATGAGGGTGCGATTCCTAAAACTAATCTTGGTAATCCTTATCCTGAAGGTAAGATTAAAGCTGGTAGCGCTACTGCAAATTCAAAAACTCTAACTGGTGTCCGTTATATGTTTTGGGGCCCTATGTCCAGTGTTGATATGGCTCTGAACTCTGCTAATATCCGCGCGCTTGTGCATAAACAGGCTAGTGACACTGGTACTCTTGGTACATTCGGTGCTGGTGCTGGTGCAAAGAAAGTTGTTGTTGCCGTTCCTGCTGGCCGCAAGATTACTAAGGTTCTTATGCCTAGCGCACTCAATGCTGATGTTACTGCTCTATTCGTAAAACAAGGTACTCAAGTTGATGTTGAAGGTGCTAATGGTTATACTGCGGCTAAATATGATGTATATGTTTATCAGCCTGCTTCTATTGATGCTGGCGAGACTTATGCTGTCACCATCGGCTAATTTGAAGGAGGTAAATATATAATATGGCTGTTATTATGAATGATGCTGCTTATATGGGTTTCCCACTTTCTATTAAACGTGGTAATCCTGCTCCTGTTGATACCACCGCGGTATGGTATAATAAAGCAGAACTCGAAACTTATGCAAAATCTGGCGCTACCGCCTATGTTGGTCAGATTTTAACTTTAGTTGCTGATAATAAATGCGAAGCTTATATGATTAGCAATGAAGCTGGTACTCTTGTTAAACTTGCTTCTACCACTGCTTCTGGCGATCTTGCTTCTGATGTTTCTACTCTTCAAGGCCAAGTTGCTTCTCTTATTGAAAAAGTTGGCTCTGCTACTCAGGGCGAAACTGCTGCTACTGGTTTATATGCTCTAATTGAAGCTGCCCAGAAGCAAGCAGATAAAGGTGTCGCCGATGCTAAGACTGCCGATGATAAAGCTGTTGCGGCATAGACTGATATAGATGCTCTTGAAGCTGTTGTCGGTGCTGATGACACTGCTGGTCTTCGTAAACGTATTAAAACTAATGAAAATGCTATTGATGTTTTGAATGGTACGGGTGAAGGTTCAGTTACTAAAGCTGTTAATGATGCTATTAACGATTTTGCTACCAAAGCTACTGAAAATGGTACTATTGACACCTTTAAAGAATTAGTTGATTGGGTCGCGAGCCATCCCGATATTGTTAATGGTTTAACTGGTGATATTAATAAATTAAAAGCTATTCTTAAAGGATTTGGCACTGCTGAAGGTCAATCTCCTGAAGTAAAGGCTTATATTGATGGCGCCATTAAGGCTCTTAAGATTGAGGATTATGCTAAGGCTGCTGATTTAACTACTCTTGCCGGACGTGTTAGTGTAGTTGAAAAACTTCCTGCCGCTGGTATTACTGCTGAAGATATTGAAAAGTGGAACGCAAAGCAAGATGCTGGTAATTTTGTTGATCAATCTGCTTACGATACTAAGATGAAAGCCCTTGAAAAGGCTGATAGTGATAATACAACTGCTATTGCTGCTGTGAAAAACAAAGCTAATGCTGCTGTTGTTGCTAACAAAGACATTGCCGCCGGTACTGCCACAAAGATTACCTATGATGTCAAAGGTCTTGTAACTAAAGGCGAAAATCTTGCGGTCTCCGATATTCCTACTCTTGGTATTTCCAAAATTGATGGTCTTCAGGATGCTCTTGATAGTAAACAAAATAATTTAACCTTTGATGGGGAATATAATTCTGGCACTAATAAAGCTGCTACAGTAAGCACAGTTAATACCGCAGTTGATAATTTACGTCATACTCTTGGCGGTGAAGACGGCTAGACTGATGTTGATACTAAAGATAGTGAAACTATTCATGGTGCTAAACTTTATGCAGACGAAGTTGGTAAAACAACTAAGGCTTATGCTGATAGTTTAGTTGGTGATACTTCTGCTATCGGTAAAAAAGTTGCTACTCTTGAAGGCAAAGTTGATGTTGATAGTGTAAGTGGTGCAATTGCTACAGCTAAGTCTGAAGCTATTACATCCGCAGGCACTAATGCTGATACTAAAGTAGCTACTGCTAAGACCGCTATTCTTGGTGAAGGACATACTGGTACTGTAAAAGAAGCTTATGAGCTTGCTGCTTCCAAGGCTACTATGGCTCAAGTCGAAGCTAAGGGCTATGCTGTTAAAGCTGAAGTCGACACTGCTGTTGCTGATGCAAAGAAGGCTGGCACTGATGCTCAGACTGCTGTTAATACATTAAGTGATAAGGTTGGCACCATCCCAGCAGATAAAACAATCGTTCAGATGATTGCTGATGCTCAAAAGGCTGCTACTTATGATGATAGTGTTGTTAAAGCAAGTATTAAGACCAATACAGATGCTATTGCTAAATTAAATGGTGCTGATACTGTTGAAGGCTCTGTAGCTAAGACTGTTAAAGAGGCTGTTGCTGCTGAACAAACACGTGCAGAAGGTAAAGAACAAGCAAATGCTACTGCTATTGCTGGTGTTAAATCTCGTGTTGATGCCTTCCTTGCAGCTGCAGAAGTCGGCGACGCCGCAGTTGATACCTTAAAGGAAATTCAGACTTATATCACCACACATGGTTCTGCTGCAGACCAAATGGTTAAAGATATCGCGGCTAATAAGAAAGCAGTCGAAGATGAAGCTACTCGTGCCAAAACTGCTGAAGGTACTAATGCCACTGCTATTAGTGATGAAACTACTCGTGCTAAAGCAGTTGAAAAAGCTAATGCTGATGCAATCGCTGCTGAGACCACTCGCGCTGAAACTGCAGAAAAAGCTAATGCTGATGCAATCGCTAAATTAAAGAAAGCTGATTATGCTGGTATTACTTCTGAAAAGATTGCTAAATGGGATGCTGCTCAAGCTAATGTGATTGAAAAGATTCAGGTTAATGGCACTGAAATCGCAATTAGCGAAAAGACTGTCAATATTCCTCTTGCTACTGCAGCTCGCGCGGGTTTAATTGTCAGCTCTAATGCTGAAAATGCTATTAGCGTTTCTGATACTGGCATAGCTACTGTCAATAGTATAAATGTTAATAAATTAGTTCAAACCGCTGGTGATGAACTTATTCTTAATGGCGGAAACGCTTGATTAAATGAATAATAAATAAAGAGGGGTAAATCCCCTCTTTATTTCGTATATAAATACTTTTAAATATGGAGGTTCTTAAAAATGGCTAATACAACATTTAATACTCGTATTAAATTAAAGTATGACACTCTGGCCAATTGGACTACTAATGAAGCGAAAATTTTATTAGCTGGTGAAGTTGGTCTTTGTTATGTGCCTTCTGTGACTTCTGGAACTACTACAACTGCCCCTACTGTCTTATTTAAAGTCGGTGATGGTAAAACAGCTTGGGGAAAATTACCTTGGGGTTCCGGTCTTGCCGCGGACGTTTATGATTGGGCTAAATCAAATACAAAACCATCTTATGATTATAGTGAGATTAAAAATACTCCCACTATGACTGTGGATACTAATACTACTTATAAATTAATTCAAGATGGTACTGATAAACATAAATTTACTTTACAAAGTAAAGAAAAGAATAGTGAAAATTGGGTTTCAGTATCTACTATTACTATTCCAGATAATAACAATAACCAAACTATTACTGTTGGATCTACTTCCTTTGGAACAAATGATGCTGTAAAGTTAGTTGCTGGTGATGGAATTACTATTACTCCTGATTCAACTGGAAAAACAATCACAATTACTGCTGGTAAAGTTGCTAATGCTACTCATGCTGATAATGCAACTAATGCTACAAGCGCTGGCAAAGTAGCTAATACTTTAACTCTTCAAGTTGGTGGTACTACTAAAGCTACATTTGATGGTTCTTCTGCGAAAACCTTTAATATTACCGCAGGAGATCTTGGTCTTAGTTCTGCGATGCATTTTATTGGCGCTGCTACTGTTGCTATTACCGAAGACTCTAAAGTTGATCCAAAAATCACTGGTTATACTTTTACTAATGCCCAAAAAGGCGATGTAGTTCTTTATAACCATTTAGAATTTGTGTGGGATGGCACTAAGTGGGAAAAACTTGGTGATGATACTTCTTACGCTTTAAAGACTATTACTGCTACTGCTACTGATGATGATGTAGTAGTTTTAACTGGTACTTCTGGTTCCAATGGCGTTACTTTTGATGCTAAGCACGCTAAGAAAGGCCCAACAGGTGGCGCAACTAAGGGCGCAACCGCGAACGTAAGTGTTTCTGGTTATGGCGCTTCTGGATCCATTAAAGTTCCAAAAGTTGTAGTTGATGAATATGGTCATACTACTGGTTTAACTGAACAAACATTAACTATTACAATGCCAAATCAACAAACTCTTCCTGTTGCTGGAAGTGTTGCTCCTAAAAATCTTGGAATAGCTACAGTTGGTACTTCTGCTAAGTATGCTCGTGAAGACCACGTTCATAAGATGCCTACTTTAGATGAAATTGGGGCTAACTCCAATACTAATTATGTTATTTTTGATTGCGGTTCTTCTACAGTAAATATTTAATTAAAGGCTCTCTTAATTGAGAGCCTTTTTCTTTTTTTGGACTAAAATATGTAATTATATTATTTAAAATTTTAATATATTTTAGAAAATAATAAGTTTGAAATTGATAACTTATTTAGATATATACTTTACTCTTTTGGAAATAGATAATTGAGAAAGATATAAAATTATGGGGATAAATATCTTTATATCTATTTTTAAAGATATTTATCCCCATAATTTTATTTAAGGAGGAAATATAATGGCAACAACCCTTGAAAAGATACAAAATAAAACATTCCAAGGCCGTATTATTTAGAAACATGATACAGAAGCAAATTGGGCAAAAGCGACTAATTTTATTCCCTTAAAAGGTGAAATTATCGTTTATGATGATTTAAATAAAATAAAAATTGGTGATGGAACAACTAAAGTTAATGATTTAGAATTTAGTTCTTGTCTTCCCAATGGTGGCACTGCTGGTCAAGTTCTCATTAAAACCGCTAATGGACAAGAATGGGCAGATGCAACATCTTCATTTTCTACGGCTTCAAGCAGAAATAATATTGTAAGTGGTGAAAAACTCTCCGTACTATTTGGCAAAATCGCAAAGTGGTTTTCCGATTTGGGGACACTAGCGTTCAAGGATAAGGTGGCTAAAACTGACCTGACAACAGAAGTGCAGGAGAATTTAAACAAGGCATTAACAAAAGTTTTCTATATAGGGACAACAGCACCTTCTGATACTAGACTTCTTTGGATAGATACTACATCAAATTCTGGATTGAAATATTATAATGGTTCCGCATGGGTTACGATGCCTGTTTGTTGGGGCGACTAATTTATGGAACATCGCATTAAAATTTTTTTCTTTTTAGATCAAGAAGATTTTGGTGATAAACGTAATTGTTCTTTAACGAGTATAACATCTATTTGTTACACTCGTTTCAGAAATCCTTCTATTAAAGAAATCTATAATATAGTTGAATCTATTGGAAAAAAATATTGTTATAATGATAAACGAGGAACCAATCCTCTACTTATTAAAAATATTTTTAATAAATCTTTAGAATATTTTTCTAAACAAAAATGTCAAACTCATTCAAATTATTTAAAAGAATTCGGATATAATTTTACTACAATTAAAAATTTAATTGATATGAATAAACCTGTTATTTTATCTTTTTGGAAATGTGAAAAATATTCTAATCATACAATTACAATAATTGGATATGATGATAAAACACAAGATTTGATAATTGCGGATAATTGGTCCAAAAGACCATAGAAAATCAATTATAAAAATATTTCAACAATTTCTTCAATAAACTACTTTTAAAAATTTTTTGACATTTTTAAAAAAATAATATATAATATATATAGAAAGTTGAGAGAGAAAGATTTCAAAAATTTTTTTTCTTATACTTTTTCTTTCGGCAACGAACTCTTTAATTGATAAGTTAAAGAGATTGGGAGAAAGAACGCGGGAACTGCGTTAGTGCCGATATGCTGGAGTAGCTCAGCAGGTAGAGCGCTTCACTTGTAATGAAGATGTCGCGGGTTCGATTCCTGTCTCCAGCTCCATTAATCAAAAAGATTAAAATAAATGTGTAAAAGGTGTAAAATTATGAATTATTCTCTGGACAAGTATAAGTTTTATGAGTATAACGATCCCAAGGGTAAGAAGACTGTGAGCGCGGTTTCTACGTATGCCGGTCGGACAGTCAAGGGCTATGCTAAGTGTGATCCTCGTGATAGTTTTAATGTTGAAAATGGTAAGAAGCTTGCGGCCGCGCGTTGTAATGCGAAGGTTTCCGCAAAGCGTATGAAGCGCGCTGAGTATAAGATGAAGGAAGCTCAGGCTCTTCTTGATCAGGCTCAGGCTCATTACGACAAGATGGTGAATTATTTCAACGATGCTTCTCGTGATAAGTCTTTTGCCGAGAACGAGGTAAATTGTCTCCTTAAGGAGATGTAATAAATAAGGAGAAGATTTTCTTCTCCTTTATATGCGGGCGTGGTAGAGTTTGGCTTATTACACCGGTCTTGAAAACCGGCGAGGGGCAACCCTCCAGAGGTTCGAATCCTCTCGCCCGCGCCATATGCGGCCGTGCGATAATTGGTAGTCGGCTCGCCTGGAAAGCGAGTGTCGGCGTTCATAGCGTCGATTGTAGGTTCGAGTCCTACCGACCGCGCCAACTAATTTAATAAGGAGGATATTATATGAAATCTAATTCTCGTGCTTATAATCGTGATGTATCCAAAAGAAAAGCGTTGAGAAAGCGTAGAATCACCAAAGAAGTGTATGGTGATCTTACTCATCCTTATTATGATAATTTACATCAATATTCAAAAAATAAAATCCATTGTTCATGTCCTATGTGCTCAGCCAAGAGTAAGAATAGAGGAAGAAGACGCGGAAAAGCGTGGAATTATTCTCCTACTTATAATTGGAAGATCGCGGATTTGCGTAAATTCAATAAGATGGACATAAGCTGTAAGGATGCGGGCGTGTAAAGTAAAAATACTTTACACCAATTTCCGCAATTTTTTGACATTTTTAAAAATTTAATATATAATATATATAGAAAATGAAAAAGAAAAGAAGAAAAATGCGACCACAACCACCTTGGTATTTTTCTTTTGACACTGATAATTGTTATCGTTGTAAAAATAAAAATGGTTGTGGTGGTTGTAAATTCTTAAAAAGGTATATTTATACCAAACAAAAGAAAATTTGACATTTTATAAAAAATATTATATAATATTTATATAAAATGAAGAAAGACCTTATCAGCAAATATAAGAATAAAGTCTTTACCAAACTTCAAGGATGTTATTTGAGGTCTTGTAAATATTATCTAAAGCCCGCGAGAGAAAAAATAGACGGACTGAGCGTCAGTAATTCTGGCTGGAACTTGAAGAGGAAGTTGTTGGCTGACATTAAAGCTGATATCTGCGGGCGTGGCGGAACTGGCAGACGCCTGGGACTTTTGACTTAGCAAACATTAAAATGGAGTGCCTAAGAGGAAACTCTTAGAGTAGAAGTTGGCTAAAACGGCGAATGGCTAAGAGAACGCCGTGCTAAGTTTTGGAGCACATTCTAAAAAATTGGACGACACTCATTAAAATATCTCTTTTAATTTTTAAATAATAATGAAAGAGAGGTAATATAAATGAGAACTGATATTTTAGAACGCAAAGAAGAAATTGAGCAATGGATTGCTGAAGGCAAAACTAAAGCTCAAATGGCAAGAGAATTGGGTTGTAATCCTAAGACAATTAATCCAGTATTAAAAAAGCTTGGTCTTGAATATGCCGGAAATCGAGGTTGTAAAGGGTTGTCAAAACCTAATGGGCATGGATTATCTTTGTTAGAATACTTAGAAAAAAGTATTGATATACAAAGTAATAAAGTAAGAAAAAAACTTCTTGATGAAGGTTATAAAGAATATAAATGTGAATGTTGTGGGTTAACCGAATGGTTAGGAGAACCAATTCCTTTAGAACTTCATCATAAAGACGGAAATCATTTTCATAATGAATTAGATAATTTCCAATTATTATGTCCAAATTGTCATGCAAAAACTTCTTCTTATCGTGGAAAAAATTGTTCCAAATAAATGTGTAGAGAGTATATACCAACTATCTAAGTGCAAGTCGTGCATATGATAAAGACGTATTCCAGACTACAACACAAAGATGTGGCTATGGTGACATAGAGTAGTAAGAAAATCCCATGAGGTAGACCCTCGTACGAGTTCGAGTCTCGTCGCCCGCACCATTAAATAATAATAGCTAACGGCAGTTGCCTCTAATGAAAATTAGATAGACGGGTCGGGGTTGACATAGACAGGTCAACAGGTAGTACAGCAGTAGGTAACAAATCTGCAAGTCGAAATAAGTTGGGAAAACCAAATGATACGGCTTAGTCCTTCGTAAGAAGTTGAAGAGAGATTTTAGGTAAAAGATAACAACTTTTAACTGTTCTTCGTAATTGACCATGAAACCGGGTCATAGCTACCATATTATTATTTAAGTTAATCTAAAAGGAGTGAGTCCAATGGGTTCTCGAATGGTTATCTTTTAACATCTTTTAAAGGAGGTTAAAAGAATGAGTAGAAGTAGAAAAAAGACACCTTATAGTGGCGATCGCAAAGACCGCGGATATAAGAGATACGCAAATAAAAAAGTTCGTCAAAAATTAAAAAATTCTGAAGAAATTTATAATTACAAAGAGTATAAAAAACTCTTTTGTTCTTATGATATTTGCGATTATTATACCATAGAAGGTGATTTTGAAACTTTTTATAAAAATGAAATTTCACGTTGGTATCGTTGGCGAGTATATCCTTATTTAAATTATGAATTTCCTACTCGTGAAAAAGCATATCAAGATTATATGCGGTATTACATTAGGAAATAAGAAAATTTGACATTTTTAAAAATTTAATATATAATAAATATATAAAACGTACAAAATTTTTTTCAATTCTTATTCTCTTTATTGATTGTTTAGCATTTTCAACAATATAAAGAAAATGCTTACGCAGGTGTAGTACAATGGCTAGTGCATCGGCCTTCCAAGCCGAGAATGAGGGTTCGATCCCCTTCACTTGCTCCATAGTTATTAATTCGGTCTATGATAAATCGCGATGCCTGATTAATTAACTACATAGAGCCATACAGCAAATTCTTTTTACTGGGTTTCCAGTGCTATTAACTTACTTTAAGTTTCTACTAAAAAGGATTGATGTAAAATCAAATGCTTGTGGGTCTATGAGTATGATATAATAAGTAATATAAATGGCTTGGCTCTAGAATTTAAAGTCGTTTATATGAAAATTATATTAGAAAATAGACGATTTGTTCTCTTTGGAGGATTGTTTGAAAAAACTAAAAATTAAGAGAGCAGATAAATTATAAATAACTATTAAAGACGCATCCAGCTATTAATCTTTTTGCTTGTAATGAAATTAAAAAGAAGAGCGTCTTGTCTCACGCGGTTGTAGCTCAGGGGTAGAGCAGTAGCCTTGATGAAATAGTATAATGAAATACATTTCTTATGAAAAGATATGAGTTCAAATCTCATTTTCATCGCCATTAAGCTATTGGCCGAGGGTTCGAATCCCTCCAACCGCACCATAAGTTGAAAATAATATTATTTATTGCGCAATAACATAGGTTAAGTTGATAAACTAATTTAATTATGAATTTAATTAGTTTATCAACTTTATTTTTTTATAAAGGAGAATAGTAATATGATGAATACAAATGATTTTTTAAATTTTTTAGATACTCTTTCTGCCGGTTTTGATATTCGTGGTGATGTAGTAGATACTACAGAATTAATCAATAATAAACATTTTATTACTATTGATACTTGTTATACTAATGATACTGGACGTTATGAAACTGGTATTAAAATAGATAATGATGAATGGATTATTGTTGAAAGCTACCCTAATAGAGCATCTGCTGTAATTGGTCATGACGAATGGATTAAAAGATGTAATACGCTTCCTATTGAATTATTAAACATTCAAGATGGTGAAATTTATATTTATGAGTAATTAATTTACTCATATGGCAAGGTATCCAAGTGGCTTAAGGAGACGGTCTGCAAAGCCGGTATTCGTGAGTTCGAATCTCACCCTTGCCTCCATTAAATTTTCAGAAAGGAATCTTGTTAAAGATTTAGGTGAAGACTATGAATACTTTTTTGAATAGCATGAAGAATGAGACTAATTATACTCTCACGGAGAATGGCGCGCTTACTCATAAGACCACGACCAGTGATCTTTTAGATATGTTCGCGCTCGGTGCTTCTATGCGTAAGCGTAGTGATGAGGATGTTCTTCTTATGTTCCAGAAGGCATACCGTGAGAATCCTCTTTATGCCTTGAAGTGTCTGTTTTATATCCGCGATGTGCGCGGTGGCCAGGGTGAGCGTCGCTTCTTCCGCGTTTGTATGAAGTGGCTTGCGAACAACGAATCTGAGGTCGTTATTCGTAATTTGAAGAATGTCCCTGAGTTTGGTCGTTGGGACGATCTTTATGTCTTTGATGGTACGGCCATTGAAGATGAAGCATATACTCTCATTAAGGAGCAGTTGGCTCTTGATGTTCAGTGTAAGACTCCTTCTCTTTTGGCTAAGTGGCTTAAGAGCGAGAACACCAGTTCCGCAAAGTCTCAGTATCTCGGCATGAAGACTCGTAAGCATCTTAATATGACTCCTCGTCAGTATCGTAAGACTCTCTCTATTCTTCGTAAGCGCATTAACGTTCTTGAGCGTTTGATGTCTGCGGGCGAGTGGGATAAGATTGAGTTCGATAAGATTCCTTCTCGCGCAGGTCTTATCTATAAGAACGCTTTTGCGCGTCATGACATTGAGCGTCAGAAGACTGGTGCTCGCACTTATGAGAATTTTGCCAAGGATGAAACCACTACGGTTAATGCCAAGGCTCTCTATCCTTATGAGTGTGTTGCTAAGGCTATGAACCTTATGGGTTATGGCGGTTATGGTTGGTATGGTTATGATCATGCTATCTCTATGGACAATACTGATCGTCTTATGATTAATAAGTATTGGGCGAATCTCGCTGATTACTTTGCCGGTAAGACTTTTAATGGTATGGCTCTCGTTGATACTTCCGGTTCTATGACTGGTAGTGAAGCTTCTGCTCCTATCAATGTAGCTATTTCCATTGGTATGTATTGCGCAGATAAGGCTAAGGGCCCGTTCGCAAATCATTTTATGACTTTCGAGTCTACTCCTCACTTCATGGAAGTTGAAGGTGTTGATTTCTGCGATAAGGTAAAGCGTATTAGTTATGCTCCTTGGAGTGGTTCTACTAACATCGAATCTGCCTTTGACCTTATGCTCAAGACTGCCATTAAAAATGGTTGCTCTCAGGATGAGATTCCCGAAAATCTGATTATCATTAGCGATATGGAATTTAATTCCTGTGTTCGTTGTGGTCATTATGGTGCTTCTGTTGGTAGCACTCTGATGGAGAAGATTGAAAAGGAATGGAATGCTTATGGATATAATTGTCCAAAAATTATTTTCTGGAACGTAGACGCCAGACAGAATAACATTCCAATGACCGTAAAAAATGGCATCTCTTTTGTTAGTGGTTTCTCTCCCTCTATTTTCGAACAGATTCTGAGCGGAAAGACCGCTATGGATTTGATGTATGAGGTTCTCAATAAAGAGAGATACGCCTGCATCAAGTAAATAATAAGACCGGCAATTGGTAAATTTTTCCAGTTGCCGGTCTTCGGTCAAATTTTATTAAACGTTCCAAAAGACTCTTTATATATTTATGGGAGGAGGATTTGGAATGTCAAAACTCATAGATTTAACAGGCAATAAATATGGAAGGCTTACCGTTTTAGAAAAAGATACAAATAGAATAACCAAAAGTGGTAGTTATTGGATTTGTTAGTGTGAATGTGGTAAGATTAAAAGTATAAAAAGCTCGTCTTTAAGACGTGGTGAAATTCAAAGTTGTGGTTGTCTTCGTAATGAGCTTACATATAAAGGTAATGAAAATCATAGAGATCATTTAGAGGGGCAAAGGTTTGGTAAATTAACTGTATTAGAAAGAGATAATACAAAACCACATGGAGTAGTATATTGGATTTGTCAATGTGATTGTGGAAAAATAATTTCCGTTAGAGGGCAAAGTCTAAAAAGAAAAGATGGAAATCAAACTGTTTCTTGTGGTTGCTATCATCGCTCAATAGGAGCGATAAATATTTTATCTATATTATCAGAAAATAATATAGATTTTATTGATGAATATTCTTTTAATGATTTGCCAAAAAGCCGATATGATTTTGCTATATTAAAAGATAATAATGTAGTTCGTTTAATTGAATTCGATGGCGAACAACATTTTATGGAAATTCCTGCTTGGGGAAAATTAGAAATTACACAAAAACGAGATAAAGTAAAAAATGATTATGCTTTAACTCATAACATTCCCTTAGTGAGAATTCCTTACTGGGAACGCGATAATATTACTTTAGATATGATTATGGGAGATCAATATCTAATTAAGTAATTTTAATGGGTTAGATATTTAATTAAATATCTAACCCATTTTTTCTTTATTGATTTTTATAAAAAAATAATATATAATATTTATAGAAAATAAAAAGAAAGGTAAATTTTAAAAATATGAGTGAAAATATGATGCAGAAAGACCTTGTTCTTTCTATTAATGAATACGCTTATGTCCTTGACCGCACTAAGGGTAATGTTCTTTGCCATGTCGGACCTACTAAGACTTCTCTTTCTCAGTCTGATGAACTTGTGCGTTTTGAGCCCAAGAGTAAGAAGTTCCGGCCCTGTGGTTATAATGAGGCAATTTCCCTTTTTGCATCTGCTCCTGAAAATTGGTATCTCGTCTTGAAGAACCCCACGAAGAGCGGTCGTCGTCCTACGGCCGGCACATCCAATAATCTTCCCGAAGATATTGAAATTGGTCGTAAAATTAATATCCCCGGTCCTGTTTCTTTTGCTCTCTATCCGGGTCAGATGGCTAAGGTCGTTAAGGGTCATGCGCTTCGCACTAACCAGTATCTTCTTGCCCGTGTTTATGACGCGGCGAGAGCTTCTGTCGAGGGCGGTCAGGTAATTGATGCCGATGGCAATGTTGTTGTTCCTGAGAAGAAGGATTATGTAAATGGTCAGATTCTTGTAATTAAAGGCACTGATATTTCTTTCTATATTCCTCCTACTGGAATTGAAGTCATTCCTCTCCAGAACGATGATGCTCTTGGATATATTCGTGATGCAGTCACCCTTGAGCGTCTTGAATATTGTATCCTTAAGGATGAGGATGGTAATAAGCGTTATGTTCACGGTCCCGAGGTTGTATTCCCTGAGCCTACTGAAAGTTTCGTGACCTCTCCCAAGGGCGGATTTATTTTCCGTGCTATTGAGCTGTCTAAAATTTCTGGTATTTATGTCAAGGTAATTGCTGAATACGCTGATGATGACGGCACTGTTCATCCTGTTGGCGAAGAGCTGTTTATCACTGGCGATAATCAGATGATTTACTATCCTCGTCCTGAGCATGCAATTATCAATTACGATGAAAAGATTCTTCATCATGCGATTGCTATCCCTGACGGCGAAGGCATTTATGTAATGAATCGCATGAATGGCGAAATTAAGACAGTCCGCGGTCCCGCGATGTATCTTCCTGATCCTCGTGTGGAAGTTGTTGTTAAGCGTAAACTGAGCCAGCGTGAGTGCAATTTGTGGTATCCTGGTAATCAGACTGCTCTTGCCTATAATGCTGGTCTTACCGAGAAGTCTCTTGAGAAGGCTATTGCTAAGAGTGTTAAGGCAGCTACCGCGAATCTTGATAGCTCTACCGCAACTGCTTATAGCGTTACCAATAGTGTAAATAATATCAATCGTGAATTCCAGACTCTTGCTTACCTTGAGAGCAATGCTGGTATTTCTCGCGGAACCTCCTACACCAAGCCTCGCACCATTACTCTTGACAATAAGTATGATGGTGTTGTAAGTGTTGATGTTTGGACTGGTTATGCGGTTAATGTTGTTTCTAAGAACGGCACTCGTAAGGTTGTCCGCGGTCCGCAGACTATTCTCCTTGATTATGATCAGACTCTTGAAGAGCTTCAGCTGAGCACCGGTAAGCCTAAGACCACTGATAAGGTTGAGCATACTGTATTCCTTCGTTATGAGAATAACAAGGTTTCTGACATTATCTCTGTTGAGACTAAGGATTTTGTTGAATGCTCTGTGAAGGTTTCTTACTGCGTTGACTTTGATCCTGCTTATATGGATAGTTGGTTCTCTGTTGACAATTATGTTAAGTATCTTTGCGATCGTATTCGTTCTCTTCTGAAGCGCGAAGTTAAGAAGCATACTATTGAGGACTTCTATCAGAATTATAGTGATATTGTTCGTAATATTGCTATTGATTATTCTGAAAATACGACTTCTAAAAAGGCTTCTAATAGGCATGAGGGACGTTTCTTCCGCGAAAATGGTATGTTTGTAAAGGATTGCGAGGTTCTTTCTCTTACTGTTGAGAGTGAGATTGCAGAAATCCTTGAAAGCCATCAGCGCGATATGGTCGAAAAGAGTCTTGAACTTTCCGATGCGGAAGCCCGTGTTAAGGTTGCGGAAGCACTGTTTGATGCGGAAAAGAAGGAAAATGAGCTGGCCAGCACCAAGCTTATTAACCGCATGAATCTTCAGGGTGAGGAAGCACGCCGTAAGCTTGAAATTCAGGCTGAAGTCAATCGTAAGCAGGAAGCTGAAAAGCAAGCTGCTAAGCAGGCAGAAAAGGATATGCAGGTTCTTATTGATGCGATTCATGAGGCAGAAATGACTCGTAAGCAGAAGGAAACTGATGCTAATATCGCAGAAAAGCAGGCCCTTGCTGATATCGAAAAGGCAAAGCAGGAAGCTTACGCAAAGACTGTTGCTGATGTTATGAAGTCTATCCAGCCCGATCTTGTGGCGGCCATTCAGGCTCAGAGTGATAGTAAGGTATTCAATAGCATTGCTACCGGTATTGCTCCTTACGCAATTGGTAATGGTGAATCCGCTGCCGAATTTGTTGATCGTCTCCTTCGTGGCACTACCCTTGAAGGTATTGTCAATAAGTTCACTCCCAATAGCAATAATAACTGATTAATTTCAGTTTAATATAAGGCGAGGTATATTCTACCTCGCCTTTTTCTTTTTATTGATTTTTTTATAAAAATATATTATAATATATATATAAAGTTAAAGGAGATAGTATTTATGGAAAAGAAAGAAATTGTTATTGATACTCTTAAAAAGTATAAGTGCGTTTCCGCGTCTCAGCTGTCTGGGTGGATTAAGAAAACTCATGATGTAGATATGTCTCCTTCGTCAGTAAGTGGTGTTCTTCGCGGACTTGTTTCTCATGGATTAGTTGGTAAATCTAATTGCGGAAATGGAAAAACTGTTTATTGGGTGATTGAGTAATGGTTGAAATAATTAAATATGGCCCAGAAGTTCAAAAAGAAATTACGTGTTCTAAATGTAAATCAGAACTACGATTTTTAAATAGCGATATTTAGAGTATGGAGGATATTTGCCCTTGGGACAATGATCATGGCTATTGGGCTAAATATATCAAGTGTCCCGCCTGTGGAGAAAAAGTTATTATTTGGGAGAGGAGTTATTAATCATGACCAATGATGAAATGACTGAACTTTGGGAATTAGTTAATGGCTCATTTGATGATTTAAAAAACACTTGTAAAAAAAGATGTAAAACTTGTCGTCATAGTGATTCTTTTGGTTTTATTCATGCGAAATGGCCTTGTCTTACTTGTTATGGCAATCCTATGTATTCATTTGATTAAGGTAGATAAAACTCCTTGGCACGGCGATGTATTTGACCATCCTATTTATGAATTTTATTGTTCATATAATCCTGGAAATAATATTAAATTACCTCATCAATATATTTGTAAAAATTGTAAATACTTTGAAAGGGATTTAGAAAATGATTATTTGCGCGGCAATTAAAGATAAAGAAACTGGAGCTATTTTTGGTGGAATTCGACATGGTTCTATTTACTCCGCAATGAAAGATGCTGGTATCCCTAAAAGATTTAGCGGAGTTGTTGAAGGTTTTCTTGATCAAAATGGGCATTTTTATGATAGAAAAGAAGCATTTGAAATTGCTATTAATTGCGGACAGTTAAGTGCTACAACTCGACAGCTGAAACGTGAAAAATGTGAATTGGAATTATACAGCGAAGATTTATACTAAGGAGGGATATAAATGAATAGAGAAGAGAATATCACTAAAAGATTAAATGAACATTGGGAAGAGTCTCTTGAATATTTTGATGTATCTCGTATCTTAGGTCTTTTTCTTCAAGGTAGTCAAAATTATGGTTTAGACTATGAGAAGAGCGATGTAGATACTAAACTTATTGTTCTTCCTACTCTCGATGAGATTGCTTTTAATAAAAAGCCAGTAAGCACAACTCATGTTCGTGCTAATGAAGAGCATATTGATTTTAAGGATTTTAGATTATATATTGGAACATTTAAAAAGCAAAATCTAAATTTTCTTGAAATTCTTTTTACGCCATTTCAAATTGTAAATTCTACTTATCGTCCCTATTGGGATAAACTTGTAGAAAATAGAGAAGCAATCACTCATTATAATCCTTACCAAGCCGTCAAATCTATGAAGGGCATTGCTATGGAAAAATATCATGCTATGGAGCATGAATATCCCAGCAAAGTTGATGTGCTTGCTAAATTTGGATACGACCCCAAACAACTTCATCATCTACTTAGAGTAGAAGAATATCTTGGTCGTTATATCGACGGTGAACCTTATGAAGATTGTCTTCATCCTCATCGTCTTGAGTATCTTATTGACGTAAAAAGAGGATATTACGATCTTGAGATGGCGCGTATTATCGCAAATACTGCAATGGATAATATCATTAGAATTTCTGATAATTTTTGTAGTAAAGTAGAAAATAAACCTGATCCAAAAGTAGAGGCAATGCTTGATGAAGTTCAATATGAAGCAATTAAGCAGTCTCTTATTTTAGAATTGAAAGAAAGCTAATTATGATTGAAATTATTGAAACTCCTAAATATAAATGCACTTGTCCCACTTGTGGGGCTAAGCTCATTTTTGATAGCGAAGATATTAAATCAGTTTCTTGTGATGATTATGTTATGAAAATGACAATTATTACAAGATATATTATGTGTCCTAAATGCGATGATATGATTACTCTTAAAGAAGAAGGGAGAGAATGGAATTGATAACAGGAGACAAAACTTTGGTCGCCCGTTATTAACCTTTCATCATTAAATTTTATATAATAATGAAAGGTGGTATAAATTATGGCAAAAATAAAAGATATTACAGGACAAAAATTTGGTAAACTAACAGTTCTTTCTTGCGAAGGAAAATTAGATGGAAAAAATATTTATTGGAAATGTTAGTGTGAATGTGGCAATATTACTATTAAAAATGGCAATAGTTTAAGATCGGGCAACACCAAAAGTTGCGGATGTATGAAATATAGCGGTTTTAAAAAACATAATGAGTTATAGACTAAAGAAACTTTAATTTAGCCCGGAACTAAATTTGGAAAATTAACAATAATTGAAGCCATTGGGTATAGGCCTCAATATACTGGATCATAGAAAAATAGAATGTGGTATAAATGTAAATGTGATTGTGGTAATGAAATTGAAACAAGCGGAAATAGATTAAAAGAAAATCATACAATTTCTTGCGGAAAATGTCTAACATCAAAAGGAGAATATAAAATAAAAACTTTATTAGAAGAATAGAATATTTATTTTAACACAGAAGTTATACTTCCTGAATTAGTGAAAGAGACCGGAAGACGTTTAAGATTTGATTTTATTCTTTATAATAATGATAATAGTATAAATAGAATAATTGAGTTTGATGGTAGGCAACATAAATATGGTCCAGATACTAATTATTGGGGACATTCAACAGATACTTTAAAAAGTATTAAAGAAAAAGATAATTTAAAAAATGATTTTTGTTTAAAACATAATTATCCTTTAGTGCGTATCCCGTATACTAAATTAGATAATTTAACTATAGACGATTTACTTGGAAACAAGTATCTTATTAAAGGAGATGATGAGTCGTGATAAAACATTATTTTATCACAGGTTAGCGATACTCATGGACGGACAGCCGAACGCTTAGAAACTTTAAGATCTAAGCATCCCGATCTTAAACCTGCGGAAACCGCGCTAATTATTCTTGGTGATGCTGGATTTAATTTTTATCTTAATAAATCTGATTATAGAAATAAAAAGCAAGTAAACGATATGGGATATATTGTTTACTGTCTTCGCGGAAACCACGAAGAGCGTCCTGAAAACATTCCTGGAATGACTATTATGGTAGATCATGACATTCATGGTGAAGTATATGTAGAATCCATGTTTAGTAATATCCGTTATCTTATGGATGGTAATGTTTATGATTTTGGTATTTTTAAGACTCTCTGTATTGGCGGAGCATATTCTGTTGATAAGTGGTATCGTCTTCAAAATTTTCGTCAATCTAATGGTTGGTGTGGATGGTTTGCCGAAGAGCAACTGTTTCCTGATGAAATGAATTACATTACTAAGAAAGTAAAAAATAATTACTTTGATTTTGTCCTTACTCACACTTGTCCTCGCTATTGGGAACCTACCGATCTTTTTATTAGTGGGATCGACCAATCTGCTGTTGATAAATCTATGGAAGATTGGCTTGATAAATTGAAAGATCAAATTAATTTTACAGTTTGGTGTTTCGGCCATTATCACGCGGACCGCACTGAAGACGAAGGTGTAGAGCAATATTTTTATGATATTGAAGAATTAACAAGTATTTGGGATAGAACTTTAAAGTATATCCCTCGGAATTTAGAATAAAATGTAGAAATGTGTTATTCAATTATATTATCAAAATCAGCTAAAAAGTTTTATGATAAAGCCAATGAAAAAATTAAAAGAAATTTAGAAAGAACATTTTTAACCTTATCACCAGAAGTAGATGAAAAGGTTAAAAATGTTGATAAAAAACGCGATCAATCAAATACTTATCGCAGACGATTAGGCCATTATCGAGTTGTTTATCAAAAACAAGGAGATATTCTTTTAATAACTCATTTGGATACAAAAACTAATTTCAAGTATAAAAAAACTGGTTGTTTTTAACTTTATTGATTTTATATAAAAAATATAATATAATATTTATAGAAAGTTAAGAAAGGAAGAAAAAATTATGCCAGGAAGGTCTAGAACAACCACTCGTCCAGAAGTTAATGCGGATTATAAGTTTAGAATTTTAGATGTATTAAATAATACAAATGATTCTATGACTCTTGATGAAATTCGCATGAATGATATGATTTTGCGCCCATTGTCTAATCAGAAAATTAGTCGTTTAATTAGCGACCTTATTGATTTTGGTTTGGTTCAAAAGGGTAAATCTAAAAGCCTTGGTCGAATGATGTATAAAGCAACATCAAAAATGCAGGAACAGGGGTATGAAGTTGATGACCCTGTAGATTTTGAGTATGGTTATACTACTCAAAATTGGGAATTGGAAGAGGAAAAAAGAGTTAAAGAAAGGATTGATTAATTATGTCCTATAATGCGTATGTTTGTAAGATTAAGAATTTGCGGAAGCACCCGAATGCCGATCGGTTGATGCTCGGTGAATGTTTCGGTAATACTGTGTGTGTTGATACTTCTTATGAAGTTGATGAACTTGGTATTTATTTCCCTACTGACGGGCAGGTAAATCCTGAATTTGCTGAAAATAATAACCTTTTGCGCAAGAAAGATGAAAATGGTAAGAGCATTGGTGGTTATATGGACCCCATGAAGCGCAATATTACCACTATTCGTCTGCGTGGAGAGAAGAGCGATGGTCTTTTCCTCCATCTTAGTTGTGTTTCTTATACTGGGGCCCTCCTTAATGAGTTGACCGAAGGTTTCGCATTTACTACTCTGAATGGACATGAGATTTGTAAGAAATATATTCCTATGCGTCAGAATCGTCAGGGTAATGTGAGTGAAGGAAATCGAGTGCGCAAGAAGAAAGCTCCTATTGCCCCTCTGTTTATCGAGCATGCTGATACGGAGCAGTTGGCTTATAATCTTAACGCTTTTAAGCCGAATGACCTTATTGAGATTACTTTGAAGATGCATGGCACTTCTCAGCGCACCGGTTATCTTCCTATGCTTAAGGGTTATAAGAGAACTCTTTTGGATAGAATTATGCGTCGTGATGGCACTCCCATTTATGAATATGGATATGTATCTGGCACTCGTCGCACTGTGCTGAATGACTGGGAGGGTGGCTTCTATGGTTCTAATATGTTCCGTAAGAAGCACGCAGATTTCTTTGAGGGTAAGCTCCATAAGGGCGAAGAAGTTTATTATGAGGTTGTCGGTTTTACCGATGAGGGTATGCCTATTATGTCCTCTGCTTCCAATAGGAAGCTAAATGATAAGGATTTTCTTAAGAAGTATGGCGAAACTACTACCTTCTCTTATGGTTGTTCTTGCACTGGTTATTATACCTATGGTGATGGTAGCTATGATGTCCTCCCCAAGTCTGACTTCTATGTTTATCGCATGACTATGACTAATGAAGATGGGGATGTTGTTGAATATACTCCTGATTTCATGCGCTATCGTTGTGAGCAGATGGACTGTAAGTGTGTTCCTGTTCTGTGGAGAGGTTTTCTGGATGACACCACTGATTGGAATGACGCAGGTATGACTGCTGGTGAGCAGGTTAAAGAAATTGCTGAACGGTATTATGATGGTCCTGACCCGATTGGTAAGACTCATGTTCGTGAAGGCGTTGTAATTCGTATTCTTAATCGTCCAAAGTTCTGTGCTTATAAGCATAAGAATTTTGCCTTTAAGTGTCTTGAAGGCTTGGTAAAAGCAGAAGAGACCGCGCCCGATATGGAAGAGGCTGAAGAGGTGCAAAATGACGAAACTTGATGAATTGATGGAACATTTATCGTTAGATGCAGAGTGGGCTTCCGCTAATGAGTGGGAAGCCCCTATCTGCCTTTATGACGATATTCTTGATGCTCTTACTATTTTAAGAGTTATAGCGATTCTTAAAAGAATCGGAACATTAGACCAAATTGAATATGTCTTGGAGGATTATCTATGATTGATAATGAAGCTGTAAGTCAAGCTAAAACTGATACATATGAAATTAGAGAACGAATTCCTATCGCTCTTTGGGACAAAGTAAGCGAAGATCTAACACGAGATCAATGTTATTCTTATTGGCAATATTGCCTTGAATGTGTCCAACAGATGGCTGACGCTTGGGAAGAAGTTAATGGTGAAAATCTTATTTGGGTTCCGGGCCATTATGAAAAGAAAGAAGAATCCAAGAGCGAAGATGTTCCAATTACTGAAGTAGTTAAGAAATGTGAGTGTTATCATTTAAGAGATGACAAAACCGCAGAATGTTGGGGCACTAAGGAGCGCGAAATTTGTTCCTGCGGTGGCGATTCAAGATTTTGTAATTTTTATCATACCGGAGATAGAATTAGTGGTTAAACAGATTACTTATTATAAAAATAAAAGTCTATTAGACTTACCTCCTAAAATTGTAATTTGTCATCAAGTGAATTGTCAAGGTGTTATGGGTGCAGGCCTTGCCAAACAAATCCGTATTCGTTGGCCTGAAGTCTATGCAGATTATAAAAAAACTATTGAAACCGCGGAAGCACAAATCGCAGGATTAGAAAATCCACCTAATGACATTTTACTTGGCGCGGTTGCTTGCACTACTACAGTAGATGGTCATAGAGTAGCAAGTTTATTTGCTCAATATGATTATGGATATGGCCCGTGTAGATATACTAATTATGAAGCATTTGCTAGCTGTTTAGAAAATTTAAATAAATTAGTTCCTGGCTATGTTCCAATTGCTTTTCCTTATAAAATTGGATGTGGTCTTGGTGGAGGAGACTGGGACATTATTCAATTAATGATTAGAAAAATTCTCCGTCACGAAGATGTTTATATCTGTCAGTTGGAGGATTAAAATGAGCGTTGTCGCTGCTAAAGTTTATGATGATAGAATTGTAATGAGTGCTGATAGTATTCTTACTAATGGCTATGAGAAGGAGCCTAATGTTAATTTTGCTAAGATTGCTAAGATTAACGATATGATTCTTGGCGGAGTTGGTTATGGTGATGAACAAAGCTTAATGTGGCTTTATATGGAGAATCATCAGCCAGTTGAAGCTAATGAACGAGAAATCCTTAATTACATTATTGAATTTTCAAAATGGAAAAATACTCTTATTGGTGATGGATTTCTAAAAAATGAATTTCTTATTGCCTATAAAGGACATCTTTTCCATATTTGTAAGTTTATGGTAAGAGAGATTAAAGACTATTTTGCTATTGGAGCGGGCGCTCCTTATGCAACAACCGCACTATACTTGAAACATGATCCAGAAGAGTCAGTAAAGGTTGCATGCGATATTTGTTGTTTTGTAAGTGAGCCAATTAAAACTTTTATTCAAGAAAAAGGAGATAAGGAGTAATTCTTATCTCCTTTTTGATTTTTTTAAAAAATTATTATATAATATTTATATAAAAAGAAAGGTGATATTATTATGAATTATATCGTTTCTAAGGAAAGACTTCTTGAGCTTCTTAAAGCTGAAAATGAGCTTAATGTTCTTGAAGGAGATGGCGTTGATAACTGGACATGGTATATGGAAGGCCGAAGACAGTATCTTAAAGAGGGCGCCGAAATGTATGGTGTCAATATTGATGACAATGAAGATTTTGATTTTGAAGATTTAGCCGAATTGGATCTTCAGAACTTTGAGGAAATTTAAATGATTAATAAATTTGAAGGAGATTTTGCTTTTTTAAGCAACTTTTTTTACTCTCCAATTACAATAGAAGGAAAAAGATATCTCACGGTAGAAAACTATTTCCAGGCAATGAAAGCAGCGAACCCCGGCGAGGCAGAAGAAATTAGGCTGGCTCCTACTCCTGGCAAATCCAAGAGATTAGGAAGACACTGTGTAATTCGCAAAGACTGGGAAGATATTAAAGAAGATGTTATGTATAAGGGCGTAAAAGCTAAATTTATGCAAAACCCAACCTTGCGGACTGCCCTTGAAAAAACCGGAGAAGCTTGGCTTGAAGAAGGAAATACTTGGTGCGATAATACTTGGGGAGTCTGTCGTTGTATTAAGTGTCAAGACAAAATGGCATATAATAAATTAGGGAAAATTTTAATGCGAGTAAGAAAAGAATTAAGGGAATCAGATTAAAAACTGATCCCCTAATAATTCTTCAATTTTAATAGTATCTCTTTTATAATAAGGAATTCTTACTAAAGGGATACTATTATTTTTCGCATAATTATTTTTTAATTCATCTCTTGCTTGGACTTCTTTTAATAAATCTGTTTTATTAAAATACTCAACTGTTTTAGTGTGTTGTGGGCCATCAAATTCAATTAAACGAATAACATTGTTTTCTTTATCAAGTATAGCAAAATCAAATCTTAAAAAACCGTTGTTTTGAGTTTTTAAGCTCTAATTTGTATATTGAGAAATATAATTTATGTTATTATCAGTTAATAATTTGTTAATATTTAACTCCCCAATAGAATTTTTACATCCACAAGATTTTTGACCTCTTGATATTAATTTACTTCTTTCTACGGTAATAATATTACCACAAGAACATTGACAATCATACATAGTTGTAGTTTTATGCCCATTAACTTGAGCTTCTTTGTTTCTACGAATTACGTATAACTCTCCAAATGTTTTTCCTGTTAAATCTTGTAAATGAGCTTTGCTTAATAATTCAGATTTCATACAACCACAAGATTTAATAATACCTCTATTAATATCAGTAGTTGTCGCTGTAAACATTTTACCACATTTACATTGACAATTCCACCAAACATTTTTACCTTTTTTTTCAATATTTCGATTTATAACTTTAAAATTTTCACATTGTTTATTTGTTAAATCAATTTTCAAATAAACCACATCCTTTCAATATTATTTTAAAATTATTTAGTATTGATTTTCTCAGTTAGCCCAATAATTATCATTTTTATTTAAAAAGAGGGAAATTAAATGTATTATTTGTTTTTAGCTTTGTTTTGGGCTTGTTTTGCCATTTGGTGTTTTTGCTTTATCCAATGGATTCAATGCACTTTTATTAAAAAGTATAAAGACACTGATAAAATGTTATATTGGAATATTTGGATTTTAGCAAGTTGCTTGGGGCTAAATATTTGCAATCTATTTATGAAACTTACAAGAGTGGAATAATTTCTCACTCTTGATTTTTTTATAAAAATATATTATAATATATATAAATTAAAAAAGGATTGATATTTTATGAATAAAACATACGCGGTTAGTGATATTCATGGCATGAAGCCTCTTTGGGATCAAATTATGAAATACCTTGATTCTAATGATACTCTTTATTGTCTGGGTGATTGCGCGGACCGCGGAAATGATGGTTGGGAAATTATTAAAGATGCTCTTGCCGATAAAAGAGTTATTTATCTTAAAGGTAATCATGAGGACATGCTATTTGAAGCTATGAAAGATTATCTTAAAGATGAAAATTTTAGTCGAGCATATGCTCTTCTTTGTAATAATAGTGGAGCAAAAACATTTGAAGATTGGCAAATTGGAGAACATGCTAATCCTGGATGGTATCGTGAACTTGCTAAACTTCCTCTGCAAGAAACCTATGTAAATAAGAATAATCAAATTATTCTTCTTTCTCATGCCGGTTATACTCTTGGTGATAGCCCTAATTCTTATAATTTAATTTGGAGTCGAGATCATTTCTATGATCCGTGGCCCGAAGGTTCGCCCGCGGACCGCACTTTCTGTATTCATGGCCATACGCCTTTTCTGCTGATGCCTAATTATGATCCTTATATTGCAGTAGGTAAAAGCTATAAAGATTTTGATTTGGAAAATATGAATCATTTTTGGTATTGCGATGGACATAAGTGCGATATTGATAATGGTTCTTTTGCTACTGGAAAAACTTGTCTTATTGACCTTGATACATTCGAGACTATTGAATTTACTATGTAAGGAGAAAAATAATGGTTAGAGGTATGAAATATCATATTTATGAAACAAAAGAGGGTGTTAATCCACTCTGTTGGGATGATAAAGCTCTTGAATTTGACACTATTGAGTCTGCTTGTAGATTTTTATGTGATCTTTTTAAAATTGTAAAAGATACTAACGAGGAAGAAATTTATAAAAATGCTACTGTTAAACACGATATACTTTACTATGATGGTGGCTATCTTGATGCTACAAATTTAACTGTCAAATATGATGCTGAAGAATGTGAAAATTATTTAGAGGAAGCGTAAAGATTTTTATTGATTTTTTATAAAAAATAATATATAATATATATATAAGGTTAAGAAAGGAATTGATAAAAATGAACGATTATGATGATATTTCTTTGGCGATTGCGAGTGTAGCTTTTATGTTCATTGAAGTAGCTATTATGCTATTTATTTGGAATACCGCTCTTATTCCTTGGTTTTGCTTTCCAAGCATTACTTATTGGCAGATGTTTGTCATTAAGATTTTTATTAATATTGCGGTTCCTTCTCGCTCAAAGGAGTAATTCAAATGGCATCTTATGAAAATCATGATTTTTACTGTATGAATTGTGGACGAAAAGGAATCCCTTTGTCTCGTCGAGTAAGTCTTCAACATGGTAAATTTCATCGTAAAAAACTGTATTGTATTTATTGCAAAGAAGAAGTAAATCATATCGAATGTAGAACTCCAGAAGAAGTAGAAGAGTTTAAAGAAAATTTTGAGAATGGAGTGTATAAAGATGAAGCAAAAGAATCTTTGGATTATGTCCGGAATACCAGGCTCGGGTAAATCTACTTGGCTTAAAAATCGTTGGCCTCAATGTGGTTGTGTTGTTTCTCGTGATGCTCTTCGTTTTCAAATGTTAAATGATGATGAAAGCTATTTCGCCAAAGAAGAAAGTGTATGGCATGCTTTTGTTGAAGCAATCACTCTTTCTTTAAGAGACTATGATGATGTGTATGCGGATGCCACGCATCTTGGACCCGGCTCCCGTAAGAAACTTCTTAAAGCAATTAACGCAAAAGGATATGCAAATCTTAATGTGAATGTTATTTATTTTAATGTTCCTGTTGAAGTTTGCATTGAGCGCAATAAACAGCGTGATGGTCGAGCGCAAGTTCCAGAAGAAGTAATTCGGAGTATGGCAAATTCTTTTACTCCTCCCACTTTTAAAGAATATATTAAATATAACCTTATCCAAGAGGTTAACGAAAAAGGAGAAGTGATTCATACATGGCAATCTTTTTAACCAGTGATATGCACTTTGGACATGATCGAGAATTTATTTGGAAAGCTCGTGGTTATTCTTCAATTAAAGAAATGAATGAAGATTACGTCGAGAAATGGAATAGCATCATTTCTGATGAAGATGACGTTTATATTCTTGGTGATTTAATGCTTGGAGAACCTTCTAATATTGAATATGTTAAACGTCTTAAGGGCAAATTCCATATTGTATTTGGCAACCATGATACAGCAACTCGGCAGAAGCTTTATGCGGATTTGCCTAATGTTGTTGAAATGGATTGGGCGATTATGCTAAATTATCGTAAATATCATTTCTTTATGACCCATTTCCCTTGTATGACTGGCAATCTTGAAAGAGAAAATCTTCATCAAATGACTTTGAATCTTTACGGTCATACTCATCAAACCACTAATTTCTTTGAAGATCGACCTTATATGTATCATGTAGGTGTTGATTCTCATCATGGATATCCCATTAATCTTGATGTAATCATTGATGCTATGAAAGCCAAAGTTGAGGAATGTAAATCATTTCTTGATGAATGAGGAAAAACTAAATGGCACTTTATGATTATAAAGGTAATGATTTAACAAAAAAACTCATTACTGGAAAAATGTCCTATGAAGATTGGGAAAAATTAATAACAAAACAAATGGAAGAAGCAATTTACAAAGAAGTGAAAGAAAAATTGGAACAAGGTCCATTAGGTGTAGAAATCTCTTTCTTATGGGATGAAGATGGAGAATTTGAACATAATGGATACTATAATTCGATTGATGATGCTATTGAAGCATTATTCAAATATAAGTATAAAATTTAAAATTAAATAAATAAGGAGAATTATTTATGCCCGCTATTATTTCATTTATCCTTCCGGCAATTCCTGTAGTTCTTATTGCGCTACTGGTAATTTTCATTTTCCTCAATGGTTATGTAAAGGCCCCGCCTGATATGGCTTATATCATCAGTGGTGTCCATAAGAAACCTCGAATTCTTGTCGGTAAAGCTGGCTTGAAGATTCCTTTCTTCGAACGTTTGGATAAGCTTGCTCTTGGAGCTATTCAAATTGATGTAAAGACTGGATCTGCGGTTCCTACTGCCGAATACATTAATGTTCGTGTTGACTCTACGGTGTCCGTTCGTGTGGGCAGAGATCCGGAAATGATTGCGCTCGCCGCTCAGAACTTCCTTAATGTAGGCCGTGATGAAATTTCTCGTAAGATTAACGACCTTCTTGAGGGTAATATTCGTGAAATCGTCGGTCAGATGAAGTTGACCGATATGGTTAGCGATCGTAAGCTGTTTAGCGAGAAAGTCCAGGAGAATGCAGTTCCTGATCTGGCACGTTATGGCCTTGAGCTGATTACCTTTAACGTTCAGAACTTCTCTGATGATAATGATGTTATCACTAACCTCGGTATTGATAATGTTGCTCAGATTAGCAAGAACGCGGCAATCGCTAAGTCCAATGCGGAACGTGAGATTGAGGTCGCTCGTGCGGAAAATGCTAAGCAGTCTAATGACGCTAAGGTTAAGGCCGCTGAGGAAATCGCAATCCGCAATAACGATCTTGCTATCAAGCAGGCTCAGTTGAAGCAGGAAGCCGATACTAAGAAAGCTCAGGCAGAGGCGGCCGCTGGTATTGAGTCTGAAAATCAGCGTAAGCTCAAGGATGTCGCGGCAACTAATGCGAATATCGCAAAGGCTGAGCGTGAAGCTGAACTGAAGCAGAAGGAAATCGAGCTTAAGGAATACGAACTGACTGCATTGGTTCGTAAACAGGCTGATGCTGATAAGTATGCTGCGGAAAAGGCGGCTGAAGCAGACCTGATTCGTCGTCAGAAGGATGCTGAAGCTAAGGCTTATGAGATCGAGCAGGAAGCAAAAGCTATGCGTGCTCGCGCTGAAGCAGAAAAGTTCGCAGCCGAACAGAAAGCTGCTGGTATCGCGGCTGTTGGTGAAGCTGAAGCTACAGCAATCGACAAGAAAGCAGAAGCACAGAAGAAGATGGGTGAAGCTTCTATCATTGAAATGTATTTCAATGCAATGCCTCAAATCGTGGCAAACGCGGCAGCCCCTCTTACCAATGTGGATAAGATCGTCCAGTATGGCGATGGAAACTCTGCTCGTCTTGTAAAGGATGTTATGGGTTCCGCAAACCAGGTCATCGAAGCAATGTCTGAAAATGGCATCGACATCAAAGAGATGCTTACAAAGGCATTAAATAAGTAATTTAAATAGACACTATGATTTATTTCATAGTGTCTATTTTTTTTATCCCTGATTAACGCGATCGGCCGTAGTTCCAATTGCTCACACCCATAGAAATTTTTCTAACAAAAACCCTAAAACTTGCTTTTTAATAATTTTTATGTTAATATATTTATAGAAATAGATAGAAAGGAGTTCTACTACTTTTAAAAAAGAACCTTTATTTAGTTATAATCCTGAATCAGGCGAAGCTTCTTGTTTAATTGAGGACAAAGATGGTAATATTATTTATGGTATCGCTAAATGTCATCCTGATGATATGGATATGGCAAATGAAAAAACTGGATGTAATTTTGCTTATAAACGAGCTTATATTAAAGTTTTACAAGCATATAAAAAAGAATTAAAAATTCAACTTGGAGCTTTAAATCAATTATATTATTCAATGAATAGAAGCAAATATTTTAATCCTAAATCTTATGAAAATAAAATGCTTCAACGACAAATCCGCCAAAAACAAGAAGATATTAGTTATGTAAATGACTCTATTAAAAATGCTAAAGACGAATTAAATTATATCATAAAAGAAAAAGATAAATTTTACCAAAGTATTCGTAAACATCGTAATGAGGCCAAGAATTAAAAATAAAAATATATAAATTTTTATAAATGTTAAGAGGTAAAAATCTTCAAATCCCTAATGAAAGGGTGAATATTTATTTTAACATTTATATTCGGAATAATATTTATCGCATTTTTATACCCAATAGGAGATAGTTTAGTTAGTTTATTGACAACTTTTCTCGAATTGGTAAAGGGAAAACTAACTCTAAAAATAGCAGAGTATAATTCCCAAATCGAAAAATTAGCAACCGATACAAAGACTTCAGTTCATGCAGTCGGATTTGCTATACCAAACATAGAAGAGGAAGAAGATGATGAGTACGAAGATGTATAAATTTTATGATACTTGTAGTTTGCTGATGGCGGTTGATACATTTCTTCAAGAGGAAGAATATACACCTGTTATATCTTCTATTACTTTAAAAGAATTAGAAAATATAAAAACATCATCAAATAAAGATGCTGATGTTAAATATTCAGCTCGTAAAGTATTACATAAATTGAATGAAAACCCTGATAATTATATTATCCAACTATTTAAATTAGATGGATTAAAAATAATTGAAGATTCTAACCTTTCAATTACTGATGATAGTAAAATTTTATCTACCGCAATTGAATTTAAATTAGCTCATCCAAATACTATATTTATCACTAATGATTTATCATTAAAAGCGATGGCAAATCTTTTCTTTGACAAAGATCATATCCAAAGCATAGATGAAGAATTAATTGATGAATATAAGGGATATGTAGAAATTACAATGTCAAACGCGGAAATGGCTGATTTCTATTCTAACCAATACGAAAATGTTTATAATTTACATATTAATGAATATTTAATTATAAAAGATAAAGATAATAATATTGTTGATAAAGTATGTTATACTGGTGATGGTTATCGTCCTATTTCATTTGGTAATTTTGATTCTGCTCAATTTGGAAAAGTAAAACCTATGAAAGATGACCCTTATCAAGCTTTATTCGCAGATAGTCTTATTAATAATACTATTACTATGGTTCGTGGCCCTGCGGGTTCAGGTAAAACTTATTTAAGTTTAGCTTTCTTAATGAATCAATTTGAACGTGGACGCATTGATAAAATTATTATATTTTGTAATACAATTGCCACTAAAAATTCTGCGAAATTAGGTTTTTATCCTGGCACCAGAGATGAAAAATTACTTGATAGCCAAATTGGCAATCTTTTAATTAGTAAATTTGGTGGTCGTTTAGCTGTAGAGCGCATGATTGAAAATGAACAATTAGTTCTTTTACCATTAAGTGATATCCGTGGTTATGATACTACTGGAATGAAAGCGGGTATTTATATTTCTGAAGCGCAAAATATGGATATTTCGCTTATGAAATTAACCTTACAACGTATCGGTGAAGATGGTATTTGTATCATTGATGGCGATGATAAAACTCAAGTTGATGATATCGCTTTTGCTGGAGCCAATAATGGTATGCGTCGTGCTTCTAAAGTATTTAGAGGATCAGATGTATATGGTGAAATTGAATTAAAACAAATTCATCGTTCTAAAATTGCAGCATTAGCTGAACATATGTAATTATAAGAAAGAGAAGATTTATTTCTTCTCTTTCTTTTTTATTTTATAGAAAGGAGGATAATATGACTAATATTGAAATAGCTTGGAATTATTTGTATAAACAAATAAAAAACCCTTATGGAACAGCCGGACTAATGGGAAACTTAAAAGCTGAATCAAATTTTAATCCAAAAAATCTTCAAAATAGTTTTGAAAAAACACTTGGATTAAATGATGAATAGTATACAAAACAAGTAGATAATGGTAAATATACTAATTTTATTTATGATAAAGCTGGATATGGTTTAGCTCAATGGACCTATTGGAGTCTTAAAAAACAATTATATGATTTTACAAAAAAGAAAAATACTTCAATAGGAAACTTAAATACACAACTTGAATTTTTAATTTATCAACTTTCTACATATTATCCTACCGTTTGGAATACTTTAATAAATTGTAAAGATATATAGACTGCTTCAAATATAGTTTTAACATAGTTTGAACGACCAAAAGATTAGAGTTTAAAAATCCAATAGTAGAGATTGTATTATGGAGTTGAAATATATGATCAATTTATAGGAAAAGGTGAAGATATGAAAATTGTAGATAATTTAACAACATCTAATTATCAAAAAGGCAATAATAGAAAAATAAAATATATTGTAATACATTATTTTGGTTCTTTGGGGACGGCAAAAAATATTAGTAATTATTTTAAAAATCCTGTCGCTAAATCATCAGCCCATTATTGTGTTGATGAAAAAGATATTATTTATCGTAGTGTTAAAGATGAAGATATCGCTTGGCACTGTGGCACAAGAAAAGGGTATAAACATCCTGAATGTAGAAATGCCAATTCTATTGGAATTGAAGTAAAACCTTGTAAAATAAATAAATCTAATATTGTAGCCAGTGATACTGATTGGTATTTTGATCCAAAAGCATTAGAAAATACGATACAATTAGTAAAACAATTAATGTAGAAATACAATATACCTGCAGACCGCGTTATTCGCCACTATGATGTAACTGGTAAATTATGTCCTCGTCCATTATGCGGAACTGACATGAATAGTTATTATAGAACAAGTGGCGATTACCAATGGTAGTTATTTAAACAAAAAATTGGCGATAATATAAATATTAATGAGGAGGATGAAGACGATATGACTCAAGATAAATTTAATGAAATGATGGAAGTTTATTTAAATCAACAAGCCGAAAAAAATGCAAGTTCTTGGTCTGATACGGAAAGAACTTGGGCTGAAAGTAAAGGATATATTAAAGGCGATAATTTAAATCGTAAAATGTATAAAAAATTTATGACTCGTGAAGAAATGATTGTAGTTCTTTATAGAATTATGAAAGATAAAGGATTGGTGTAATATGAAACAAAAAAGAGAATTTTCTAAAACTCTATTAATTCAAGAATCTGCCTTAATTTGGATTTCAACATTAGCATATATTGTTTTAGCATTTTATTGTATTTATAATGGATATATGGGTTCTTTACCCTGGCTTACCGCAAGTGCAAGTCTTCCTTGGGCGGCATATGGCGTGAGCCAAGTATACTATTATAAAAAATCAATGGCTGAAAACACTAAAGATGGCGTTAAATATGCGTCAGTTATGAAAGAGCTTGATGAAGCTTACAATAATTATAAAGAAGAATTAAATAATACACCAACAGTAGATAATACTGAAACCACTTCTATGAGTTATTATACCGAAGACGATTATAGCGATAATAGTGATCCTATAAATACTGATTATGGTATTTAATATAAAATTGGATAGTATATAAAATATACTATCCAATTTTTTTATTTATATCTCTGGGCGCTTCTCTTAAATATATTATACAAAAAATTTTTTATCTCTGTCAAGTTTTATTTAAATCGGCATTTTAAGCCACGATTTTTTGACTTTCCAAAATATTTTTGTTATAATATATTTATAAAATAAAGAAATATGTTATTGGAGAAAAAAAATATGAGTAATTATATTAATCATTTAAATACTGTTTTAACACATAAAAAGTATGTATTTAAATATTGTAAAATGGCTGGTATCCCTTGGCGCGGTATTAAGCATGATTTATCCAAGTTTACTCCTATTGAATTCATTGAATCCGCTCACTATTGGACCGGTAATCGTTCTCCAATTGATAATTGTAAAGATGTTAATGGATTTAGTAAAGCATGGCAACATCATAAAGGCCACAACACTCATCATTGGGAGTATTGGATTGATGATATTAAAGATGGTGGAGAAGGCCATCCAAAAGCACTGTTAATGCCTTACAAAGATACCGTTGAACTTCTTTGTGATTATTTGGGTGCGGGAGCCGCCTATATGAAAGACAAATTCAATGCAGAAAGTGAATTAAATTGGTGGCTTAAAAAGCGTGAAGAGGTCTTAATGCATCCAGCTGTTAAGTCTTTTGTTAATGTAATTTTTCTTAAATGGAAAAATGGAACTCCTATTGAAGAATTACTTAATAAAAAATATTTAAAGAAATTATATAGTGATTTAGTTTATGATTATAAATTAAATCAAATTATTCCTAAAGTTAAGGAGGAATCTAATGACAACGACAATTAATTTAGATTCTTATGGAGTAAAAGATATTAAAACTCTTGAAGGTATAGAAGCAATTCGTCTTAGACCAGGTATGTATATTGGTTCTACCGGACCTGATGGAGTTAAACATATTACTCTTGAAATTATTTCAAACGCAGTTGATGAATATTTAAATGGTCATTGTACTCGTTGCGATATTTCAGTATCTAAAGATGGTTATGTTGAAATCCGCGACAATGGACGTGGTGTTCCTTTTGGAAAAGCTAAAGATGGTAGTGAAACATTGGTAAATATTTATACTAAACTTCATACCGGTGCAAAATTTGATAGCAACGGAAAAACTGGATATAATACATCTGGTGGTATGAACGGCGTTGGCGCTAAAGCCACTAACGCTCTTTCTCGTTATTTTCAAGTTGCATCTTTCCGCGATGGTAAACACGCCGTTGCGTCTTTTGAGAAAGGAAAATTAAAAGATTATCAAGAAGAAAAATGGGCCGGTAAAGAGACTGGAACTTGGGTTAAATTTTTACCAGATGAAAGCATTTTTAAAGAAGGTATTCTTCTTGATTATGATGCTTTAAGAAAACAAATTCAAGAATTAGCTTATCTTTCTCCTGGTATGGTATTTCATTTTACTTATCTTGATAAGCCAGAAGAAGAAATTACTTCAAAAAATGGTATTCTTGATTATATTAAAGATTTAAATAGCAATAAAACTTCTCTTACTTCAATTTTTTATACTGAAAATATTGAAGATAGAATTGGTGTAAAAATTGCTATGGAGTATAATGATACTTATAGCGATACTTATAAACTTTATACTAATTCAATTCCTAATAGTGGTGGAACACATCTAACCGGTTTTAGAACAGCACTTACTACTTCTATTAATGAATACGCTCGTGATAAAGGTCTTTTAAAAGAGAAAGATGCTAATATCAGTGGTGAAGAACTCAAAGAAGGATTAAGTCTTGTTCTTTCATTTATTATGCCTGACCCGGTTTTCTCTGGTCAAACTAAAGATGTTCTATCCAGTAGTGAAGCAAGAACTATTGTTCAACGCCTTGTATCAAAAGATTTAAAAGTTTGGCTTGACAATAATCCAAAAGATGCTAAAGCTATTGTAGATAAGGCAATGCTGGCGCGTGCGGCTCGTGAGAAAGCGAAAAAGGCTAAAGAAACCGTTCGTAAAGTTGATACGAAGAAAAGAACTATTTTACCCGGCACATTAAGCGATGCCAATAGTAAAAATAGAAGCGAATGTGAAATTTTTATTGTTGAAGGTCGTTCCGCGGAAGGGCCTACTAAAGAAGCCCGTAATCGCAATACACAAGCAGTTTTGCCTGTAAGGGGTAAAATTCTTAATACTTTAAAAACAGATTTGCACAAAGCATTAGGAAATAAAGAAATTAGTGCGATGATTGATGCTTTTGGTCTTGAAGTTAAAGATGGTAAAGTAATTGTGGACGAATCTAAATTGCGTTATGGTAAGATTATTATCACAGCTGATGCTGATGTTGATGGTAGTCATATTCGTATTTTATTCCTTACATTTATCTGGAAATTCGCGCCTGAATTAATTGAAAAAGGTTATATTTATGCGGCGGTTCCACCTCTTTATAAAGCGACTTGGGGCACAAATATTAAATATCTTAAAGATGATACTGCTCTTGAAACATTCAGAAAAACTATGAACCGATCTTTTGAGTTGGGCCGAATGAAAGGTCTTGGAGAAATGGATACTCATGAAATGGAATTGGTTATGAATCCAGAAACTCGCACCTTAAAACAAATTACAATGGATGATATGAATCTTGTAAATAAAACATTTATGGATTTGATGGGTGAATCAGTTGGCCCTCGTAAATCTTTCATTGAGTTAAATGCAGAAAGGGCCAATATTGATGTATAAAACTGATAAGGGATATGTAAGTAATTATAAAGGAACACCTATTGAAATAATTCCTATTCGTAAAGATGACGTTATTTTAGCTCATGTTAATAAAGATATTGATATAATTACTTGTAGAGACCTCCACGAACAATTACAAAAGTTATTTCCAGATAATAAAGTAAATATTATTAACGATTATTTTATTGATAAAATTACTATTTTTACTAATACTTCTTTTCATATTGATTGTGGAGAAAATGAATTTTTAGGGAGGCCATCACATGATTGCGATTTATACTGATGGGTCTTGTCGTGGAAACGGTAAAATAAATAATAGCGGTGGTTATGGGTTTGTTGTTATTGAATATGATAGCAATCCTGAGAACGGTGTTGTAATTGATGCTTGTCAAATAAACGCCTTTGAAGATACTACAAATAACAGAGAAGAAATTAAAGCTATTCTTCATGTGTTGAAAAAATATGGTAAACATGATAATGGAGAATGGACTAATGATATTCCTACTGTATATAGTGATTCAGCCTATTGTGTAAATACTTTTACCAATTGGATGTATGGATGGGAGCGTAATAATTGGATTAAATCCAATAAAAAAGTTCCAGAAAATCTTGATTTAATTAAAGATTATTATGAGACAGAAAAAGAAGTCAAAATTGATTTAAGAAAAATTTCCGGGCATGATGGCCATTTGTGGAATGAGTTAGCAGATGGTCTTGCTACTGGAAAAATTACAGCTGAGGAGGTCCTTAAAAAATATGGGAGAGATTCTAAAAACTCCAATAGTTAATGAAGTGGAGCAATCCTTCCTGGATTACTCTTTAAGTGTAATAACTGATAGAGCAATTCCATCCGCGGAAGATGGATTAAAACCAGTTGCAAGACGTATTCTTTATGATATGTTTGATAAAGGATACTTTAATAATAAAAAGTTTGTTAAATGCGCCCAGCCTGTCGGTGATGCAATGGGCCGTTTTCATCCTCATGGTGATAGCTCTATTTATGGAGCTTTATGTATTTTAAGTCAACCTTGGACGATGCGTTATCCATTAATTTCATTCCATGGCAATAATGGTAGTCGTGATGGTGGAGAGCCAGCAGCATATCGTTATACTGAATGTAAGTTATCTAAAATTGGCGAAGAAATGCTTGCTGACATTAAAAAGAATACTTGCGATTGGCAATTAGCTTATACTGATGTTGAAAATGAACCAGTATATTTGCCGGGCCGAATTCCGCACCTTCTTGTAAATGGCACTACTGGTATTGCAGTCGCTATGGCTTGTTCTTTTGCCCCACATAATTTAACTGAAATTATGGACGCAATTATTTACACTTTGCGCAATAGCGAGTGTAAAGTTGAAGATTTGCTTCAATTTGTCCAAGGCCCTGATTTTCCTACTGGTGGAACTGTTATCAATAAAGATGAATTAAAAACTGCTTATTTAACTGGCAAAGGTCGAGCTCGTATGAGGGCTGATTATGTAATTGAGCATGAAAAAACACATGATTTAATTGTATTTACTACAATTCCTTATAAAGTTTCAAAAGATACTCTTTGTGAAGATATTGATAAACTTTGTGAAGAGGGCAAATTAAATGGCATTGTTGCTATTAGAGACGAAAGCACTAAAGATGGAGTGCGTTTTGTAATTGAACTTGATAAGGGAGTTAGTGCTCAGCCTATTATTTCTAAACTTTATAAGTTATCTCGTCTTGAAGAAACATATAGTTTTAATCAGGTTGCTCTTGTTAATAAGAAACCAAAACTTTTAAATCTTAAACAACTTATTGAAATTTATATTAGTCATCAAAAAGATGTAATATTAAGAAAAACAAAATATGAATATGATAAAGCACAAGCTCGTATTCATATTTTAAATGGTATCCTTAAAGCACTTGAAGATATTGATAACGTAATTGCTCTTATTAAAAAGAGCGAAAGCGCGGTTGTTGCTCGTCAAGCTTTAATGACTCAATATAAGTTAGATGAAGACCAAGCTAAAGCAATTCTTGATATTAAATTAAGTAGATTAGCTCGTTTAGAAAAAGTTGAAATCCAAGAGGAAAGAGATAATTTAATTAAAGAAAGTGAGCGTTTAGCTTTAATTCTTAAAGACCCCACTGATGAACTTGAAAAGATTTTCATTACTATTAAAAATACTTATGGTGATGCGCGTATTACTAAAATCATTCAAGCTCCAGTAGAGAAAGAAGACAAAGAAATTGAATATGTTGAACCTGAGAAGTGTGTTGTTGTAATGACTGAGGGCGGAACAATTAAGCGTATTCCGACAGCTTCTTATCGCACGCAAAAGAAAAATGGTAAAGGTATTAAATCTCAAGAAGATATTACTTCTTGTGTTTTAAGAACTAATACCATTGATTCTCTAATGATTTTCTCAAATAAAGGTGTAATGTATCGCCTTTTAGTTGATAATATTCCAGTAGGAACAAATAGTTCACAAGGCCAATCTATTAAGAGTCTTGTAAATATGGCTCCTGACGAAAATCCTGAAACAATGTATTCAATTTATAGAGACACTGATGCCAAATATGTATTATTTACTACTAAGAATGGACTTGTAAAGAAGACTGCTTTGGAAGAGTATATTAATACAAAGAAAAAGACCGGTATTGTCGCAATTAGTTTGCGCGAAGGTGATAGCTTAGCATCTGTATGTTTAATTAAAGATGAGCCTATCGTATTAACAACTAAAAATGGTATGGGAATTAAATTTAATTCCACAGACATTACTGCGACTTCTCGTGCTACTGCTGGAGTTAAAGGTATTAATCTTAATGAAGGTGATGAAGTAATTTCTACTATGCCAATTCGACATGATACTGATTCTATTGCAGTATTTAGCGAAAATGGCTTAGGAAAGAAATTATCTTTAAATGAATTGACTTTACAAAAACGTGGTGGTAAAGGTCTTAATATATATAAAACGAGTGAGTCTACCGGTCCATTGACCGCAACTGCGCTAATTGCTGATGAAGATAATTTACTTATTACAGGGGATAAAGCATCTATTTGCGTTTCCGCAAAAGATATTCCTGCTCTTGGACGTATTTCTGTTGGTAATCAGATTATTAAGTCTAGTAAGATTAAGTCAGTAACTAAGGTATAAAATCTTATAAAGGAGGATTGTATCCTCCTTTACTTGATTTTTTTAAAAAATTTTTCTATAATATATTTAAAGATAGGACGGAAATAAATCAATGAGTTTCTCTAAAGAATTGCTTGATAAGTATGCTCCAGAAGCAGATTGTATCCAAGCGATGAAGATTTGGAAATTGCCTGATGGTAAAGAGAGTCTTTTCCCCGTTGTTTGTAATGGCGGTGAATATTTTGCTGAATTAAAGAAAGATGGATATTGGTATCAGTATGAAAAGACAGAACATTATGATTATTTATTTAGTCGTAATGTAAGTGCAAATACTGGTATTTTAACTGAAAAGTTAGCAAATGTCCCTCATATTCATGAAGCACTCAAAGATTTACCTTCCGGCACTATTTTAATAGGTGAAATTTATTATCCAGGTAAAACTTCTAAAGATGTGACTAAAATTATGGGATGTTTAGCACCTGAAGCGATTAAACGTCAGCAGTCCAGTGGATTAATTCATTATTATTTACATGATGTTATTAAATATAATGGAATTAATATTCAAAATGAGGGTGCTTGGACACGTTATCAGGTATTAAAAGCTATTTGGGATAAATTTAATTTAAGTCAATATTCTTATATGGAACTTGCAGATGCAGTTCTTGACAATATTCAAGAATTTACTGCGGCCGCTCTTACTGCGGGTGAAGAAGGCGCAGTTTTGAAGAAAAAAGATGCTCCATATGTTCCAGATAAGCGACCGGCATGGTCTTCTATTAAAATTAAAAAAATGGACTATGTTGATTGTATTTGTATTGGATTTGAAGATGCAACTAAATATTATGATGGTAAAGAAATTCAAAGCTGGCAGTATTGGGAAGTAAAAGAACCAAGTTTTTATGATTGCTTTGAAGAAGACCATTGTTTTGCTGGTTGGATTAATCCTCAATTATTAAGTGGTAATTATTATTATAAGTATACTCAAAATTGTAATAATACAAATTGTAGGTCTCAACTAATAAATGATGATGAAAGATACTATATGCCAGTTACCAAAGGCTATTATTATGGATGGAAGACATCTATGAAGTTAGGCGCCTATGATGATAAAGGAAATCTTATTGAAATCGGAACGGTATCTTCTGGATTAACCGATGAACTTAAAGAAGCTTTTGCTAAGGAACCTGAAAAATACCTTAATCGAGTAGTTGCCATACAGTGTATGGAAAAAAATAGCAAAGACCACACTTTAAGACATGGATTTTTTAAAGGATTCCGCGATGATAAGAACATTACCGACTGCACTTTGGCGGAATGTTTTGACAAATAAAAAAATTTTTTGTAAAATAAACTTGTAAAAATTAAGGAAGAAAATTTTTAAATGAAAACAAAAGAACTCAAGAATCTCGCAAAAAAAATTGCTAATGCAGAATTAGTCGTTCAGACAAGTGAAGACCCGCAAGCTGTTCGTAAAGCCCAGAATCAAATTATGGAACTTTCGAGCCACGTTCACAGTCTTGATGATATTACAACCATTGATGAAATGGTTCAAGAAATTCTTGGAAAAATTCTTGACAAATAAAAAATTTTTTACTATAATATTTACATAACCTAAAGGTTAAAAGAAAAAAATAAAAAAAAAATATTTAATTATTTAAAGGAGATTATTATTATTATGGCTATGAAGGAAAATTCTAAGAAGGTTCTTAATTATTTGAAGGAAGTTAACGGTCAGGAAGTTACCGCTGCTGATGTTGCTGAGGCTCTCGGTCTCGAGAAGCGTTCTGTTGATGGTATCTTTACCAGTGCTATTCAGCGCAAGGGTCTCGGTCTTCGCACTCCCGCTGAGGTTGAGCTTGAGGATGGCACTCATAAGCAGGTCAAGTTCCTCTCTCTCACTCCCGCTGGCATGAGCTTTGATCCCGACGCTCCTGACGCGGAGTAATTAATATAAATTATTAGGGGTAGATATTTAATATCTGCCCCTTCTTTTTTAAATATTTATGCTTACTTTAATAATTGCTATACTGGCGTTTATTATTGGTGGATTTTTAATATATTTTATTTTACGTCCACGACTAAATAATATTCAAAAGCTTAATGAAGAAATAATAAAACAAAATAAAGAGCTTGAATATAAAAATTCAGATTTAGATGATTAGTATACAATATTATCAACGGCAGTAAAAAGTATTACTTCCAGAAAAGAAGAAGTAGAAAATAATTTAAATATTCTTTAGTCCAAAAGAGACGAAGTTGAAAATAGTTTAAATTCTTTATAGAATCAAGCAAAGCAATCAGCAGATATTTTCTATCAGCAATCAATGGAAAATGCTCGTGTTCGCCTTGAATATGATTTAAATAAACAAGAATTTAAATATACGAAAGCTAAAGAAGAATATGAAAATGAATATCAATCAACTCTTGTTGATTGTTCTTTAGAATTATCTAATTTAATTAATTCTAAAAAAGAAGAATTAAATAAATTAGATGAAGAAATTCAATTACATAGCAGAGAAGTCGCGGCCGCAGTTGATGCTGCGAAACGCGCCGAAGAAATTAAAAACCAAGCTGATTTCTATAAATTATAGTTGCCTCAAATAGATATTGATGAAATCAGTCTTCTTCGTTCTATTGAGCCGAAACTTCGTGATAAAGATATTTTAAATAAAGTAATTTGGAAAAGCTATTATGAAAAACCAACCACAGATTTAATTGGTCGAGTAATTGGTTCTGGAATCCATACAGGAATTTATAAAATTACTAATTTAGAAAATCAAATGTGTTATGTGGGACAAGCAGTTGATCTTTCTGCGCGTTGGAAACAACATATTAAACGCGGGATTGGTGCGGAACCCGCCACACGCAATAAACTTTATCCTGCTATGTTGGCTATTGGAGTAGAAAATTTTAGTTTTGAAGTAATAGAAGAATGTTCTCGTGAAGAGTTAGATGTGCGAGAAGATTACTGGCAAGACTATTTTAAAGCTAAGGAATTTGGGTATAGTATAAAATAATGTATAGAATAATTGATAAACGTGGAACAGGAAAAACGAGTAGATTAATATTGTTAGCCAAAGAGAAAAATGCTATTATTGCTTGTTCTAATCCTGATGCTATGAGAATTAAGTCAGAAGGATATGGAATTATTGGAATTGATTTTATTTCATATTATGATTATATAAATGGGAATTATCCAAAAGGCAGTATGGTATTCATTGATGAACTTGATTGTTTTGTTCGTTCTCTTGGGCATAATCTAAGCGGATATACTTTAAGTAATGAGGATTGATTATGAAAAATAATAAAATCATCAGTAATGTAAGAGTCTATGACTTACCAGAAAGTATGGTTGCTTCTGGATATCCAATGAGAACGGATACCGAGCAACATCCAATTAATGATAAAGATATGACAAGATGTTAGAATCTTGTATCTGCCACGAAAAGTGGTAATATGGCCCATGCCCAATTTTTAACTGGTATTAGAGTTAATTTTGATTTAACTTTTTCCAATAAGGCTTGGGTTGAAGCAGAAAGATATAGATTCCTTGAATTTGTATCTTCGCAATCCACAATGCATTGCATTACTAAATTTGATTTAAATGAACAATATAATGAATATGTTGATCCAAGAATCATTGAGATAATGCGTGAGAAAGTTGATATTTATAATAAACTTTTAAGTATTATTGATAGAATTAAGCATTGTGAAACTGAAAATAAAAACGAGAGAATTAAAATGCTTGAGCAGTTAGAAGAGATTAGAAAAGAAAAATATCTTGAAATTCTATACTCTAATCCTGCTGGATTTTTGCTTACCGCAAGATTAACTACTAATTATAGATGTTTAAGAAACATATATATTTAGAGAAAAAATCATCGTCTTCCCGAATGGAGAGAATTCTGTAAATGGATTGAAACTCTTCCTTATGCGGAAGAACTATTGGTAAATTAATCATAACTTGATTTTTCTAAATAAATATTATATAATATTTATATAAGATAAAGAAAGGTTATAAACTTTTTAAAATGAGTAAGAAACAAGCATTTATTGATTATGTTGAAGAATTAATTGTTGCCACTAATGAAAACCGCTATCCAGTAGTAATGAGTGAAGATGCTAGTATCTATTGGGAAGCGTTAAAAGCTAAAGAAGAAACTGAAAAGCCTCTATTTACTGAGGGCGGAAAAGCCATTATTAAATGGATGCAAGATAATAATAAAGATATTCCTCTTGTTAAATCAAGAGAAATTGCCGAATATCTCGGTGTGTCTAGCCGTGGAGTTGCGGGTTCCATGCGCAAATTAGTATCTGATGGTTTCGTAGAAAAAGTTAGTCAAGATCCAATTATTTATACTTTAACAGAAAAAGGAAAAAATATTAATTTATTGAATTTATTTAATTAAGGAGAAATTTATTTATGAAGAAAGTAATGGAAAATGCTACTCATATTGAAGGTATCTTGTACGAACATGCTTTGGAAAATAAGGTAACCGGACCAAATTCTAAGAATCCCGGCACTCCTTTTATTTCTGGTACTATTAGTATTGCTACTGATAATGCTCTTACTAATATCGTCCAGGTTCATTTTACTTATGTAACTCAAACTACTACTAAGGGCACTCCTAATGCTACATATAGTATTCTTCAGAATATTATTGATGGTACAATCGGTAATTATATGGCTGATGGAGAAGATAAAGCTGCTAAGCTTCGTGTTGATTCTGCGATTGGTCTTAATGAATTTTATTCTGATCGTAACGGCAAGGAAGAGCTTGTAAGCACTAAGCGCAATGAGGGCGGATTTGTTCATACTACTACCACTCTTATTGATGATGAAAAGCAGCGCAATACTTTTAAGTGTGATATGATTATCACCAATGTGACTCATGTTGATGCTGATGAAGAGCACAATATCCCTGAAAAGGTAATTGTTAAGGGAGCAATCTTTGATTTCCGCAAGTCTTTACTTCCTGTTGAGTTTACAGCTACTAATCCTGGAGCTATGGCTTATTATGAGGGTCTTGGAGCTTCTCCTTCTGAGCCTGTATTCACAAAGCTTTGGGGTCGTCAGGTATCTGAAGTAATTAAGCGCGAGATTCGTGAAGAGTCTGCATTTGGCGACGATAATGTCCGTGAAGTTCAGAGCACTCGTAAGGATTTTGTTATTACCGGTGGCGCTAAGGAGCCTTATGTTTGGGATGATGAAAGTTCTATCACTGCGAAAGAGCTTACTGAAGCTATGGCCGCACGTGAGACTTATCTTGCTACTTTGAAGCAGCGCCAAGATGAATATAAAGCTTCTAAGCAGAATGCCACTACTGCTACTACTGTTGCATCCACTGCTACAGAAGGTTTTAAATTCTAATCATGAATTAGCCATTAAATAGCGATGACCTCCCAATAAGAGGTCATCGCGCTAAAGTTAATTTATATGATGATTTTTGTAATATACTAAATTTAGAAGAAATACTTAAAGAGATAATAATTAAAACAAATAAGGAGAAATAACATAATGGCTATTGATTTAACTAAAATTCAACCTCATAAGGTAAGTAAAGATCTTTCTGGTTATATTACTTTTATTTATGGCAAGCCCAAGACAGGCAAGACTACTTTGGCGACTCAAATGCCGAATTCTTTGCTTTTAGCTTTTGAGCAAGGCTATAACTGCCTTCCTGGTGTTATGGCCGCGGACATTACTTCTTGGGCAGAAATGAAGCAAGTTTATCGTGATTTGAAGCGTCCAGAAGTAAAGGCAATGTATAATGCTATTATTGTAGATACTATTGATGAAGCCGCTAAATATTGTGAGAAATATATCTGTAATCAAAATCAGATTGAATCTCTTGGAGACCTTGGTTATGGTAAGGGCTGGTCTAAGTTTAAAGATGAATTTAATGAAGTCTTTAGAGGTTTAACTCGTCTTGGATATGCCGTTTTCTTTATCGGACATGAAAAAGAACAAACTGTAACTCGTCCTGATGGCACTGAGGTTGTGGCAGTAAGACCAAATCTTTCTCAATCCACTCGCACTATTATCACCGGTATGGCTGATGTTTATGGGTATGCTCATCAAAAAGCAGCAGGTCAAATGTCTGTCTTAACTCTTCGTTCTGGTAATGACCTTATTGACTGCGGTGGTCGTTTTAAGTATATTGAGAGCGAAATTCCTATGAATTATGATAGTCTTATTAATGCCATCCATGAGGCTATTGATAAGGAAGCTGCTGACAATGGTGGTAAATTTGTCACTGATGAAAAGATGGTCGTTGCTCCTGAAGCTCCTACTTATGATTATGAAGCACTTATGGCTGAATTCCAAAATCTTGCTGGAGATATGATGAATAAGAATCCTGGATTCTTTGGTCCTCGTATCACTCAAATTATTGATAAATATTTGGGTAAAGGTAAGAAAATTTCTGACGCCACTCCTGAACAGGCAGAATTTGTATCTTTAATTGTTGGTGAAATTAAAGATGATCTTCTTCCTCAAATGGAAAGTAAGTAAATAAAATATAATTTATAACCGGAGTGATAAAAGTCGCTCCGGTTTGACTTTTATTTAAAAATATTGTATAATATTTATATAAAGTAATGGAAAGGAGTAATTTATATACATAAAGTTAAATGTATTTATTGTCAGCAGACTTTTGATAGAGATAAGTTTCCTTATGTTCAAATAAAATCTCGAAGATATGCGCACCCTGAATGTGCTAAATAGGCTGAAAATGAAGACACTCCTTTACAAGTTCATAATCCGCCCGAAAAAGTAAAAACAAAAGAAGATTTAGATAAAGAAAAATTTGAAGAATATGTAAAAAACTTATTGGGAGAATCATATATTAATGCTCGCGTCCGCAAGCAAATGAATGATTATATCAGAGAATACCAATATACATATTCTGGAATGTTAAAAGCCTTAGTTTATTTTTATGAAGTTAAAGGAAATAATAAAAATAAAGCTAATGGTGGAATTGGTATTATACCTTTTATTTATAAAGACGCTTACAATTATTATTATAATCTTTGGATGATTCAACAATCCAATAAAGATAAAAATGTTATTGATTACGTTCCTAAATTAAAGGAAATAAAAATTCCTATTCCTAAAAAAGAACCTCGAAAAAGATCAGTTTTTACATTTTTAGATGAATAGGAGGACTTAAATGCCGAGTAAATATGTAGACCCAACAGCGATTACACAAGTTATAGGGTGCGTATATAATACTCCTTAGCTTTTGGATTTTACTGATAGATATACAATAACTGATGAAGACTTTGCTGATGAATTTCATAGAATTGTTTTTGGAGCAATATATAAAATTCATGAATTAGGAGCTTAGAAAATTACTTTAGAAAATATTAGTGATTTTCTTTCTTCTCGACCTAAATATGAAGCCACATTTAAAGTTAATAAAGGCGAAGAATGGTTATTAAAAGTTTCTGAAAATGCGAAACCTTTGTCATTTGATTATTATTATGGTCGTTTAAAAAAAATGTCTCTACTTCGTGCTTATGACAGATATGGCATTGATGTTTCTTTTATTTATGATCCTGATAATATTTTAGATACTGAAAAAAAACAATTACAAGAAGATAATCTTGATAATTCTTCATTAGAGCATATCGCACAATTAATTGATGACCGCATAGAACAAATTAAATATGAGTATGTAAATGACGTTGAAGGAGTTGCGGTTCAAGCAGGTGATGGAATTTTTGAATTGCTTGATGACTTAGAGCAACATCCAATAGCAGGAAGTCCTCTATATGGGCCATTAATTAATACAGTTACTCGTGGTGCAAGACTTAAAAAGTTTTATTTGCGTTCCGCGGCCACAGGAGTAGGTAAAACTCGTTCTATGATTGCGGATTCGTGCTATATTGCTTGTAATAAAATATATGATGATACTTTTGGAAGTTGGATTAAAAACGGAATTCAAGAACCAGTATTGTATATAACTACAGAGCAAGATAAAAATGAAATTCAAACAATGATGCTTGCTTTTCTTTCTAATGTGAATGAAGAACATATTATTTATAATGAATATCAAGGAAATGAAAAAGAACGAGTAATAGAGGCCGCAAAAATTCTTAAAGATAGCCCATTGTATATCCGTGAATTACCTGATTTTTCATTGCAGGATGTCGAGAATGAAATCAAAAAAGGCATCCGAGATCACGATGTAAAATATATATTTCACGACTATATTCATACAAGCATGAAAATTCTTGAAGAAATTACTCGTCGTAGTGGTGGAGTAAAACTTCGTGAAGATAACATACTTTTTATGCTATCTAACAAATTAAAAGATATCTGTAATCAATATGGTGTTTTTATTATGTCAGCAACACAGTTAAATGGTGATTATGTTGATTCTAAAACTCCTGACCAGAATCTTTTGCGTGGAGCAAAATCTATTGCCGATAAAGTAGATTATGGATCAATTCTTTTAAATGTCCAAGATGATGATTTAATTTCATTGGAAAAAATACTAAACACAAAATTATTTGATACTCCAACTATTAAAATGTCTGTTTATAAAAATAGACGTGGTAGGTATAAAGGAGTTATTTTATGGTGTAAAGCAGATTTAGGAACTTGTAGAATTATTCCTATGTTTTGTACTACATACGCTTATGAACTTGTTCCTATTGATGATATAAAAATTACTCTTGAAGAAGAGTCAGCTTTTTAAAATTAAGGAGAAAAATTATGAAGAGTGGTAATGTTGAATACAAGATGAGCAATAGAATGGCTAAGGAGATTATTCGTTCTTATAAAGCCGTTCCTAGTCTTGCTAAGCTTCGTCCGCAGGAAATGCTTGTCCATTATGTTAATGAACAGTGTGGACTTATGAGAAATTGTTCTAAAGTAATTACTTATGATAGTATTTGATAAATCAGAAATTCGTCAAGCTCTTGGGCTTGAAAATATTTATGATTTATTAATTGAATGGGGCGGAGATCCTGAATATACAGAATTCGGGATTCTCTCTTCCACCATTTGTCATAATCCTCCTGGAGAAGGTAGCAGAAAACTTTATTTTTATGAAAATACAGGATTATTTAAATGCTACACGGGATGCGATTCAACTTTTGATATTTTTGAATTATGTTCTAAAGTAATGAAAATTCAATATGATGAAGAATTTGATTTAAATGATTCAGTGTTATGGGTTGCTCGTCGTTTTGGTTTGTCAGGCATGATAAAAGATGACGATATGGGTAAAACTTTAGATGATTGGAAAATTTTATCAAATTATTCTCGTATTCAAGAGATTGAATTAAAAAATAATAAAATTATTCTAAAAGATTATGATGACTCTATTTTAAATAGATTAAATTATAATATTAAAATAATTCCTTGGCTTGATGAGGGAATTTCTCAAGAGGTAATTAATAAAGCACGTATTGGTTTTTATCCAGGAGCCGATCAAATTACGATTCCTCATTATGATATTAGTGGAAGATTTGTAGGCTTGCGCGGACGCACTATGTGCAAAGACGAGGCGGAGCTATATGGGAAATATAGACCAATGAAAATAAATAATCAATTATATAATCATCCTCTTGGAATGAACTTATATGGATTAAATTGGTCTAAAAATGCCATTGGCATAATGAAAAAAGCAATCATTTTTGAAAGCGAAAAATCAGTATTAAAATATGCAACTGATTTTGGTTGGAATAATAATATATCAGTAGCTTGTTGCGGAAGCAATGTTTCTTCGCATCAAATTCAACTATTGTTAGATAGCGGTGCGCAGGAAATTATAATTGCTTTTGATAGGCAATTCCAAGAAATTGGAGATGCGGAATTTCAACACTTAAAGTTAAATCTTTTAAAGATTAGAACTAAATTTAAAAATGATGTGCTTATATCTTTTATTTTTGATAAAAATATGATTACAAAATACAAAGATTCACCAATTGATGAGGGTAAAGAAAAATTTTTACAATTATATAAGGAAAGGATATTTATATGAATGATGATTATGATATTCCTATCTCTGTAAATGATACAATTATTTCACTGAGCGCGCAAATCGAAGGATTAAAAAAACAAAGAGATAGTTTGCTCCGAAGTTGTATTTATTGCGATAAATGTAATAAATATTATGACAAAACCAGTAATTGTATATCAAGTGGAATTGAAACTCGAAAAGTAATTAGATATAATGGAGATTTAGAAAAAGGATATACGGAAATAGAGATTCCTGTTCTTTTTCATATTTGTCCATTAGGGCATAAGATGGGAGAGAGTGGTTTATGACAGGTATTGTTTGGTGTAATACTTTCATTGAAGGAATTGAACAAATGGAAAGAATTGAAGAACAATATAAAGCAATGGGTATAAAACCAATAGAAAAAATTAAATCTATCAATCATTATTCTATAGTTTTTGAAAATGAAGATTATTGGAAAGTAGTTATTTCTACTGGAAATGCCAGAGGATATAAGTGTAATATTTCTTATATTTCTCGTCAAACCCCTCTTTCAGTTATTGAAACTATTATTTTTCCATGCACAAGAGCCCTTCCTTATACTGCTTATCATTATTATGGTGATCCAGTAGGAGAGGACTGATATGAATAAGTAAATTATAGAAATTCTTAAATAATAGTGGTGGTATTATGAAAGGAGGTTGAATAGCCTATGGACTATCAACTAAAAGCTCCTCGCATCCCGCAGTATTCAGCGGTCGAACAGGTGCTAACCAATAGAGGAATTAAATTACAAGATATTCCTCATTATCTTAATACCACTGATGACGACATTATAGAACCAGCAACTATTGATAGAATAGAAAATGGTGCAAAAATGCTCGTCAAACATATTGCACAAAATGACAAAGTTCTTATATAGGTAGATAGTGATTGTGATGGCTATACTTCGGCGGCTGCACTCATGAATTACTTATACTGTCTTTTTCCTGCGTTTGTGCAAAACAATATTTTTTATCGTGTCCATGCAGGAAAACAACACGGAATTATACCAGATAGTATTGATAAAGATATTAAATTAGTAATTGCTCCAGATTCTTCATCAAATGATTATTTAGAACACGAATATTTATATAAAAATGGTATTGACGTGTTGGTAATAGACCACCATGAAGCTGATAAAATATCATAGTATGCTTGTATTATTAACAATCAATTATGTGATTATCCGACCAAATCTTTATCTGGTGTAGGAATGGTTTATAAGTTTTGTTGTTATATTGATGAACTTATGAATGTTCAGTATGCGGATCATATATTGGATTTAGTTGCTCTTGGAATGGTGGCCGACATGATGGATATGCGTGATTTTGAAACAAAACATTTAATTAATAAAGGCTTACAACAAATCACCAATCCTTACTTCAGAGGCATAATCAATAGAGATTAGTTTCATTTTAATAATGAGATTACGCCTATTGGAGTAGCTTTCTATATTGCTCCTTTAGTTAATGCAACTACTCGTGTTGGGACGCAAGAAGAAAAGCTCATGCTATTCGAGTCGATGCTTGATTTTAAGGGATACGAACTTGTCCCTTCAACAAAACGTGGATGTAAAGGTCAAGCAGAAACAAGAGTAGAACAAGCTTGTCGTAATTGTACTAATATCAAGAATAGGCAAACTAAAATCAGAGACACTAGCTTGGAAAAAATTGAATAGATAATCGCAAATCAAAATCTTTTAAGTAATAAAATCTTAGGAATTAAGTTAGATGGATTTGCTGCTGACAAAAATTTGACTGGATTAATGGCCAATCAATTAATGAGCAAATATCAATGTCCTGTTTTAATTCTTAATAAAACAATAGATGAAGAAACTCAACAAATTTGTTGGGAAGGCTCCGGCAGAGGATACGACAAATCCGCGCTTAAAGACTTTAGAGAATTTTGTCAAAAATCAAATCTAATTATGTATGCGGAAGGACATCCTAATGCTTTTGGATTTGGTATTATTGATGATAATTTTGATAAATTTATTGAATACGCGAATTCTGCTTTACAAGATTTTGATTTCACCCCAATTTATAGTGTTGATTTTATTTATCACACTAATGATTTAGTTGGAAAAGATATTATTGATATCGCTCAACTTAAACCACTTTGGGGCCAAGGGGTAGAAGAAGCATCTATTGCCGTTGAAGGAATAAAAGTTGCATCAAATAACTTAACTTTAATGTCAAAAGATAAAAATCCTACCTTGAAGATAACTATGCCAGATGGCATCAGTTTAATCAAGTTTAAGTCGTCCGAGGAGGAATACGAGAAATTGTATTCTGAATAGGGTTATGTGACAATTAATATCGTTGGTAAATGCGAACGAAATATATGGAATAATAATATTAGTCCTTAGATTATTATAGAAGATTACGAAATTGTAGATAGGGCTGCTTATTATTTTTAATAATTGACACTACGACTAATAGACTTAAAAAACCTATTAGGAGGAAATCATTTATGAAAAGATATAAGATTTTAGCAGGAAGCATTATTTGTTTTGTATTAATTTTTATTTTACAAACATCAGCTCTTGCTTTAAATTATAGCGAAATCACTACTTTTTCGGAAGCTTACATCCCTTCTGAATCATCAACTGTATATAATTTTTTACCAGAAGAAACTATTGATATGGAGCCTATGGATAGAGAAATTAATGATACAGTTAACCGTAAAGAGCTCAAATCTCTAATCCAAGAGTATCAAGAGATTGTGAATAGTGCTCATGACTTAGCCGAAGCAACGAGAGCATTAGGGTATGATGAAAATCATCCTATTATTGAATTTGCTAAAAAAGAATATGAAACTGCTAATGGATATTTAGAAATTTATCAGAATCGTTTAGATAAAATTAATTCTCAATGGAGTGATAAATCATCTACTTATCCAGTAGCGACAGAAATTTGGCTTTATATGAAAGACCAAGGATGGAATGACGCGGTTTGCGCCGGTATTTTGGGTAATATGATGGCAGAGTGTGGTGGCAATACTTTATCCTTGCAACCAACTGCCTCTAATAAATATTATTATGGAATTTGTCAATGGAGTAAAGGATATTCAAGTGTTTGGTATTCTAATTTAGACACACAATGCGAATTCTTAATAAATACTATTGGATATGAATTTAATACTTTTGGTTCTTCATATAAAAGAGGATTTAATTTTAATTCTTTTTTAAATTTAAATGATGAAAAAGAAGTTGCTAAAGCTTTTGCAAAATGTTATGAGCGTTGTGGATCAAGTTCTTTAAATCAAAGACAAAAGAATGCGACCACTGCTTATAATTATTTTACTAATTAATTTTACGGCTATATGAAGATTTATTTCTTCATATAGCCATTATTTTTATTTATGGAGTAGATTATGGGAAAATTTAATTATTATGCTGATGACATTAATATGGTATATTAGGCAACCCCACAAAAAAGTGGCGAAGCGCTTTATGAAACTTTAGAATCTTTAAGGTCATATGGGTATACATATAATGAAGTGAACAATAGAATAAATAAACAATTAAATGAACTGGGGATTTCTTCTAAAGACGATTTGTTCAAGGTATTAGATGAAATCGCAGACCTATGGATTAAAGCTTCTATCACTGGCTATAAAGAAGAAGGATGGTTGCTCGGGCCGGGAACAAGCGAGAAAACCGACAAATCAAATGAAAAAAGTGATTTAGAAATTTTTGGAGAAAAACTCAAATCTGAAATTTTTTCTGAACCTAATTAGCCACGCACAAAAACTATTTCTTTTGGACCACCTATGATAATTAAAGCTGATAATACAGATGATGATGAGTTTATTATATTCTAAATTTGACTAAATAATTAAAATATGGTATTATATAAATATAAATGAAGAAAGAAGAAAAATATTATGGGTAGTCCATCTTTATGTTATAAAAAGATTTTAAGGTCTTATATAGAATGGAATAGTTATTTAACTAAATATTAGAAACAATTTTCAAAGGAGTATTTACTTTCTTTAAATGAAGAAGAATTAGAGTCTCTTGTAAAAAAATTTAATTAGAGTCATAAAGATTTTGCTTGCTTTGTAGCAGGTATTGTTACTTCAAATTTTTTAAATAATTGTTGTAATGATGAAGTTAATGCTTGTGTCGCAACTATCCCAATGTTATTTGAATTATTTGATATAGATGAACCCGAAGATGTTGATTTTAAAGAGGTATAAAATATGGATTTAAAAGAAATGGTTAATAAAGCTCATAAATATGATAATAGTTTAGAATTTTTTGAAGAAAGAGAAAAACATACTAAAGGTTATATATATGATAGTCTTTGTTATAGATATCAATTAGCCCGCTACAAAGCTATGAAGGAAGATATTGAAATGTATATTAATAGTAAAGGATATTCTAAAAGAGAAGCTGAAAACATGGCTAGAGACCTTTATGAAAGAGATTGTATGCGTTTTTACCAAATTCTTAATGAAGCAATTGGAGAACATGATTAATGTGGATTTACTGGAAAGAACAATGTAATTATTGTTCTAATTATGAAAATTGTTCTTATTATAATAAAGCTCAAGAATTAATTTCTAAATTAGATAACATAGATAGACATACAACAGGTGTTTATGGAACATTAAAATGGGCTTGTGATTATTTTATAGTTGATGAGAATAAATATTATAGATTAAACCCTGGAGACTGTGAAAATGGAATTAACTCGTAAACAAGAAGAAGGATTAAAAATTGCGGTTGAGCGCTATTATGCCCATGAGCGTTGGACTTGTATAGCGGGATACGCGGGAAGCGGAAAGAGCACTTTGATTAAATTTATTATTTCTGCTCTTGATGTTGATCCAGAAGAAGAAGTTTGTTATGTAGCATTTACAGGTAAAGCTGCGACTGTGCTTCAACAAAAAGGTTGCCCAAATGCAACAACCGCGCATAAACTTTTATATAAAGCTAAAATGATGGCCAATGGAACTTTTAAATTTTTTCCAAAAGATAACAGTGAATTAGCCCAATATAAAGTAATTGTTGTCGATGAAGTATCAATGCTTCCTAAAAAGTTATGGGACTTAATGCTAACCCATGGTATTTATATTATTGCGGCCGGCGACCCAGGTCAATTACCTCCTGTAGATCCTAATGAAAATAATCATGTATTAGATAAACCACATATTTTTCTCGATGAAATTATGCGTCAAGCGCAAGATAGTGAGATTATTCGTTTCTCAATGTGGATTAGAGAAGGCAAATCTTTAATTTCTTATCGTCCAGAAGGAAAACAAGTAAGAGTATATGATAAAAGTCAAGTTATACCTGAAATGTATGATTGGGCTGATTAGATCATTTGTGCTAAAAATGCTACAAGAACTAAAATTAATAATGTAGTCCGATTAAGAAAAGGATTTGATCCTAATGTCCCTCAAATTGGAGATAAAATTATTGGATTACATAATAACTGGGATTTCATGTCTGAAAACCGAGTATGGGCTTTAACTAATGGCACTGTTGGAACTATTGAAGATTTTTATACTGAAGACATTCGAGTCCCTTATTATATTTCAGAAGTTCCTATTACTTATATGTTTACTCAAATTGTTTTAAGCGATGGAGATAAATTTTGTGGGACTCCAATTGATTATAAACAACTTATTACCGGTGAAGGGACTCTTACAGGTAGTCAATGCTATCAATTAAGAAATAATAAACAATGCCTCGATCCTCCCCTTGATTTCTCCTATGCTTACGCTATTACCTGTTGGAAAGCGCAAGGTAGCGAGTATGGAAAAGTATTAGGATTTGAAGAAAATCATCCTTTTGATCGAGAAGAACATAAAAAGTATTTATATACTATGGCTACTAGGGCTAGCGATAAATTAGTAATTATAAGGAAGTAATAAATGAAAAAAATATTATCAATAGATTTTGATATTATAATGTCTCCTTGTATTCAACTTTATAACAATTATTCAACTGATGATTGGGAAGCATTATGTTCTCATTTTGAAATTTTAAAATTTGCTAAACCCGATTACATTCATTTTAAAAGGCTTTTACAGCTTTTATTAAAATTAAGTAAAAGTATGAAAAAAGAAAACATTCATTTTATTGTTTCACATGAAATGATTGCTACTTATGTCGATAAGAATATAGATGATACTATATCTTTAATTAATATAGATCATCATCATGATATTGCTTATACCGATAAAGACATTGAAAATAAAATTGAAGATTTAAATTGTGGAAATTGGGTAAAATATCTATCAGAAGAAGGCAAATTAGAAAATTATGTTTGGATTAGAAATGAAGATTCAACTAATTATCCAGAAGATAGAAAATTTAATTTTTCTTCTACTCCTATTATAGAATGTAATTTAGAAACAATTGATGCTCCTGATGAATTGTTTATTTGTCTATCCCCTCAATGGATTCCACCTCATTTAAGATGTCTTTTTTATATTATCGTAGATATATTTAATAGTATTTATAATACTGAATTTAAAGTTCAAGGAGACGAAGAAAATAATGGTAGATACATCTAATTTAAATTCAAGTATTAATGCTATACTTGAAAATAATATGTTTCTTAAGGATGCGGATTTAGCTTAGGATTTAAATTCTAATTTAGAACTTTTTACCCATGACTTAAATGTAGAATTAGATATGTTAAATTCTATGGTTCGTGATAATATGCATAAGATATCATCTCGGTCAAGGGAATTTGCTGATTTTTTAAAAGATATTCGTAGTATATGCGATAATTATATCTCTCGATTTGATTATTATTAAATAATATGATATTATATAAATATAAATGAAAGATGAAAGGAATGTGCGAATGAGATCATATTTCGGGATTCACAATCATACAATGTATTCAAATTTACGTCTATTAGATTGTATCAATAGACCACAAGCTCTTATTGATAAAGCGATAGAATTAGGCCTATCAGGAATAACTATTACAGACCATGAATGCCTTTCTGCGCATATGGAAGTAAATCAATATGCAAAAAAAATAAGAGAAGAAAATCCTGATTTTACTATTGCTCTTGGTAATGAAATTTATCTCACTGATACAAGAGATAACGGACAAAAATATTACCACTTTATTCTTATTGCTAAAGATGCCATTGGACATAAAGCATTAAGAGAATTAAGTTCTATTGCTTGGATTCATAGTTATGTTGATAGACGAATGGAACGAGTTCCTACTTTAAAAAGTGAACTTGAAATGGTAATGGAACAATATAAAGGGCATGTTATAGCAACAACTGCTTGTATTGGTGGAGAACTCGGTAGCTGTATTTTACCAATGTTCCAAGCTGAATTAAACAAAGATATTGAAACTCAAACTAAATATTATAATCAAATAATTGATTATATCAATTTTTGTATTAAAGTATTTGGAAAAGATGATTTTTATCTTGAATGTGCGCCATCTACTGATGCTGAGCAAATAATTGTAAATCATAAAATTTATCAAATCGCTAAGGCGTTTGATTTAAAAATGGTAGTTGGAACAGACGCGCATTATTTAACTAAAGAAGATAGACCCATTCATAAAGCATATCTTACTTCTAAGCCAGGAGAAAGAGAAGTTGACGATTTTTATAAATTTACTTACTTAATGACAAGTGATGAAATTTTTGAATTAATGGAACCTTATGCTAATGATTGGGATAAAGATAATAAAACAGGAAAAGAATTGATAAATTGGATTCTTGATAACACTCAAGAGATCCAAAATAAAATTTCTTTTTATTCATTAGAAAGAAAACAAATTATTCCAAAAGTTGAAGTAAAGGATTATAAGAAAGGATTTATTCCTTCAGAATGGTTTGATAAATATCCAATTATCTGTTCTTTAATTAATAGCGACAATATTCAAGAACGATATTGGGTAAATGAATGTATTAAAGCTTTACAAGAAAAGCAACTTTATGATAATAAAAATTATTTAGAGCGACTTGAAATTGAAGCTGATATCATAAAAGATATTGGCGAAAAATTAGATGATTGTCTTTTTGCTTATTTTAATACTTTCCAACATTATATTAATTTATTTTGGGAATGTGGAAGTATTGTAGGTCCTGGACGTGGTTCAGCGACTGGCTTTTTATCTAATTATCTTTTAGGCATTACTCAATTAGACCCAATTCGTTGGGGACTTCCTTATTGGAGATTTTTAAATAAGGAGCGCGCGGAATTGCCTGATATTGATATTGACCTTGCCCCAAGTAAACGTCCCGCGATTTTCAAAGCAATTAGAAAAGAACGCGGAGAATTGGGATTGGTTCAAGTTGCTACATTTGGAACTGAAGGCACTAAACAAAGTATTTTAACTGCTTGTCGTGGATATAGAAGTGAAGAATTTCCAGAAGGAATTGATGTTGATAATGCTCAATATATGTCTTCATTAATTCCCCAAGAACGTGGATTTTTATGGCCTATTCATGATGTTATTTATGGTAATGAAGAAAAAGATCGTAAACCCGTTCAAGCATTTATTCGAGAAGTAAACCAATATCCTGGTCTTTTGGACATTATTGTATATATTGAAGGAATGGTTAATAAACGTTCTTCTCATGCTTCTGGCGTTATTTTGTATGGTGACGATCCATTTGATACAGCATCATTTATGAGAACTCCTAGTGGAGATATGATTACTTGTTGGGATCTTCATAAAGCGGAAGCCGCTGGAGATACAAAATATGACTTCCTTGTAACTGAAGCTTCTGACAAAATTATTACTTGTTATCAATTACTTCTAAAAGATAAACAAATTCCAGAATTATCTTTACGAGAATTCTATAATAAATATATTCATCCAGAAGTAATAGATACAACTGACCAAGCAATTTGGGACCACCTCGCCGCCGGTGATGTATTAGATGTATTCCAATTTTCTACGGGAGTTGGTTTGGCAATTGCGAAACGCCTTAAACCCCAAGACCCTATGGAAATGACGGCGGCCAATGCTATGATGCGTCTTATGTCTGAAAAAGGTAAAGAATCACAGCAAGATAGATATTACCGCATTCAACATTCAGGTATTAAAGTATTTGATGATGAAATGAAGGCTCAGCATCTTCCACAAGAATTAATTGATAAGATGCATAAGCATTGTGATAAATATTATGGATGTTGTCCTATTCAAGAGCAAATGATGGAAATTCTTATGGATGTAGCTCATTTTACTCTTGGTGAAGCTAATACTGCGCGTAAGATTGTTGCTAAAAAGCAAATGGCTAAAATTCCACAACTGAGAGAACAAGTATTTAGTAAATTTGATAATGAAAAATCTGCTGAATACTTTTGGGAAATCGCAGTTGCTCCTCAATTAGGGTATGCATTTAGTCTTAATCATTCTCTCCCCTATTCATTTGTAGCAATTCAAATGATTTACTTAGTAATTCATTTTAATCCTATCTATTGGGATACCGCTTGCTTAATTGTTAATAGTGGCTCCCTTGAAGATAATAGCGAAGAAGAGATTGTAGATATTTATGCTCCTGAAGGCGATGATTTAGCTAATGGAGTAACATTTGAAGATCTTCCTGACAAAAGTGGTAAAATCCGCAAAACCGCGGCTACTGATTATGGAAAAATTGCCAAGGCTATTAGTGACATTCAAAAAGCAGGAATTGAAGTAGGTCTTCCTGATATTAACAAATCTAAATTTGGATTTGCCCCTGATATTGAAAATAATAAAATCCTTTTTGGACTAAAAGGTATGCTAAATGTTGGTGATGAATTAGTTAATACAATCATTGCCAATCGCCCTTATTCAAATCCTAAAGAATTTTTATATCGTATTAAGCCAGGTAAACAAGCTATGATTTCTCTTATTAAAGGCGGAGCTTTTGATAATATGATGGATAGAAAAGAATTAATGATTTGGTATATTTGGGAAACTTGCGACAAAAAGAAAAGAATTACTCTTCAAAATATGGGCGGACTTATGAAGTATGATCTTCTTCCAGAAGAAAATGAAAATCAAATTATGGCTCGCCGTATTTATGAATTTAATAGATATTTAAAAGCAATTTGTAAAACTACAAAAAATAATGGTTTATATCAACTTGATGAACGAGCTATTAATTTCTTAGTAGAAATTGGAGAAGATAATAATATTCAATTTGATGGAACTAATTATTCTTTAAGTGAAAATATTTGGAATGGTATATACCAAAAGTGGATGGATATATTTCGCACTTGGATTGCTAATAATAAAGATGAAATTTTGAATAATCTGAATATAAAAATATTTAAAGATGATTGGGATAAATACGCTAATAAAAATAATCTATCCGCTTGGGAAATGGAAGTTCTTTGTTATTATTATCATACTCATGAATTAAACAATATTAACAATGATAAATATGGATTTGTAGATTTCTTTAAACTTCCAGAAGACCCAATAATTGATAGAAGTTTTACTAAAGGAAATCACACTATTCATATTTACAAATTGTTTAAGATTTGCGGAACTTGTATTGCCAAAAATAAAACTAAAAGTACCGTAACTATCCTTACTACTACTGGTCCTGTAGAAGTAAAATTTAGAAAAGAATATTTTAGTTTATTTGATAAACAAATTTCAGAGCGCGGAGCGGACGGAACTAAACATATTGTTGAAAAATCTTGGTTTAATCGCGGAAATATGATTGTAGTCTCTGGAATTCGTAATGGAGATAATTTCATGTCAAAAAAATATGCTTCTTCTGGAGGGCATCAATTATATAAAATTGATGAAATTTTATCCAATGGCGATTTAGTTTTAAAAGATGCTCGTTATCAAGGAGGAATTGAAGAAGATGTATAAAATTATTGCATTATGTGGAAAATCTGGTGCAGGAAAAGATAGCCTAATGATGGCTACCTTTTCCCACTTAGAAGAATACCTAAATCCTATTATAAGCCATACTACGCGCCCGAAGCGTGAAAAAGAAATAGCAGACAAAAATTATCATTTTGTTTCAGATGATCAGTTTTTAACTTTAATTGATGAAAATAAAATGTTAGAAACCACTTCTTTTAATAATTGGTATTATGGCACAAGTATTGATAGTTTGTCTGACAGTAAAATTAATATTGGTGTTTTTAATCCTGAAGGAATTATAAGTCTTCTTAAAGATGATAGAATTGAATTAGAGATATATTATATCATCGCCAAAGAAGCGACACGCTTAATTAGGCAATTAAATAGAGAAAAAAATCCTGATGTAAATGAAATCGTTAGAAGATATACTGCTGATGAAATTCAATTTCAACTAATGAATGATATTAAGTGCAATATTGTGATAAATGAAACATTAGAAGATTATAATAATATTGTTGATCTTTTAACTCAAAAAGTTAAGCAATGGGCGGAAATGGACCAAGATAAATAATTATTTACTAACAAAACCTAAATATAGTAGAATATTCTAAAAGAACTACTATATTTAGTTTGGAGGCAAAAAATTTGTATATTATTAAACGTGATGGAAGTATAACTCAATTTAATAAAAAGAAAATTATTAATGCTATCAATAAAGCATTTATTGAAGTTGATGGTAAATTATATGAAGATGATACCGCAAAAGATATCGCGGAAGATATTGAAAGACAAATAAATCATTTCCCTGATGGAAGTGTTGGAGTAGAAGATCTTCAAGATTGGATTGAAGATTATTTAATGCGCTCTGAGCGACGTGATGTTGCTCGTGCTTATATCAGATATAGATATAAAAAAGAAGTTGCTCGTAATAAAAAAGACGATTTTATTAAAGCAATTCGTGAAAAACTTGATGGCAATAATGTAAAGAATCAAAATGCTAACGTTGACGAACATTCATTCGGCGGCCGCACAGGTGAAGCAAGTAGTGTTGTTACTAAGCAACTTGCACTTGATTATTTACTTTCACCAATGGCTCGTAAGAATCATATTGATAATATTATTTATACTCACGATCTTGATTCTTATTATGTTGGTTCTCATAATTGCTTAAGTATTCCTTTTGACGATTTACTTGCTAATGGATTTAATACTCGTCAAGCAGATGTTCGTCCTGCGGGTTCAATTAATACAGCATTTCAATTAATTGCTGTTATTTTCCAAATCCAAAGCCTTTGCTAGTTTGGTGGAGTTAGTGCCACTCACTTAGATTGGACTATGGTTCCTTATGTAAGAAAATCTTTCTTTAAACATTTCAATGATGGTATTGAGTTTTTATATGAAGGATTAGATATGAATAAATATGATGGCTGCTATAGTAAAGAAACTTCTATTGAAGATGATTTTTATAAATCATTTCCAAAAGCATATAAATATGCTATGAAAATGACTGTCCGTGAAACTCATCAAGCTGCGGAAGGTCTTTATCATAATCTTAATACTTTACAGTCTCGTAGCGGTAACCAATTACCATTTACGAGTATTAATTATGGCACTTGCACCTTACCAGAAGGCAGAATGGTGACTAAGGCGTTATTAGATGTTTCTATTGAAGGTCTTGGTAAACTTCATAAAACTTCGATTTTCCCTTGCGGAATTTTCCAATGTATGAAAGGTGTTAACCGCAAACCAGGCGATCCTAATTATGATTTATATAGATTAGCATTAGAAAGTACCGCGAGACGCCTTTATCCTAATTACGCGAATGTTGATTGGTCTGGCAATGCAGGATATGATATCAATGATCCTCGCACTTATTTCTCTACAATGGGATGTAGAACTGCGAATGGCTGGGACATTAACGGATTTGGTCAGCTTAAAGACGGACGTGGAAATATTTGTCCTGTTACTATTATTCTTCCCACTCTTGCTATGATAGCAAAAGAAGAATGTTAGAAAGAAGGACAAGAAGAAGATGTTATTCCTGTTTTCTTAGCTTTGCTTGATAGAAAGATTAATGAAGCACGTATTCAATTAATGGAGCGTTTTGAATGGATTTGTTCTCAAGACCCTGGGTCTGCGAGATTTATGTATGAAAATAATGTCATGGCTGGTTATGTTCCAGAAGAAGGAATTCGTTCCGCTCTTAAACATGGAACTCTTGCTATTGGTCAAATTGGTCTTGCGGAAACCCTTCAAATTCTTGTTGGTGAAGACCATACCACTGAATATGGTATGAAAATTGCTAAGAAGATTGAAAAGCGCTTTAAAGAAAGATGTGCTGAATATAAAGAAAAATATAAATTAAATTTTGGTGTATACTATACCCCAGCAGAAAATCTTTGTTATACAGCTATGACGAAATTTAAAGAAAGGTATGGAATTATCCCTAATGTTAGTGATAGAGAATTTTTCACTAACAGTATTCATGTTCCGGTGTGGAAAGAAATGAGTCCATTTGAAAAAATTGATATTGAATCTGAGCTGACTGGCTATTCATCCGCAGGATGTATCACTTATGTTGAACTTGATTCTACGGTAAAACATAATATTGATGCTCTTGAAACTATTGTTAATTATGCTATGGATCATGATATTCCTTATTTCGCAGTAAATGTTCCTAATGATACTTGTCTTGAATGTGGTTATTGTGATGAATTTAATGATTCTTGCCCAGTGTGCGGAAGCCACAATATTCAACAATTACGTCGTGTGACCGGTTATCTTACAGGTAATTATAAAACTGCTTTTAACTGGGGTAAACAAAAAGAAGTTGAAGCAAGGATAAAACATACGGGAGTATTAGAATGAAATATGCAGGAATTATAAAAAATGATTTGGCAGCGGCGCCTGGAGTATGTGTATCATTTTTTACACAAGGGTGTCCGCACCATTGTGAAGGATGCCAGAATCCTGAAACGTGGGATTTTAATGGTGGCAAAGAATTTACTAATAAAGTATTAGATGAATTAATTACTGCCATTAATGCGAATAATGTTGAGCGTAATCTTTGTATTATGGGTGGAGAACCTCTCTGTCCTGAAAACGAATTTTTAACTAATTTAATTATTACTGAAATTAAAAAAATATATCCAAACATTAAAATATATATATGGACTGGATATGTTTACGAGGATTTAAAGAATAGTAATAATATTAGAATTAAAAATATACTAAAAACCGCCGATTACCTAATTGATGGACCATATATCCAAAAGGAAAGAGACATCACTTTGCCTTTGCGCGGTTCCCGCAATTAGAACATTATTAATTTAAAACTTGACAAAAAAGAAAATTTGTGATATAATTTTTCTATGAAATAGATAGGAGATTATATAACAATGAATGTTTTTTATACTAATACGATGGGAGAATTATATAATTCTCCTCGTAAATTCAAAGAAGGAACTATTGCCATTTCTGGTGAGGATCAGAAACAATATTGTTACACTGGAAATGAATGGGTAATGATAGGAACTACTACTAATAATTTGTCAGATAATTCTACTACATTTCAAACTGGAATGAATTTATATGATTTTAATAAAAATATTATGATACAAATGGATCCAATTAATGAAGAAGAATTAAATAAATTAATGAGTAGTATTAATAAAATAAGTGAATATGGAATGTATTATATGTTATTATGTAAAGATTATAATTATTATACCATTTTTCACAAAAATATTCCTCCAATTATTTCAACTGGTTCTGTAGCGAGTATGGTAATTATACTTTGTCAAGAATTAGGAAGTATTGTTGGTTGGGAAAAAAATAATGATAATGCTATTGAAATTTGGATAAATATTGATAATGAATCTTATTGTTTTTATTTATTCCAATATGATGCTGGTATTGTGGAGTGTAATTAAATGATTGTTTGTAATATTAATTTATTTTCAATGGAACAAAATGTTTTTAAAACTTATGATGACGGAATGGCAGTAACTATTGGAACTTGTAGTATTTCTGATCTTCCAAATGTTTTAGTAGCATCTTGTTATAAAAACGATACTGATACTATACGTTTATATGGTATTGAAGATTTTATTAATGAATTAATTCCAAAAATTTATGAAAGTAATAGTTTAAATTATTCCAATAGAAAAGAAATTAAAGTTGAGGTAGGTTAATGAATAAGTATCTTGTAAGTGCTACAGAAGTTTATCGTGTAGATAATGAAGAGAGTGCGGCCGCGCTTATTGATGAGGCTAAGGCTGAAACTAAATATATTTTAGCTAAGTATAGTTCAGTAAAGAAAGAAAAAAAGGCTAAGGGTGAAATTGTCGATGAATGGTATCAAGTCACTCTTGTTAAAAAATTCAATGATGAAAAAGACCCTATTAGTAATATTGATGTAAATTATGAGGTAAGCTTTTAATGAAGTTTGAACGAGTAAGCAAATATCCAGACGCGGTTTTGCCCGTAAGAAAAACAGCGAAATCCGCAGGCTATGATTTTACAGTAGCAGAAGATGTTGTAATTCCAGCATATAAGAATTTGCTAAATAGATTTCCAACACGTTATTTTGATTCAATCTCTCTTGAAGATATGGGTAATATGACAAAAAATCTTAAAGCGAAACCAACTCTTGTGCCTACTGGAATTAAATGTGAATTAAATGATAATACATATCTTGAATTGTCAGTTCGTAGTTCTTGTCCTTTAAAATATTGGCTTATTCTTGCTAATGGCGTTGGGATTATTGACGCAGACTATTATAATAATCCTGACAATGAAGGACATATTTATTTTCAAATGATTAATTTATCTCCTTTTGATATTCAACTTCATAAAGGTGATGTTATTGGTCAAGGTATTATTAAACCTTATTTAATCACCGAAGATGATAATGCTTCTGGTGACCGCCTTGGAGGATTTGGTTCAACTTCAAAGTAATTACCTCAAACCTAAAGAAAGGAGGTAATTACTTGAATATCCTCTTTTTAGATTTATCTACTAAATCCACTGGTTATTGTGTATCTAATAGTGAGGGAGAAATGTTAGATTATGGACTGCTAACCGCGATTTCCTCTAATAATTTAGATAGAATACAAAAAATACAAGATTAGATTATTGAGTTGGTAAAAAAATATAATATAGAGAAGATAGTGGCGGAAGACGTTCATCCTGAAACTTATGGATATTCTGATACTTCACGTTTATTAATGTGGCTTCAAGGCGCAGTAATGTTAGGCGCGCACGGAGTTAATTCTTCATTTACTTCCAAAACATTAGAGCTAATGTAGGCTAGTGAATGGCGCAAAAAACTTGGAATTAAAACTGGTCGCAGTATTAAACGTGAAACTCTCAAACAAGCCGATATTGATTTTGTATAGCAAAAATATAATATAAAAGCCAATGATGATATATGTGATGCTATATGTTTATATACCGCATATTTCACGAAAGAAAGTTCCAATAATGATTTTAATTGGGAATAATAGATAGGCCTTAAATAAATAATCCTCCTTCCTTTCTTTTAAAATATATTAGAAGTTAATGGAAGGAGGTATTTTTTATGTCTACTTTTATTGCCTAGCATTTTATAGAAATATTTTTTGGTCTTATTTCTGCTGGCCTCTTAGCCTTTTGTAGATATATTTATACTCAAATGAAAATGTATCAAAAATTGGCAGAAGAAAAGAAAGATGAACAATTAGAGGAATTAATTGAAGAGCATATAGCTCCAATCAAAGAAGATTTAAATAATTTAAGATCTTTTGTATTGGAAGAAAAGAAAGTTAGTGAGAGATATATTGAAATAATTCTTGCTTCTTATAGATTTAGATTAATTCAATTATGTCAAAGTTTCTTAAAACAAGGATATATGACTTCAGGACAGTATGAACAGTTAGTCGAATTCTTTAAAGTATATGCAGGTTTAGGTGGAAATGGATAGGCTAAAGAGTACTATGAAAGGACTTTAAAATTACCGCTTAAAGACTAATAAAAAAAATAAGGGAATGAAACAAAAATAGTTTCATTCCCTTATTTTTTTTATCTATTTAAATAAAAGATTAGTATTATTTATAATTTCTTCACCATAAGTTCCCACCAAATCCGCAATCAATTCTTCTTCTTCTGGTTTTAATGAAATATCATAGCTAAAAATAGCAGCATGAGTTAATTCATGCGCTAATACTTTTTTTAATTTTTTATTGCTAATATTTTCATTAATATAAATTGTTGAAGTAGGATCATCGCAAGAACCTAAAGTATATATTCCAGAAGGTCGCATTAACATAGGATGATTGGAAGATACTAATAGTATCCTCCAATTCCTATTATTAATATTAACCATTCATAGATCCAATTTTAGATGCTAAAGCCTAGATTTTCTTCTCCATGTAAGAACGTTCATCATTAGAAGCATCTTCAATCATTTCTACTATATCAGAACTTAACTCTTGAAGATATTTGTCTAACTCTTTTATCTAAACACTCTTATCTTTATGAAGTTCTTTGGCTTCTATATACATCTTTCTGTGGACGCCACTACGACCTTCTCTACTATCATGGGTTTCATGAGATTTCCCACTCGTTGGCATCTCATATTCATGTTCATCGTAATCATAATCTTCCCAATCATAATCATATGTCATAGGTTTATAGATTCTTTTTTTATGAGGAGATTTATATTTTTCAGTATAATAATGTGTGGTTTCAGGTAATTCATTCATAGCTTCAGTAATAGTGCAATAATAAATGGCCTCTTCAAGGTCTTTTATCATATCTATTACTTCGCCCATTTCCTTTGTATCAACACATTCTAAATGAGCCATTTGGCTTTCTACTTGAGTTAATAATTGCTTTTTAATTTCTTGGAATTTATCACACATTTAAAAAACCTCCTTATGCCACTCTCTCAATAATTAAGCTGGCATTTTCAACATCAATAGCCTATGAACTCGTGTTTTCAATACTAATTTGAGTGCAACAACCGCCTAACACATCGAGGAATAAAGCACGTGAAACATTATTAAACTGTCCAGTAGCCGTAGGAGTAGAAATCATTGTAGAAGTAGTAACTGGCTCTCCATTAATAGCTATAGCCAAAGAAATAGCACCCGCAGTTCCAGTGGTTGGAAGTCCTATATTACCTCCAAATGAAATGCGGAAACGAGCTCTGCGTTGACCGTTCGTAAGACCGCGGAGGGTAACTAAACCGCTACCCTCGCGATACATTATGGAACAGTTTCCAGCAACAGCTGTGTTAGTGAATACTACATTAGAACCAGTAGCAACTGATTGTAAAGCATTAGCCGTTATTTCCATAATTTAACCTTCTTTCTTCAATCAGGAATTGCAACCGCATCCTGAACCATATCCGCATCCATAGCTAGTATAACTAACACCGGTATAAGGATTAGCAACAATATAAGCAGGAGTTGCTTTTGGAGACAACTGATCAATAAGATAAGCATTTTGAAGATTTTGAGAAATCTAATTTTTAAGAGTGCTATTTTCACTGGTAAGAGTCTCAATTTTATCTTGAACAAGGAAGTCAAGAATAGAACGCATATTAGCATTATTGTTGTCAATAATATCGCGGACACCATCAACGGTAGCCTGACGATTCTGGCAAGCAATACTAGCAAGATTATAATTAAGATCAGCAAAACTAGATTGAATTAACTGTTTATTTTCGCAGCAGCATTGAGCATTAGTAGCTGCCATATTACTTAATTGCTGAGTTAAATTATTAGTATTCTGCATACTTGCTACAGTATCAGCATTAATAGCCTGAGTAATACTAAAGGTATTCTGCATATTATTCATACCCATATTGCAGATATCACTCTGTAAAGTGCGAGTATTAGCATTATTAGTTTCAGCAAGATTAGCAAAACCACTTAAAAGATTAGTGTTTACTCCACTAAAACCATTACAAAGGCTAGAAGCTAAACCATTAACCCCAGATTTAAGATCGCTCATGTTAAAACCATAGCCGATTTCTTCTCGAGTTGTAGTGCCTTGGAAACCAGAACCATTAGCACCATTATTACCCCAGCCATTACCGCCCCAACCATTGAAGCAGAATAAGAACAGGATAATAATCCACCATGCTCCGTCTCCCCACATTCCGCCATCATTATTACGATAGCCATTTCCAGAAGCCGCAGCAATATCAGATAATGAATAATTAGGCGTGCTCATTGGATAATTGTAATTAAACATAACAAAACCTCTTTCTATAATTTTATTTATTTAAACCCCATTTGGGACTTAAAACTATTAAATTCTTTATCGAAATTTAACCCTCTTGATTCAAACAAATTACGAGCAAATTTTTCAATGTCATCGGATTGACCGTTCCGTGCCATTTGTAATAAATTATTGCCCATTGGCGTTCCGCCCATTTGATTTTCAAGCATAGATAAAACTAATTGCTATGGATTTTGACCGTTTTTAATCATAGCAATAATTTGCATTGGATTCATTGATTGTGTCATTTAAAACTCTCCTTAAAAATTAAACTGCGGTTTGCTCTCTACTGGTTGCTATTGAGCTGGCTAACCCGATTCCTAAGACGGCGCAACCGCGTTATTAGATCCCATAATCTATGCGAATACCTCTTTAATAGAAGTTAAGGTAGTATTAAATTCTTCTCGTGTTATATAGTCATTATTAGGCTAAGAAGAATTTGGGATTTCCTTTAATTCATACATATTAATAGAAGCTGTTCCATCCATATTTATTTGTTTTGTATAAATTCTACGATTAGCATAGTCAGGAAAATAAAAAACTGAACCATCAAAATCTATATTCATAGCTCGAACCTCTTCTAAAGAAGCAACGGGTCTAATTCGCTATGCAGTATTGTTTTGAATCACAGGTGTAGCAGTTGTTCCATAAATAGGTCTATTATTACCTATTGGATACTACTGCTATGGATAACCATAAGTATTCATGTTATTACCTCCGGAGAAATATAATAATGAAAGGTTTTATCTTTTCCTTTCATTATTATATAACTTTTATTTTGTGTAAATATATTATAATTACTGACACTTTTTGGATAAAAATTTCACTTACTTAAAATTAAATAAATTTGACACTTTATAATTTTTTATTTTACAATATTTAAAAATTTTTGTATAATTATAATATAGAAAGAATATAAAGATAGAAAAATTTTTTCTAAAATAAACAAAATGAAGGTGATTAAAATTTTTATCGTAGGTGTTTGCGACAATAGCGATTAGCAAAATGACTCATTGGAAGAAATAATAAATCAGTATTTTAAAGATTTTAATTTACCAGGATATGTATATAAATTTACTGATCCTGAAAAATTAATTAACTCCAATATTGATTATGATGCAATCTTTTTAGGAATTACATTCAAAAAAATGGATGGTATTGAAATAGCTCATCTTTTAAGAACAAATGGGTATATTGGAAAAATAATTTTTGTTTCCTCTCAAATAAATTATGGAGTAGCTTCTTATGAAGTAAAGGCCTTTAACTTCATCAAAAAACCTGTTAATAAAGAAAAAATTTTTTCTATTTTACATGAAGTTAGAGAAGAAAAAAGACGTGAATATAAATATTTAGACACTCCTAACGGAGAAGTAAAAATTGATTTGGGTAAAGTATTATATGCTGATATTCAAAAACGAAATTTGTGTTGTCATTTAGAGAACGAAATTCTAAATAGTAAAACTTTAAAAACTTCTTTTGAAAATTATATAGGAACTTTAGTTTATCATCCAGATTTTGTCTTTATTCCGCCAAGTTTAATTATTAATTTAAATCAAATTAAAATAATGAATAAAGATAATTTAACTTTTAAAAATGGTGAAGTTTTATACTTTCCTAAAAAAGGCTATGAAGAAATTAATCGACGATGGAAAAATCCATTTAGATAAAAAAAAATAAGGGAGACATTCAGTTAAGAATGTCTCCCTTATTTTTATTGTTTTAAATCATTACTTGGAGTACGATAATTATTTACTGTAGATTCAATCTTCTCTTGTAAATATTTATTCAAATCACCAAAAGCGTTATTTAAATACTCTTTAGCATCATCACTCAAAATAAGCAATACTGCTTGATAAGTTTTCTAAAATGCTTCTTTTTGAGCAGCTTCATCAAACTTACCTTGTTCTTTAAGAGAATTTACATAAGTTTGATTAGTGGCAATAACACAATTAGTAATTGTGTCAGTAGCCATTTGCACATATTTATTTAAAATATCGCTGTCGGTTTTCTTTTGTAATTCCGCACTTTTTGCTTTAATCCAAATAACTATAAAAGTAGTTAAAGCACCAAGCATAGGAATTAAACATACTTGAAATAATTGATTAATTAAATTTTGATCCATAATATTATCTCCTTTTTATCATAATAAATATTTATATTAAGACCAAGCAACAGGGACATGAGTCCAAGCACTAGTCGTTGATTTTCTATATTTTAAATGGCCCGTAGAAGAAGTTGTATCTATCCATAATAATGGTGTAGTTCCAGAAGCAGGTGAAGTTGGACCAATATAAATGGCATAATCGGTAGTGGTGCCAATTACTGGAGTTTTATCTATTGTTGCCCAAGCGCCATCAGCACGTAAGTATTTTGTTGTACTACCGTCTGACTTTGGAACAACACCAGCTTTACTAGTTGAGAATTGAGCTGGGGTGGCATTATCCACATATTTCTTTGTAGCTAACTCCATATCAGCCGTAGGAACATAGCTGCTATCCATAATAATTCTGCCGTCCGCAGTCATTATATTAGATTTATTTTTATATACTGCTTGTGTTACGTCGTCAGGAACAGTTGCTAATTTATCATCAATTTGTTTAATAGCACTACTTACTTTATTATTAATAGTTATTTCAGCATTATCTACTGCTTCCTAAATCTAAGCAACTTTTTCATCTACATTAATCGCGGCAGCTCCTTCAATACCCATAACCGCGAGATAATCATTAGCTTCGCTGGTCCACCCATTTAAAGTAATAATTTTTCCTTTAATAGTATAATGATCTGTTTCTTTTAACATAATACCATTGTAATATAAAGTTAAAGCACTGCTATCATCAAAATCAAAAGGAATGGTAAATGTATTCTAATTTGCTTTTGCTGTAAACACATATTTATTTACAGGTTTGCTCACTATATTTGCAGGACAAGTAACATTATGCTCAATTCCATTAATATTTATTGTACCAATTTTGCTTCCAGTATCATCAATATTTTCATAAGATACTTCTGACAATTCCGCTAAATTACGACCATTTTCATCATAGGTAGCATAATCCGCATGATCGGTATATAGATTTAATCTTTTGTCCGCGGTGTCAATATAAAATTTATGAGTATCTTCTGTAAAATAAGCATAGCCCTCTGTAATAGGAGTGCTTTCTACTGTTGTAAATAAAGTTTTTCCAGAATCTAAAGATGGAAAGGGTATTTTTCCATTAACCGCTTTCGCATCATAGGTGACTAATCTATCTGAATCACCTTTTAAAATTTTAAATAGAGCCATCGATCTTCAATAACTCCTTTCTATAAATTAATGGTATAGAATTAAATTAATAATTCTATACCATTTAGTTTATTTATTCGAGAACAATCCAATAAACATCCAACCCATTACCGCCAACAAATCCTTCTAAACGTGCTAAGCGTTCCCAAATTTGTTGTACTACTTGGCTATCATCAATTACATAATAATCTTCTTCTTTTACGATAGAATCTAAATTAAGTTTAGAATAAACCTAAAGACTTGCTGGTAATGTATTTAAATTATATAGTAAATTATTAGAATCTTTTTCTATTTTATAAAAAGTTATCATATAATTTAAAGTACCAGATTTTTTAGTAGCACTATAATTTAAAACCCAAGGAAAAATAATTTTATCTTTGTGAGTTAAAGTATCATAATATGGAACGGGATAAATGCGTTTTTCATTATCAGCATTAATATACTAAATAATACACATCATATTAGTTAAATCCATAGTATCAAAATATCTATCTATTTCAAAATAAATAATTTCAGCAGCGTGATCGCCTTCAACTGTAATATAACTATTTTCATTACTAATAGTTCTTGAGTTTAAATCTATCTAAACTAACTTTTCATCTTCTGGGGCTGGAAGAGCAGGATACTTAACTGGAAAGTTTTCATCTTGTATTTGATGTAAAACACTATAATAATCAGTTGGATTAGTTATCATTTATCTTACCCCTCAATCTTAAAGGTTCCTGGTTTTGATTTTCTTTCACCTTTCTAGATAATTACAGCTACTTGAGTAATATTTTCATCTACTTCTGTTGAATTTTCAGAAGTTGTTTTTTGAGTAAGACCATTCGCATTTTTCCATTGATATTCATAAATACCATTGCCTAACTCACTAGTATTTTCGAGTTTAACAATATATTTTCCATTTTCAATTGAAACTTCTTTAATAACAGGAACTAAATTAGTTGGGTCAAAATAATTAGTAAAACTAATTGTAGGATAATCTATATTGTCTTTATTTTTATAACCATGAACTGATAAAGTATAATTATCCTCTTTAGTTAAAGTTACAGTTTTTTCAGTGCTAAAATCAGAGCCATTCTTTTTCCAAAGATAAGTACACTGAACGCCTTCATCATTCTATCCAACAGCAGTAATAGTATTAGAAGAACCATAATAACATCCATTATCAGGGGAAGGATCAAGAACAATTCTAAAATCTTCACTAATTCCTTCAACAGAAATAGCTAATCCAGCCCATTTAACTTCTTTACTCACTTGATTGGCAGTTGTACCAAATGCGGTAACGCTATAACTTCCACATCCATCAACTTCGCAGTATTGAACTTTTAGGTAGAGATCGTTTTTCTTAGCAGTATAGTTCTCAAGATTAATATCACTGCTACTATTAATATAAGAGTCTCCATTTTTAGTGAAATAAGTTAATTTCTCATTATAAGTCATATCTCCACTAAAAATACTACCATCTTCAACAATTTTTTTGTATTCATAGCCGATACCATTTTTTAATTCAGTATTAGTTCCTCTATAGTTACAAATCCATTTATATTCAATAGTAGTATTATCTGGATTGTTTAAAGTATCATTATAAGCTAAAGCATATAATTTATCGCCAGTTAAATAAACTGATTTATTATTTAAAATACTTGTCAAGAAAGCCACATTATCAGGAACTCCAAAGCCCGCGGATTTCTTTGAATCAATTAAACTTTCTAAATACCCAGTTAAATAATCAACCGGTTGCGCAGTGACTAAATCTTCATCAATATCTAAAGTTTTATTAATAACCATTTGCGCAGGTAATGTATTAAATACATACATTAAATTATTATTATCTTTTGGATTCTTTTTGAAGAAAATAATAGAAAACTATAAAGTACCAGACTCACTAGTTACTTCATCACTAATTTGCCAACCAAAAATTAATTTTCCAGCAGTACCAATATCGGGGCAAATAGCTTCAGAATAACCTTGAATTTGATCATTTAAATAATACTAAATATAAATTTTAATATCATCAGCTGCTAAATCTTGTAGATCAAAATATCTATCAATTTGAAAATAAATTGTTTCTGCCAAATGATCATTTTCAACAGTAAGTAATTGAGTTTTTCCAAATTCTTTAGTTAATTCAATTTGACGAGTATCAGCGTTTATATTTATAATAGGTTCATCTAAAGGTATACGAAGAACAGATGGATCTAATTTCTTCATTTGAACGATACCAGTGATATTACTATAATAGTCTTCAATAGATTTTATTTCAACGATTTTTCCATTAACGTTTTTTATTGAGTTATCTTTAGCTAAAGTATTGATTTTCTTTTGAAGCTCTTCCCATTTAGCTTGTTCGATAACACTATCATTTTTAACTATCAAATCTATCTCTTCCTTTCTAAAAAAATTAGGTTAAATAGTTTCTTTTCCTATTTAACCTAATTTTTTTTATATTTAAATCAATGTATTCTGGCCTATTTAGACCTCATACCATTCTTCTAATTCATCTTCGGGAACTAAAGGAGAGATGGAAAAGAATTCTTTTCCATCTCTCGTTAATTTTTTATTATAATCCGCTATTAATCTATATAATTTAGTCACAGGAATTCCTGTTAACTATATAGAAGATTCAATAATACCATTAGAACCCATATATCTATAAACAATTTCTTTTTCCATAATTTATCCTCACTTTACAATAGGCTCTTCTTCAAAATTCGCTCTATTAGATATCATTGCTTCATAAATATTGTGTAAAGTATTTTTAATACTTTCACCATAACTAGCAACATAATAATATCTAAAACGACCTGTGTATCCATTAGCCACTGTAGGCATACCAGTTTGACGAGGAGTAAAAATATTGCCAGAGCTATCTGCTGTAATTTGTTTAATTGGGTGTTTATTAGTACCAATCTATACTTGAATAGCGCCAGTATAACCTTTAAACTAATTACCAGACATATTTAAAATTGTCTGACCAGAAAATGCATTTATATCAAAATTAAGAATACCGTCTTTGCATCCCTCTATAATTAAATTATAAGGAGAATAAGAACCCATCTTACTTTGATAAAATGCTTGAGCTCCAAAAGTCAAACCTTCAGTAGAAGAAGAATAAGGAATTATGTTATTACGACTTAAAGGACATTGATAAAATGCTTTAGTACCAATTTTCTTTAAACAATCACTAAATTGGAAATATTCTAACCCACTATCTAAAATAAAAGCATAATCATCTATTACAGAAATTTTATTGCTATCTTTTGGAGCAAAAAATATCGCAGTGATATTAGGATTTACTTGAATACCAACTGCTGCTGATGGATTAACTTGGCTATATTTAATTCTTGTAATCGGCTAACCGTTATAAGTTGTAGGTAAAGTAACTTTACCTTTTAAATTCTTAGCTAAGTCAGTCATTACAAATGATAACTCTCCATCAGAATTTATAATATCATAATATTTATGAGTAGAATCATTAGTTAAAATATTATCATAAACACTAATCGGCTCTCCAACAGCGTAGAATTCGCGGTCAGCATAGGCTAATTGTTTAGTTAAATCAATTTTAACTCCATCTTTATCCGCCCATCCCGTCTATCTCCAAGTCCATTCTAATGAGTCTTCACCTTCTGGTAAATCAGATACTTCTGTATTATTAAAATAATAAAATTCTTCTGGAACAGTAATTCTTTCACCATAATTAAATACTTTCTTTACAGTTGAATCATTAATAACGCGGTCACCATTAACGAAAGTGATCGTATAAGATTTGCGTTCAAATCTCGCTTTAAAAATATAATCCATTTTATTAGATTGTAAAGACAAAGAATTCCAATCGCTTTTTAAAACAACGTCTTCTTCATTTACATTTTTTCCAACAGTAATTACTAATTCCCCCGTATCATCTTCCCAACCTTTAAAATCATAAGTTGGCATTTTTTCTTGTAAGCTACCAAAAGAAATATAAGTTTCGCTAGAAGAATTTGTTGGATCATCAAAGAATTTACTGCTAGATAAGGGTAATTTCTAAGTTTTTAGAACCTCCTAAATTAATACTCCATCAATATCTTCTTTTTCTAAAATAAACTTGGCAGAACATTCTTGTTTAACATTTTCTACAAAAATTATTAAATCAGGGTATTTATCCTATAACTCAGTCTAGATAATAGATTCATCAATCTAATTATTATTTTTTATATACATAACACCAGATATTTCTGGCTTATTAGTATTAAGACCCCTATAATTATTATAAATATCAATTAATAAATTATAATCAGTTATTATACTATGATTATTATTGTCTCCATTTATTGTATCTAAATAATAAATCTAATTATTTTTAATATCAGATTTTGTTATTTTATTAACCTAATCTTTTGGAATAGCTACCAACTAAAAATGTCCATTATCTCTATAATAAGATTTTCTTTCTGGATCAAGAGTTGTTTTAGTGTCAGTTAGAAGTCTATATGGACTCCACTAAACATTATTTAAATTAATAATACAATTAGATAAATCTAATTTACTATTTTTACTAGCTGAAATATATTTGCGTAACAATTCATAACTATTATAACCTAAATTACCGCCTCGAATATCAAAAGTTCTTATCTCGGTTTTTTCTTTTCCTTCTTCAGCATCAGTAAGACCTTGAATATATAAACCACGATTTTCATCTGAGACCTCAAGTTTTCCAGTAATTGGATTTTTTTCAGGATATATATAGTTAGTTATTAATTTCGTTAATAAATTAGCTTCTATTAAACTTAAATAATTTGTTCGATTGGTTAAATATAAAGTATTTAAAGCTACTCCAGGAGCAAAATTAACTCTCGGGATATTAGATTTAGTATTTCTAAAGTTTTCAAGTTTTTCACTTTTAGTTAAATCTAATGCCCCCTAGTCTTTTTTAAAGTTAATATTACAAAGATTCATTTCTTTAAGTAAAGGCATTCCGCCTTTTGAGAAGGACCAGTCATTTACATCATTATTAAAATATTCATTACCACTTTCATCTTTTCCATCATATCCTAATAATAAATCAGTTAAACGCTCCATTTTTCCTTCAGCCGCGAACTCTTGGAAATATAATTTACTTAAATCACCGAGAGATTTCATTTGATCCATTCCATAAATATAATATAATTGTTCTTTATAATTACCACTACTCATAATCCCTTTTTTAATATCAGGAGCTACATATTTAACTGGTTCTAAACCATTATATTTCTTTGAAGGAAAATTCTCTCCATCTGTACCAATAGTGACATAAGCATTGCGGGCGGGTTCCATATTAATCCAATACTCACCATCAAAAATATGATTTTTTTCTCCGAATTCAGCATTATTTTTCCAATACTAAGAATTTGTAATTAATCCTTCCATATTTTGAGTATTAGTACCTTCAATCCATTTATCAGACGTATTTTTAGGATTATTCGCAGAAATACGACTTCTGATATAACTTCCTCCACCATTTCTAGCATAAGTACCAACGGTTAACCAAGAGTCGATGTAATTAAGACGATTTGCTAAAAATTGCGCGCGATAAAGATTTCTATCTCCTTGCAAAGCATAAAAATATTTATCATCTTCAACCTCATATGAACCTCCATCAGTCAAACGACCAAACACTGGCATATCTTTGGCTTTAGAGTTTGTTGGAATAATATACTTAAATTCTTCGTCTAAACTTAAGGCAACAATTGGTCTGTCTCCTAGAACGGCATAGCTATCAAGAAATACCGATGGATCAGTACGATACCATTTATCTACAATATCACTTTTTTTAGCCCCGCTTCCTGCTCCTTTGGTAAAAATTTTATTTACTCTTGAATCATTTGGACTATAAGAATTATTTTGAGTTCCCATTAATTGCTTATATTTATCCACCATCTTACTTCTAAAGAAAGTGTAAAAATTATTCCAAAGAACACTATCATTAGTTGAAAAACTTCCTTCTTCAGTAGCATCAATGTAGTATTCAAAAGATGGGATACCAGTATTATTAATACCTAATTGAGTATCAATATCATAAAAGATAGGATACCAAATATAATGTTGTTTGCCAGTAGATTTTTGAATATTACCTTTTTGAGGTCCCCAAGAAGCAAACATTGCATTTTTTCCACGAGAATCATAACATTCAAAAATTTCTGTCATTAAAAGGTAAGAAGCTAAATATTCAATATCAAAGAAATTACTTAATTCATTTTTAAATTTAGCTTGACGGTATTCTTTACTATCTTTAGTATAAGTAATAGAGCCATAGGTTACTGGATTAGGTAATTTCCATCTTTCCTCAATACCTTCTTCATTTTTATTAAAAGAATAATAATCTAAAGAAGAATTAAATTTATCAGAACTTAATACATAAATTTCATTTTTACTATCAGTTAAAAGATAATAAATATTTGCTTTATATACTTTATCTGAATTATTTGTAAGTTTTATGCTTACATACTTTAAACTATTATTTTCATTAATCTACTTATAATATCTTGTTTCAGAGTTATATTCTTCAGAAGCTAATTTATAAATAATTTTTCCATTTTCATTAACTCCATCTTCAACATAATAGACATTAGGAACATATATAGCTTCAGCTAATCCATCAACTTTAGTATAAATGCCCATAGATGGAATTTTTAATTTCTATCCATCATCAAATTCAATATCGCAATCTAAACAAGTACTCCACACCCAACTAACTGCGTCTTCCCAGTTAGACATTAAAGCTAAGAGTAATTCTTGTTTACTTGTATCATTAGCAACATTAAATTCTATTTCTTCTCCGTCTGGGTTCTTTATAATCCATTTAATAGATTTTATACCAGTAATTTCATCAACTATTTCTTTTTTAGTAAGTCTATCTGGGGCTACATTTTTTAATTCTTCCCCAACAATCTTAGTCTATGTCCCATCTGGATCAAGCCACTCTTTTAAACTAAATAAATTATCAGCAATTAAATCATCATTTGGATTATATCTTGGTTCAAAAGAATCAACGACTTTTGGAGCGCCTTTAACTAATTCAGGATTATCTCCATCTGGAGGGATTACCATATTAGGATTTCTAAATGATAATTTATAACGATTCCAAGGGTCGCGGAAAGAGCAAAAAGTTCTTGAATTGTTCTAAAATTCCCAACATTCTGCCATATCTCTTACTTTAGGGTTGCCCGTAATTTGATTTTGTAAAATCTTTTTATTTGGCTTAAATCCAAAACATTCATCTGAGCCTTTATCTAATAACATATTATATTTGCCAATAAAAATACAGTTATTACTATTTTCCTTAGAGTAAGTATTATCATCGTTGGACATATAATGGAAAGCTAAAACGGGGAATCCTTTTACCGAAGTGCGATAATCTTCTAAATTTCCATATAAATTATAATTATCAAAAGAATCTTTATAGTCTTCTACTGGATGTTTAGAATAAATCTCGTTAACTAAATTAGCAAATCCTCTATTATAATCTCCAGAAGATTCCATAAAATCTATTTTTAAAGTAAATTTAGTAGTACCGACTGTCTTATTATCCATATAAAACCACTCTAAATAACAAGGATGTTTAGTTATATCTTCATTATACTAGTCTCCTGCTTTTTTATAGTCTTCAGCAAATGGGCCTCTATTTAAAAGCATTGATTCTTTGCATTTAGCTTTATAATTACGACGAGGATAAAATTGTGAAGAAGTCCCTTGAACTTGGAAAGTACATCCATTAAGAACAGTTATAAAACTAGGACAATGATGCATATAATAATTCTATACCGCAGTATATTTTACTACTTCTTCCTATGTTTCTTCATTTTTTTCGATTACAGGTTTCCATCCTTCTTTTATAGCAACTTTTTCTAATTCACCACTATTGTAAGCAGCGTCTAAAGCAGTGTTAACAAATTCTAAAGTTCCTTCCTAGCTTCCTTTTGCTTTAGAATAAGGTAATCTATTATCCGTATTATTTTTATTATTTTTAGTAGTCCTTAGAATAATATAGGGCATTAAAGGTTCAGTCGGATGATTATCATTATACTTTTTCATTTTAGTATAAGAAAATACATCATCTTTTAATACCGTATTGTTTTCATAAAGATCTTTTTGGTCCCACTGTTTTATACTTCTCTTATCAAAAGCGTAATTTTGGACTATTTCAGGAATAGTTAAATCTGTATCATAAACTCTAATACTATAAATATCAATATCACAAGTATTAGACATAAATTTAATGAAATCAGAATCAATATTCCAAACATCACTACTACAACGTACAACACTAGTTAAAACGCCATTCATAAAAATTTCTAATAATTTAGAATTTCCGCCTTCTATATCACTTTTCTTTTTAGTATAAACAAATGAAAGATTTAGCATTTCATTTTCAATAAAATCAACTGAAACTGTTTCTTGAGCCCCGTTAGCTGTAAATACAGCATCCTATGGACTAAAATAAATACCAGGAGAAACAGAATTCTCTAATTTACCATATGCACAAACTAAATTCTTTAAATTAAAATCTTGTTCTATTTTATTATATTCTAAATCATCATAAGTATAATTAGTTGTCGGTAAATATTCTTTAGTTAAAAACTCATCATAATTAAGATATTTATTTTGGGCTTTAAATTTATCCCAAGCATCATTATCTTCCCAATTATCTTTACTTACTTTATATCTAGTATATTTAGTTATAACTTTAGCATAATTTTGAGGATTCTTTATTTTAAATTGAATCTCAATAGTAGCAGATGATGATCCATCTTTAAAAGCCATTTTTCCGACTGGGATAGATACTTCAGCACCATTGCTTACTCGTAAACAAGTCGTATTATTTTCATCAAAAACCCAACCATTATTATACCAGTTAAAATTTTTAAATTCTACATATTTATTATTATTAATTAAATAAGTTTCACGACCTAATTTTCCTTCTGAATTAGAACGACCAGTAGCTATAAAATTAACCTTTAAATTATCTTTTTTTACTAACTTCATATCTCTTAAAGGGTCAATTAAAATTGTAAAATTAAAATTACGAGAATAAGAATAAGGATCAGTACCAACTTTAATAGTATAATAAGAACTATCATCTACAGTTAAATTAGTAATTTCCCAATATTGCCATTCTCTAACTTGCGAACTATCTAATTCTCTAGTTCCTACTTGAACACCATTTTTATAAAGAGTTATAAAAGCTCCATTATTATTTGGATCTAATACTTTAAAAGGAATTCTTATTGTCTCATAAGTATAATATTCTGTTTTAAAATCTTGTACCCAAATTAAAGGCATTTTATTGCCTGGTTCTTGAATAACGATTTCTTTCTAAATAAAATCTGTTCCTGTACCTTTTTTAGAATTATTCATTAAATATAACTTTGCCTTTATTATATGCTCACCATGAGTAAAATAATTTTTTAAAGTAGAAACTTTATCAGTCCCTAATATATTTGTATCAGGAGTAATAACAAAAGAATCTTCAGAAGAAGAATCAGTATCACTATAAGTTCTATCTAAAACTAAATAATCATCAAAATAAACTTCAACAGATCTAGCAATATCTTCAGACATTAACCAACTAACAGATATTTGTCCATTATCAACTGGACTATCATTACTAAAACTACTTTCTTTCCAAGTAAAAGAAAGATGATGTTTATTAATATTAATAGTATCAGAGCTTTTCTAAAATCTATTATTTTCTTTATCAGGATTATAATAAATACTAAAATTAATTTCACTAGAACATGAATTTCTTAAAATATTAGTTAAATCAATTTCTTGCGGAATATTATGCTCATAAGTAGTAGGAGGAGAAGTATAATAAATTTCTTTTTCTGTAGCACTTTTAATTTCGCTTATAGTTATAATTCCTTGCACAGAAGAAGATTGTGGAACTCCTCCAACAGTTCTACATTTAACCAATACCTTTACTTTAACATTTTCTTCATTCAAAACATCAACAGGACTATCGGGTGGAATTCTTGTTAAAGAAACAGTTCCTAAAACTTTTTGTTCAGAGTCTCCTTCTCCGCCACCGCCCGCCCCGGCGACAGTTAATTTTTCACATCTCGCACATTCTTCGCGGTTTTCATTTAAAGCAAATCCTAAAATTCGATAAAAACATCCGTCTAAATTTAAAATTAAATCATCTATATGACAATTTGTTATAGATAATTTTGATAAAAGAATTAAATAAGCCACTGGGTTTTCATCCGCATCATATTCAATTTCTACAGTATTATCTGTACCGTAAATTACCTGAACACCACTAGACCCTATTGGCATTTTATTTTCAGTTGCCGTATCTAAATAAATTCGGCCTGTATCTGTTGCCACATAAAAATATCCATCGCTTTGAGGATATTCTTTTATTTTTTCTTCTGGACCCTATACAGGACGAAAACGTATCTTAGACATAATTTACTCCTTTCTATCCTAAAAAAAATATGGGGAAAGAATATTTCATCTTTCCCCATAAAAACATTCTTCTATATAAAATAGAAAAAATTATATTTATTATTAAATAGTATTGCCCTTAGAATGTTCCCCACTCTAACTCAAAATTAACTTTAGCATCATCAGTCGCAGTCGCCGCAGAAACATTAACCTTTAGGCTATTACTAGTGAAAACAAGCGGTTTGCCTTCAAGATCAGCACCAGCAACTTTAAGATTAGGAATTAAAGTATCAGTACCATTTACCGTATAATCTGCATTAGCAATTTCTTGATGAGTATTTTTTACAGTAAAAGTTTTTTGAGTAGATTTAATTACATGCCCTTGAGCATCAATTTCAGTTGGCTCATTAATAGTAATAGTTTGTTCATCAGCATAGGGTTGAGAAACTGGAGTATTTACAGTTAAAGTATTACTATGTTTAATAGTAACAACTTTAGAATTAGTAGGTTGACCTTTTGAATCTGTTAAAACTTTTGTTTCTAAAACAATACCACTTTCACCGTTAAGAGCATAATCTAAAAGTTTTTTAGTAGAACCAAGTTTAATGATAAAACCAGCAGTACTATTATCATTGGCTCCTTCAATTTCAGTAACAGGATCATCGGCAGAAGGAACATAGGTCCAATTAATAGTACCAGTAATAACCCCATTAACTTCTTCACCAGAAGCAATAATTAAATCACCAGGACGTAAATAATGACCATTCCAAAGTGTATCTTCGGCTCCAGTATAAATAAAGGTATTACCTTCAGTAATTTCAGTAATATCAGAATTATCATAAGCAATAGCTCCATCTTTAACTTGGAATCCGCCACGGAATACCATAGCATTAATAGTTCTAAGTTGATTATCAATATCTTGTTTGCTATAAACAGGAAGAGTTAAAACGCCATCTTTAAATTTGTAGCTACCAGTCTTGCCTTCTAAAGCAATTTCTGGATCAATATCAGCAGATAAAGTCGTACCATTACCAGCTCCTTCAACACCAGGACCACTAATAGAAGCAGTAAAACCAGTACCAGTACCGTGATTAACTACATCAATACTATCAACAGCTTTATTTACACTTAATGTATAGTTTCCTGTAGAAGTTTCAGCAATATTAACATTACTACCAGCAATAATATTAAAATTACCTGCGTCAGTATCAGTATTTTTCAAATTAACATTTAAAGTTTTTTCATTTAAAGAAGAGCTTAATTGATAATTGATTCCTTTTAAACTCAGTTTAACAGTGTCTACACCTTTATCATCAACAGCAGGAACTGCTTCAATTTGGATATAATCGCTACCTATAATATCATAAGTCTCAGTAATAATATTACCACTACTGTCAGCAATAGTATTAGTTATAGAAACTCCATTAGGTTTTTCAGGATTGCTGTTTACTGATACATTGCTATTTTTTTTATTAGTATCTAAAACAGTATCGGTGTTAGTTTGAATCCAACCTTTACCATTATTAATACATAAAATATTTTTATCTTTTACATAATAAAATTCACCAGCAGTGTTTTGAGCAAAACTTTGAGGTAAACCTGCGGTAGTATCAACTACATTAATACCTTGATTTACAGGAACACAATTATTTTCATCTACGCCATAATAAAGACGGCTTGGCTTTTTATAGTCCTCTGCGGACTTATCATCATTAATTACTAAATAAAATGCACCAGGTTTATATCTGCCTGCCACATTTTCAAATTCGGCTTGAGAACCTTTTAAAAACTTAACGTTCAATCTTTTTCACTCCTTTAAATATCAGACCAAGAAACAGTTTGTTCAACTGCTTCAACACGAGTTACCAAATTATCAGGACCTTTATCTACTAAATATTTATTAGCTATATTAATTGTTTCAATATCTCCCTAAGTTAATGTTCCTACTGGCATATTAATCCATGTGCCTGCATCAGTAAGAATATGTTTTCCTTTGATTTCATGTAAAGAAACTGGAACTAAACCTGGGACTGTACCCTTAAAAACAGGAGCTAATTTAGCTAAATTTTCTTCTGTAGATAATTTTTCAACAATAGAATTAATTAAAGTCTCATTATTTTCTAAACCCTAATTAACCCATTTCTTTTGTTCTTCATTATAAATTAAAACTTGATTTGTCTTAACTTCATTGAGAACAATATCACTTAAATCGCTTAACTTACCTGCGGAACTAATTCCACCGCAAATTAGACGACTACCTAAATAAAGTTCTCCAGAAGAATCATTTTCTCCATAAATAAAATATAAAGTATCATTGTCTCTTTTCGTCCCTAAATTTTCAAAAGCGGTTTTAGAACCTCTGACAAATTTTACATATTTATTTAATGTATTAGGCAAGATAATCGACTCCTTTCTATTATTTATAAAATCTTTTTAATCAATACTAAAAGGGTTTGGCCTATTAAGACCAAACCCTTTATTTAAATTAAGTTGTTTCAGATGGAGTATCAGTATTATTCGAATTATTCTTTAAAGCATCAACATCAGTTCTTAATCCAGCAATTAAATTATTTAATTCAATATCTTTGTCCTATAATGCTTTAATAGTCGTATCAGATTCCGCGTCTTTATCCTATAATGCCTTAATAGTTGTATTTAACTACGTATTTTTATTCTATAATTCTACAATTAAATCAAACATTTCTGCTATGGTTTTAGCTCCATTAGTTCCAGAAGTTGCATTATACGTAAGACCGCGCACTGCGTCTTCATTTAATTTACTACTTGCTAAAGTATTTACATCAGCTAATGTGCCAGTATAATCGCCTAAAAGATTTGCTTTTAAAGTATTTAAACTACTCATAGTAGCAACTTTATTGCTACTACTATAAGTTCCATCAAAAGTAATAGGTAAATCATTTTCTTGTAAGGCACTTCTTGAAACAGTTATTAAACCATCTTTTTCTTCTACAGCCGTAACAAATTGTTTATCTACCTTGTTATCAGTTTTATCTAATTTATCAATAGCCTACTTAATACTATAAGCAACAGAATTAGTAGTAGATACGGCTCCATTTAAAATATCAATTTTATCGCTTAAATTACTAATATTATCTCTATCACTATTGATTCCTTGTCTTAAGCCATAAAGAGTTGGAATAGTATCTTTACCAAAACTATTATTAGTTTGACCCAATAAAGTATTATATTTGCTATCGCTATTATCAATCAATCTATTAATACTATCATTAAGAGTTGTATCTTTGGTAATAGTATTTAATTTATCATTAGTAATATATCCAGTTCCTAACGTTAAAGTACCTAAATAAGATTTTTCACTACTTAAAGCTCCGGTAGTATCAATAAAACTTAAAGAAGTAAGAACATTACCCTCTTTAGTATTTTCATAAGAGCCTTTTGGAATACTAACTGAGAATGTTTCTTCTTTTACAATATGCCCAGCTCTATCTGTAAATAATTTAGGTAAAGTAATAGAAGAGCCAAAAGTACTAAAATCAACATCTTTACCATAATTTTTTGATGCTTTACTTACATCTAAATTATTATGGGTAATTTTAATAGCTCCACCATTTTTTTCGATATCTGCATTTATTGAAATTAGGTTATCTCCTTGAATAGTCGCAGATTTCATATAATTGTCATTAATATCATTATCGGTTTCAGTAGAAAAGTAAATAAGTTTATTGGTCTCTAATTTTCCTAAATTCATTTTTTTATTAAGAGTATTTAAAGCTCCCTTAACATTAGTTTTGTCAAAATTAGTAGTAGAATCATTACGATTTTGACCATAAAGTAAATCATAAGTTTCACATACTGCATTACCAAGAGCAGGAAGTTTTACTACAAGTGATTTGCGGTCATAGCCATCTTCAATCGGTTCACCAACAACATTATCCTATTCTACATTATAATAAAATTTATATCCTGACTAACTTAATTTATAATTAATACTATTTTTTGTAGTATTATCATAAGAGTGTTTTGTTTTACTAAACCCTTCTTTATTATAATAAATATTATTATCATCTAAATCAAGTTGAAAATTAGTAGGAACTCTTAATTTATAAAGTAAATTTGTACTACTTTGATCTGCAGTTATAGCAGGTCCAAGTTCACTTTCTAAATAATAAATACGTCCTTCAGTTTTAGTATCATTATTATCTAATTTATAATGACTATCAGTTTCATCGTAATAATAATACTTACCTGGTTGATATACAATACTAGCGTTATCAACCGCAACATATGGGTCTTGAGGAAGCAATGGATAAATTGAAAAATTTGGAACAACAGTATTTAATTCAGCAATCTAAATATAAGTTTCTTGATTATTAATATATTGTTTTATCCAAACGGTAGAATCATATCCTCGTCCATAAACGGGATAATCTATTTGATAATTTTTATTATACTATTCATCATCAACTCTGTCATTAGTAATTCTAGTAAGATATCTCCAATACGGAGCACCATCAGATTTGATATCTCCCGTATATAAATACCAATAACTACTTTTACTAATTTTTACCATTTTTCCTTTTTCGCATAAAATAATATGAGAATCACTTCTATCAGTAGGATCATCATACATATTCCCATTATTGTCAAGATAGCCTATTATATACTAAGAAGCTGGAAGACCATACTCGACTAAAACATAGCGACCTAAAAACACTCCATCGCTAGCACAATTATTATCCATTTGAAGTCTATTATTATAAATTCTATCAAAAGCGAAGGTTGTTTTTGAAGTATTAGTTATATTACCATAAAAACCCATTATCAACCCTCCTCAAATAAATAATCTATAATAAGATACGCTTCTTTATTTTGATTAATCAAATTCATAGAACTTCTGTCAAATTTAATTAAATTAATAGTAGAAATACCTTCTAAATCTAATTCATAAATACCAGTATTTCCAACAATAATAGCATTAGAGCTATCATTCAAATAAAATTTCGTTCCTGGTAAAGTCTAAATACCCAACTGAGTAATCAACACATTTTGATTATTATTTTTAAATGCGGTTCCTGTAATTAGTTTACTCATATTAACATCACTTGGATAGTTCTTAGAATTAAGACCTTCACCATAATAACGAATTTGTCTTATCTTTCTTGCCATTTAGTGGTCCTCCTTAATATACTCTTGATATTGCTTTGGTGGCACTAATAGACATTGAACCATTATAAGTTAATGGAATAGTTATTTTATTAACTAAATATTCTCCTTCAACGCCACTTCTTTTATCTTCAATATAAATTCTATTATTAGGTTCTAAATAATAAACTGGAATAGTAGAAATTGAAACACTTTCCGTACAATAAGCTGTTGTATAAAGTAAATCTTCAATTTCATCAACTGCGCTCTTACCTTTAGAACTAATTTTAAAATAATTATCATACCCTGAAGGAATATTAATCCAAATATATCCACTTTCTATTGGATAATTATTCTAAATAATAGAATCATAATCTGTCTATGTCATAAATAATACATCAGGTGTATCTCTATAACATATGACTTTTATATTAGTATCATTAATTGCTTTTGTTCTATCTCCGATTAATTGAACTGAGTATTTAGCAATATCCGCATTTTCTTCTCCAATAAAATCAAACCAGAAATTTAAATTCTCAGGATTATTCTTTACTTCTTCTTTAAAATCTAACTTATCATAATCATAAATATCTCTCCAAAAAGAAAATAAATCTACATAATAAGTTTCATAACCAGTTATTCCAGAAGGATAAAAATCAGGATTCGCGGTTGCCACTTTACTAGTAAAATCATCCGCATAATTATATTGATAATAATCTACAGCCATACGATATAAAACTTCACGCCAATCACAATAAATAACTCCCGGTTCATTTTCGCTTTGATACCATTTGTTTTTATAAGTCTTTTGTTCTAATTGCGGATTCATAGTATCAAAAATATCATTATTATACATTGTAGATTTATACCTATTTATATCATTATCATTCACAATAATTGTAGTATATTGAATAGGTTTTTGATCTATTGCATATCTTAAATGGATAGGGATTTCTGCCCCACTAGCGCTTTCTCTCTATCCCCAAATAGAAAAATCATTTCTTAGATTAGCAATCTATGGAGTATTATTAAAAGAAATAACCGTCTATCCATCTCTAAAAGAATAAATTGAAGAAGAAGAATAAACCGCAGGCTCAATATAATTATCTCCATTAGAATTTTTTACTATATTATTCCAAGATTGGTATTCATAAAATTTCTTTCGCTAAAAAATGAATCTACCATCTATATCATAGTAATACTCGAAACAACTTAACATATTTTTAATTTTATCTAATACACTAGTTATATTTTCACCAACACTCGTAATAAGCTCTCCTGCATAGACTAAATCACAAATACGATAACCAACTGTTTCATTAGTTATTCGACTTATAATAGTGTAAATAGTTCCATTATTTACCAACCTTACTTTAGTCGGTTCAGGAGCGTTATCTAATAATTTATTACTACCTAAATTATCGAATTTAATACTACTCATATCAGTTATTTTATTATTATTTATATCTAATAAAGTAGGCATTGTCCCTATCGAAGCATTAACTATTCTATTCGTTTGTGCGTCTTTGAAAAAATACATAGTTTCATCGCATTTATTAGCTAACAACTCATAACCATATTGGTCTAAATCATTAATAATTATATTACTTTCTTTTTCTTTGCCATAAACTGTAAGAAGTTTTTTAATAATAGTCTAAATAGGAATTGAAATTAGATTCAAATAACTCTCTCTTAAATAATACTCTTTATTACTAAACTCTTCTTCATCTAAAACATAATAAGTAGTTTGTTTATTCTAAGTAGAAATATAATAAATATTATGTTTTTTAGCTTCTTCTTCACTATTAACAATATAACAATATTTACCTTTTATATAATTATCTTTAGTTATACTATTTTGTTTATTATAACTATAAGTAATTACTTCTTCTTGTCCAAAATCTACAGAAGCAGGTAAATCTCCTCCTAAATCTCCATTCAATAAACACATCTTATCTTTACCTTGAATAGAGATATTATATGAGCTAGCACTTTGAGAAGTATTAAAAGATGTAATTAAATAAATACCTTGATTAAACCAAATAATATCTGGATATTTATTATCAATTTTATTTTCTAATCCAATAGCCAAACTAAACTTAGAATTTAAACCCCAAGAATATTGTTTATATAATTTCTCATTCGTGGCCATAGTAAGAGAACAAGACCGGCGGACCGCAGATGTTCCATCAATATTAATTGATCCGCCGGTTATCTTACCCTCTATACTTTCTATTGGTAATTCATCAAATGTTAGTAGCTCAATACGAGCATAAACTACTTTATGTTTAAATTCATCTAACTTTTTAAGAAAGTCGGTATCATATTGTCTTTGAGTCTTCATAATCCTCTACCGCCTTTCTTAAAGTATCAATAAATAAAGTATAAGTTTCGTCTATAATCTTTTGTAATTCTGCTACTTTTCTATTGTATTTTTTTATACAATCCTAAATATTATTTTGATTTACATTATAGAATGGATCATCATTAGAGAAGTCAGGATTACTTTTATCTTGTTCTAATTCTTTAAAATCTTTTAAAGTTTTTTTAGCTCTTAACCAATTTTGCTTTAATTGATAAATAGTTGTTGTAGTATAAGTCTGACCATTAAAAATTCTATAAGTAGTTTGATTATCATTTTCAAAAGAATAAACTATTTCTTGACGTTGTACTGACAATTCACATAAAACGCCAGGATCAATTTCAATAGAAGTAATATCAGTCAAATCTTTTATTTGATATTCATTTTTATGGTCTATACCAATAATCTATTTATTATCTTCATTTATTCTAATATTACAGGCCCAGTTTTTCTCATTTACTAAAATACCTGAATCATAAATTTCCTTTTTAGTATAACCATCAATATAATAATCTCTTTCTTCATTTTCTTTAACCACATACACATGATAGATTAAAGTTGGATCAAAATCTTCACGCTTAATCTCCATGGTATAATTATTATCTTCTAATGCCCTATCAGGAGCTATATAAAAATTAACTCTATTATTAGTATATAGTTTCTATACTTCGCGCTTCGTAAAACGCAAGAAATAAATTTTTGTGATTTTATATTTGAAATTATCATTATAAAGATTTAAAATATTACCTTCAGTACCATAATATTGCTCTAAAGGTAAATCAGCAACTTGAATATCGCTAATGGTATCAAATTTACTTGCTTGTTTACCATAATAAGAATATACAATAGTTCCTTGTTGTAATCCTACATCGGATAATTCAATTATTTTTACACTATGAATAGGAGCTACATGATCTATTAAATAAGCTCCCGTAATACCAATAACAATTTCTTCTCCATCAACATTAAATTTATCTCCCGGCGCAAAACCTTCAAATCGAATAGTTATTGCAGGAGAATTAGCCAAGATATCTTTAGTCTATAAGCTATAATGGTCTCCATTATAAAGTAATTCAAACATAGGATAAAAACTTAGTGTTTGTAATAAATTATCTAAACAAGTTTGTTTATTTGCTTGTAATTTATTAATTTCTGCCTAAGTTAAATTTTCATCTTTTAAGTTATCAATATAGGTATTTACGTCATCAATATACCCATTAATTTTATACCATCCATCAAAAGAAATACTATCCCATTTAAGAATTTCACTTTCAGGCGGATCTGCATCAATAAATCCATAAGTAGTGAGATTATCAAAACTAACTTTATCAATTTCATAGGCGGTTCCGCTAAATGTATGAAGCATACGACCTAATTTATCTTCTGGACTTAAACTTACATTTAACAAACGCACAATAAAGTTTCCTTCGGTTGGAGACTTAAATAACTTAGGTTCTCCATCAGTTAAAAATTCTAAAGCCTTAGTTTTAAATTGACGCTCTATATTAATATTATAGTTAGTCAAATCAGTTGATGTAAAATCTTTAATTTCATCATCGCCCAATTTATCTATAAACAAATGATCTTCATCCATAAGGTGAGAAATTAAACCACTTATAGGAAATTCGTGATAATAAGTATTTCCATTTCTGAAAATATAAGGATATTGACTTCCAATAGTATCAGTTTTACTTTCAAGAGTATTAATTTTAAAACTACTTACTTTTGGATTAAATCTTATTTTTAATAACTGTCCATTACTATATAAAAAACTATCTTCAAAAATACTGTATATTGTATTAGAGAAAATTTTATTACTGCGGACTGCGGTTTCATCGCTATATTGCTACACCGCATATTGATAACTAAATCCATGCTCAACAGTAAAATCTTTATACAATTCTCTTGAAGGAGTTTCACCAACTAATTTAAACTTTAATATTGTATTCCAAGTATTAAAATCATCTTCGCTACTGGCTCTCAATAAAGCAAAAGCTCCTGTCGTGGGAATTTCTAATCCTGTCTTTTTATCACGGATTCCATTTAAATTAATTTTTACATACCCATTATTTTCATCCATAACCGCAGAAAGAGTTGCTTGTAATTCTGGATTAATAGTTTCTCTATTAATAATTTGATAACGAACACTTTCTGCTTCATAATTATTGATAGTAGTTATAGAATATTGAATAAAATAATTTTTATTTTTTTGTAATTCTTTATTTAATTCAAAGCTATCATAACTTTCATTTAATTCTGTATCATTGATTGAATTATGTAATTGTTCTCCGCTATCAGCAAAAATATTACCATTTTCATCATATACTTTAAATCTATATGAATAAACTTTTTCAGTAATATCATCATTTTTTTCTTTTTGGCCATATACTCCAATAAAATTTGTTTTATTTATTCCTACTAAATTATCTTCAAAACCTTTTATATAAACTGCGGGCTTAGTCGTACATTTAGCAATACCAACTGTAGAATAGTATCCGACTACTCCATTAGTATTAATATATGCTAATTGAATTTTATAAGACTATCCTGGATTTAATCTATACTGGATAGGTTTTCCATTATTAGTAATTGATTTAAGGTTTATATTGAAAGTAATAGACCCTTGTTCCAAGCAACCGCGAACTTTGCTTGGAGTAAAATCCGCGGTTGTTCCCTAAGCAATTACAACATTGCTTGATACTGTTTTAATTATATAACACAATCCTGAAACTTCTACCATACTAACTGCACGATTCATTTGAAATGGAATAGTAATTTCCTATCCAACAAATGCTGGTAAAGTTCCAGATATAATAGGTGGATATAATTTATTAACCATTTTATCCCTCCTAATTATTTTCGTTATTCTTCTCCTCTTGAAGATTTGTTGACAATCTATCCGTAAAATTTCTTAATTGTTTTAAGCATTCTCCCATAAGAATAGTATCCTCTCCTTTAGTTGTCACTAAAGAAAGAGTATTATATAAAACTTTTAAGAAATTAATATCTCTTTCATTCATTTTCCTTTTTCTCCTTTTATCATATTTAAACGCCAGCGATTTGTCTAATATATTCTTCTAATGTTGTACTTCCAGTTATATATATTGTAGCACTTTGAAAGTTTACTGAACTTCGATTATCTCCTATAATAATTCTATCTCCTGTAATCTGTACACCAGAACCCACTGCAACAGAACCGCCAAGAGGACTTGTAAAAGATGGACGTTGTCCATAATGTACGTACCCTTCGGCGTCAATAGAAGTACCAATTTCAAAAAATTTATCCAACATACTAACAGTACTTGAAATTCCATTTAAAGCATATTTAATATCATCCTATGCTTGTGCCAAATCTTTAGTCCATTGAATAGAACTTTCTGCTAAATCACCAGCTTCTTTAGCCGCTTTTCCAATCTAATTTAAAATATAACTTAAACTTTTGTTACCATAAACCCATCCGTCGCCTGTACTACCAGTATAATTAATTATAATGTCGCCTTTAAATGTACCAGTATTGGCAGTGATAGAACCATCATTTAAATTTATATACATTCCGGTAGTACCATCTGTAGTATAATTTTTAGACTTTAAATAATAACCATTATCTCCTACATTCATTAAAGTAGTATTACTAACAGGGTCTTTAATTGTTAAATATGGACTAGATTTATTTAATAAAAAAGCACTATAACTATTACTTTTACCATCTATTTTACTTTCTTTTAAATCAATTAAAAGACCATTACCGCTATCATATCCTTCAGATTTTATCTAACTGGCACTTCCATTAATTGTAATTCGCCCATTCCCAGATTTACCAAATGTAGCGGTTCCATCATCTTTTAAAGCATAAACCTATTTGCCTTGATAATATCCATAAACACCAGTGTTTTTGCTAAGACTACTATCAGCATTACTATCACCAAAAGATCCCATTAAAACGCCAGTAAATGTATTATTATTTTCTTTTTTACCAGCTGCGATCTAAGCAACCCCAATAAAATTATTACTATCGTCTATACTTAACTATCCATCCCATTTATTTACCATAGCTGATGGATATTTATTCTATATGACTAAAATAGGTTGGCTCCAAATTACATTGCTTCCCTATTTTCCTTGAACTCCATAAGTACTTACCCCGTCAACATAAAAATTCATAGGACTTAATCTATATTCTTTTTTCTTATCATTATATTTAATCTATCCAATAAATTTATCTGTAGACCCAGTAGGATAAATACTCCAAGTCGCAGTTTCATCTACTTCACCATTTATAAATAATTTATAAGGCTCTTTAGAAAATGTAGGTTCGCCATTACTCAAATAAATTACCTCTGTTGGGCCATTTATATAAGCATTATCTAAAGTTGTAATAGGAACTGGATAATAAGCAGTTAAATCGTAATCTCCCCAACCAGATAACTTTACCTATAAAATAATTAAATTATTCATTATAGAATTTGTAGTATTAACTCTTAACACGCAATTCTAATTATTAGTATTCTATAAATCAACATTATTAACCGTTGATCCAGACATAAAACTCCAAGTCCAGTTACAATTTTTAAAATCAGTAATTTCTTTACCTTCATTATCATATAACTAAGCTCTAAAAGTATAATTATCTCTTACCCCACTTTTTATAGCAGTAAATACTTTATTATTTAAATTTTCATGAGCTACCATATCAATTACCAAAGTACAATCAGTACCATTAGTTCCTGCCTATCCAAAAGTAAAATCTTTAATAGCAGTATAAACAATACCATCCTTTTCTACTTTAGCAATTACAGTATTATTAGATTTATTGCTACTATAAAAAGTATTAATAGTATAATTTAAAGAAAATTCTCCAGGAGAAACATTGACGTTTTCATTAGTTAAATCAATAATAATTTCTTTATAAGTGGCATCGGTTCCATCATCTTTAATACCAAAATTAAGCATAGTATTTTTAATAGGAATTTGCCAAATTACTCTCTAAGCTTCAACTAATTTACTTTCTCCATTCTAATTTTTACCAATTATACCATTATTAATAGCATAAGTCTTAGAATCAAAATGTAAAGTTAATTTACGACTAATCTTTCCATCTGATCTATTCATTAAATAATTAGCCTAATTATAAATCAAATAATTACCATTAGTCTAATCTTCACAGTGGATAGACAAAGCATTTAAACTATCAATAGTCGCATCATTAGGAACTTGTTTTTCATTATTAAAAGTAATTATATTACTTCTATAAACTTTTCCATTATATAAAATAATTACTTTAACCTATTCTTGATTTTTATTAGAACGCGGTTTTAGCTAATAATAAAAATTATTTTTATTATCTTCAATCGCAGTCCAATAGACACCAGAATATTCGTCCGCGGACGGTGCTCCAAATTCATACATATACCAACGAACTTCAAAAGCATCATCTTTTTTATGTTCAGTTATTTGAGTTCTATTGCCATCTTCATCAAAATGAACCCATTTCAATTTAATAGTTTTAGAATCAATCTAACCCTTATCGTCAATTACATAAGTACTTCCATCCAATGAATATAATCTTACATATTCATTTTCTATTTCATCCGCAGAAATACCTAGTCCCATATATATATCTTTTACAAAGATATTATTAGGCGGAATTGACATATTGAAATCATTGGCATAACTAATTAAATTATTATTACTATCTTTAAAATTACCTTTTTGATATAAAAATATTTTTATATTATATATTTTAGCTACTGCACTAGTATCAATAACAATTTCTTGAGAATAATATCCTTCAAAATTATAAGGATTGCCATACATATCATTAGTATCTAAATCAATAGATGCAATTAAAGGGATTTCTCCATTATTTTTAATACTATTTTCTATTTTTTTAATATTGTCCGCAGTATCATCTCTAATACCATATATATTTAATTTTAATCCATAATTACCACTTACTACACCGAGCGTTTCAAGCCAGGCGCGGAAATCGGCACGCAACCCCAACCGCGTAAATCCCTATTGCTCATCAGTAAAGGTAATTCCGCCATTTGGAGTAATCTCAATTTCCTCTTCATTACCATTGGCTAAGATGCTCCAAACTTCTTTATTATTGTCTTTGGCAATAAAAAAATTGCCAGTTAAATCAATAAAAGTATTAAAAGGATTGACAAAATTATATGGTTTATCTTCATTTTTATCTGTCTTTTTACCGACAATAAATTTAGTGCTATTATAGTCTCCTTTTGGGATCTATACATATACTTTATCGCCTTTGTTATAAGTGGTTATTTGGGAATAAGCATAAAATTCAGCATAAGATTCATTTTTAACCTTATACTTACCAATAAGTTTGTCAATGGCATCAATAATAGTACATTCAATGGTACTATCAAATTTAACTTTATCAACACTTGAATTAGCAATAATACTCATTGCTTGACATAAACTTTCTTGAATATTTAGTGCGTTATCAGCCAAAATAATCCCTCCTTTTACTCATTACTCTATAATTTTCTAAAAAATTAATTAGTTTTATTCAATATAATTACCCAAAAAGAAAAAGGGTGAAGCCTATAAGACTTCACCCTTAATTTTATTTTCTATTGGCATACTGAGAAGCTACATTAACTAATGTATTAAATGCTTCTTGAATTTCGTATCTATTAGTAGCGTTCGGGAAACTAGCTTCAATTCTAACATTCTATTCTAATGTTCCATCTTGAGAACTAACAGTAAATCCAGAAGAAGAAAGAGTAGAGATTTGTTGACTATTGAAGTCTAATTGTTTTGCGATCTATCTAACTAATTGGATAGAAGCTAACATATTTTCTGTATCATCAGAATTAAGAACTAATTCTTTCTAATGTAAGAACGCTAATTTTCCATCATCATTCCAAGTGCCAGTATAACCACCACTTCTAAATCCGACTAAATCTTTCCATTCCTAATCAGTAAGCTAAGTAAAACTATATTTACCATTAGGAAGTTTACCAGAAATTTTTCCTTCACTTAGCAATTTATAATATGCATCAACTCGAGCCGTAGTATCTTCATTGATACTACCACCATTAGCAATTTTTTCTTCACGATTTCTTTTATATTGATTATATTGCGCGGAACCATAAGCCACAGTGCCCATCATGGCCGCCCAGTCAGTGTCTCCACCACTATCGCTACCAAATCCGCTCTAAGCGCGCAATGTTGCTTGAATAGCGCTCAAAAGCTCTTCATAAGCTCTAATAGTATCAAGTAATTGCTGACGATGTTGTGCCCAAGCTTCAGTAGCACTACGGACAGAACTTAACTCGTTTTCAAGAGCAGGAATAACTCTATTAGATACCTCTTGATAAAGTTTATTACTTTCATCAGTAACATCTTTAACTTTCTATTGAGTATCTTTTAAATCATCACCAACAATTTTAGTGATTTCATCCATGCTATCTTGCCATTCTTTAAATGTATCATTGATAATATTAGTATTTTCAGTAATAGTATCTTTCCAACTATTACTATTATCTTTAATAATATCAAAAGAATTTACCCAAGCATCTTGAACGACTCTGCTATCCTCTTCTTGCGCTTTCGCATAAAGGTTTCCAGCAGTAGTAATTAAATCAGTATATTGTTGAATTACTAAAGCACGTTCTTGTTGATATGTAGTCTCACGGTAAACAGCATCTTCCGCGGCTTTCTAATCAAGTTCCGCGAGCTTTTCAGCTAACTCTTTCTCATATTGAAGTTTTTGTTGACCATATTTATTTGTCGCATCAAGACGAATGTTATATAAGTCATTTTCCGCGTCTGCTAAAGCCTATTGCGCGTCATTTACTTTCTCTTGGTCTGCGGTATACACATAACCAAAATTGCCCTCATTATCACGTTGTAATCTAACTGTGGATTTTGCGTTTTGAGCTTCTTCTAACGCGATTTGCGCTTCAAGCACTTTATATTTAGCCTAAGCAATTTCTAATTCTAATTGACTTAATTTATCTTTATCTCTTAACTATTCAATTTCTTTAGTAAATTGCTGGTATCTATTTTTAGCTGCTTGATTATTTGTCTTATCAATAGCCTAATTAACATTGTTAAGTAGTTTATTCATTTCATAAATCTAATTAGTTTTTGTTAAATATTCATCTTGATAAGAAGACATTCTATCCAAAGCATCATTTAAAGCATCCCAACCGGAAATATTAAAGTTATTACCATTAATACTTACTTTAGTAGTGCTCAATTGCTTATTCATTTCATCCGCAGCTTGTTCCATCTTTGTAGTAAGAATTTCTTTTAATGCTTCACCATATTCTTCTGCTTTAGAAAGCATATCCTCTTCCGCTTCATCGAATGCGGCTAATATAGCATCATAATTCTTTTGAAGCACTTCACGCTCAGCCTCATCGGTTGAACTGGCTAAAGCTGCGGCCGCTGCATCACGTTCACGCTTCAGACTTTCATACCATTGTTTAGAAGCATCAAAATTATTTCTCTTAGTCTAAGCAGTTCCATTTAAAACTGATAAAACTTTATCATAATCTTTGTCTTTACCTAACAAAGTAATAATAGAACGATAATGATCCAATACACTAGTCAAATGCTCCATATGATCTGTATATTTAGATAATTCATCATTTGCTAAATCTATAGTATTACCATAATATTCAAGCATTTCTTTATCTAAATCCTACAAAGCATTTAAATTATCTAATGTATTATCATATACATCTTGTAAGCCTTCAATATAATTTTCTTGAGAAATTTCTCCATTAGAATAAGCATTGTTTAACTAATCATAGAAATTTTCATAAGTTCCTAATTGGCTAATTACTGGATCAAATTGACCTTGTAAATATCCAAGAGCTTCAACAGCTTTATAAATATTATCACTTAATTTATCAAAATAATATTCTAATTTCTTAGTATCATTTTCGTCTAATTTAATTTTTACTTCAACTTCATAAGTTAATTTTTCGTAATGTAATTCTTGAATTGTGTTCTTTAAATCAATTAATGTTGCTTCTTGTTCTTTTAATTTATCTAAAGTTTCTTCATATTGCTCTAAAGCTTCTCTTTGTTTATCTGTGGTAGCTTTATTATATAAAGCAGTATAATTATCAATTTCTAATGTTTCTTTATTAAAAATTGCCTATCCACCGAATTGTTTTTGAACTTCTTGCTAATCTACAAGAACATTAGCTAATACTAAATCATAAAGTTGGGTTTGTAAGTCAACTAATTTTTTATTAGCTTCAATTTCCTAATTGATATTATCAATTCTAGTTTTGCCATAAACTCTATCTTTAGTTTTAGATAACTTATCTAAAAGCTTTTCTTGATATTGAATTTCACGAGTTATCTCGTGGTAACGTTCCGCTAATTTTTTAACTTCACTAGAAGTTTTTCCTAAATTCTTTTGTAATCTATCTAAATAAACATCAGTACTTTTTAAAGCAGCAATTCCTGCATCAATACTACCAATCTGAGCATTTACTGCGGCAAGCTTCTACTATTGTTGTGCGATAGCCTTTTCAATAGCCTCATCTAAAAATGCTGTACCACTTTCATGCTTCCCGGCTTCACGAAGTATTGAATCAACTGTATCTCCAATAGTAGATTCAGAATAAGTATAATTACTGCTAGTAGGAGTGCTTTCAGTTGTTTTACTTTTCTTACCAGACCCCGTAAATTTAATTTCATTATAAGAAATATCTCCGGTGGTTTTTGGAGCTTCTCTTACTTTTTTACCGTATTCAACAACAGCTCTTTGAGCCTAGTTCCAAGCTGAAACTTGCGCTGATGCTGATGTTTCAGCATTTGTTGTAGCATCATCAAATGAATTACCAAGATTTTTAGCATTATCTGAATACATTAAACCTAAATCATTAACTAAATTTTCAGTATCCTAAGCTATTTCTTCATTACCGGCATCAGCAGCATTTGATTTTATTTCTTCAGTCTATACAGCTTGGTCTGCTTTCTAAGATTCTAAACCAGCATTAACTAAAGCTTCTGCTTTAGCAGTGGCAGTAGTTGCTTCTAATCCACCCTATAAAATTTCAATAGCTTTTTCAGTTGCTTGCTATTTAGTAACAAGCATTTGACGCTCAAGTTCTAACTATTTAATTTTAGCATCTTTATCAGCATTCAATTCTGCCTGTTTATCATCAATAAAAGAATCTCTTGCCTATTGATTTAATTTAATCTAACCATTCGCAGTCTCTTCAGCATTTGTGAGTATCGCTCCATATCCATCAGCAATAATCTACTGTGCTTTTTCTACGCTAATTGTTAAACCATCACTCACATAAGACTATAATTTTTCAAATTCATCAGCTAATCCAAAAGCCTAATCAACATCGGACTTTAAATCAGCATCTATCGCAACTTGAATTGAATAATCAGTATTTTGGATTTTATCCATTACCTCATTAAATTTATCTGTTTTTGCCTATAGTTCAATTTCTAATTCAGTCTTTTTTTCTTTACCTAAAGTAGGATCATTCAAAGTGCTTTCTTTGTTTTTTATTTCTTTTGATAATTCAGATGCTTGATTAAATAAAGTATTTCTAGAATCTTCTAAAGCCTATAGATAATTAGTTTCTTCTTGTTCCTGAATTTCTCTTAATAAAGCTAAATATTCATGGCTACCCTAATCTTTAATATCATTTAATTCAGTATATTTCTATTTAAGTGTATCTAAAAAAGCAATTTGTTCTGTTGATAAATCATCACCATTATTTAAAGATGTTAAAACCCCTCCAACACCTTCTGCATTACCCTTAGCAGCTTCAGCTTTTTCAGCAAATCGTTGTATTGCATAATCAGAAGAATTCTTTTCATAATCTTCTATAGCTGCTTCTATCTACTTTTTATACTCATCAGGGATCTAACCTAAATTATTTTTAAGATTTTCAACAACATCTTCATCAAAACCAGCTAAAGATACCCCAACACCATCTATAATATCTTTTTGTAACTAAAGAATTTTTTCACTTAAATCTTCTTTGCTATCTTTAGATTTAATTTGATCCCTAACTTGAGTTAATTTATCAATTTTGTCAGAGTCTTCAGATGTGAATTGATTTAAAAGATAAGTAGCATAATCTGCTCCTAATTCATTAGCATTTCCAGATTTATAATCAGCCCAAGTCCCATTAGAGTCTCTTTTCTAAATAGTATACTTTCCAAACAAACCTTGTTTAACTTGATAATTTTCACTATCAGCTCCATAAACTGCTTGTAAATACTATTTTTGTTGCTACTTATTTCCCGATAATAGCATTGCCCCAGTAGAACGAGCATTTACATAATCTTGAGTCTAATTAGTAATATCTTTTGATGCTCTTTCAGCAATAACAGCGTCAGCAAGAGCTTTTTCTTTATCATTTAATTTATTATAATCTTCATTATTTTCATTATATCCGCTAGAAGCTATTTCTAATAAATTCTTTAGCTACGTAGAATTATTATCTAAAGCTATGATCTAATCCTAAATAGTATCAACATTTTTCCATAATGCTTCTATAGTATCATTTTTAACGCCTTTAAGAGCTTTTGTAAATTCTTCTTGAGAAGAAAAAACTAAAGTGCCAGATTCTTTATAAGCTTCTTGTAAAAGGTCCATAGCCTACTGACTTTTTTCTGCCGCTTTTTGATTATCTATAATTGCAGTAGTTAATCCTACTAATCCACCAGCTAAAGCTCCAATTGGACCAGCTCCTATTCCAGCAGCGCTACCGCCCAATATCCCCATTAAAATAGCAGCCATACCCGAACCAGCTATTGTGCTATTTCCAATTTTTTTCATAAAATCAGAACTATTATAAGTATCAAAAGAACTAGCATCTCTTAAAGAAGCAATTCTCTCATTATTATAATTAGCATTAGCTTTAGCTACATTTGCCATATTAACAGCATTCTAAGCATTTTTTACTTTATTGTCATAAATTTTTTCAACAGCTTCAGTATCAGTAAAATAATACTATCCGTTAGATTTTTTATCAAAATATTTAACTAATTCAGGATAATTTTTAAGCATCTAAGAAACTTGTTCATTATTTTTTTGTAAAGCTTCATTCCATTCTTTTGTACCTTCTGTTAAAGTATCCAGGGAATCTTTCATAGAAGAGTAATCTTCAATATCACTTTTTAATGAATCAAAAGATGTTTTTACTTCATTGAAAGCATCACTAGCTTTTTCTGCGTTTTTGGTAGCGTCTTCTAAAGCAATTGAAGCCTAATTTACATAATCAATAACACCTTTTATAGCAAGAATAACAGTTCCTACTATTACAATAGCTGCTAATAATCCAGAAAGTCCAGTTAAAACTGATCCTAATGAAATAGCCGTCTAAGTTCCTGCTATACTAACCTCTCCCAATGACTTACTTAACAATCCTGCCCCGTTAGCAGCTACTCCCATCTAAGCTCCTAAAGAACCTAAAAAGAAACGAGAATCTTTTAAGCTATTAATCACAGAAGATAGCATAGGAATCATAAATCCTAAAGAAGTTATGATACTGATAATTTTATCTTTTGTGTCTACTGTATCATCATTAAAAGTTTCTATAATACCCTAAATCTATGATACTAACATACCAACAGAAGATAAAGCTCCAGCAAAAGCAACAAATGATTGAGAAGCAGACATTGTTTGCACTGATAGTTCTTTAAATACTTCTTCTACTTGTTTAGTAAAATTCTTTAAAATAACATGTTTATTAGATAAATCCTATTCAGTTTCTCCAACTTTTTGATTTTTACTAACAATATCATCTAAAACCTTACTTAAATCATTATATTGATCTTCGGTAGCTCCTAAAGCAGTAACAAAATCTAAAATAATATTTTTAGTATCTCTATATACTGGTTCACTCTAAGTCATTAAGTTATTTAATTTTTCTAATGACTAATCTACTTTGTCAATATTATTATTTTTTAAAGCATTTTCAAATTCTAAAAATGCTTTAGCTCCTTCTTTCCCATAAGCAAGCCCAAACTTTTCCGCAGACATACTACATTCATTAATTTTTTTTCTTAATATTTCAAGGTCTTTTACCGTTGTTTCACCCTAAGTTCCTAAATTATATTGGTAACTTTCTACTTCAGCATAAGCTTTACTCTACTAAGCCAAATCATTCATTAATAAATCAATACCTGATCTTTGCTAAGAAGTTAGTCTATTTTTAGTGTAATCTCCAGAATAAATATCTCCTTTAGCTCTATTTGTAGTTTTATAAGCTTCTTTTTCACTTATTTCTAATTCTTGAGATTTAAGTTCAATATTCTTAATTAAATTTTTCTAAATATCTAAATATGATGCTGCTTCTTTTTGTTGTACTTCTGTTAATTTATCAGCTATTCTAATATACTCATTCTAAAGATTTGCCTATTCTTGATAAGCTTTATTAGCATTTTTCCCATAAACAGAGTTTACATCCGCAGAATTTATTAACATCTAATTTGCGGTCTTTTTTGTATTAGCAACGTTCTAAGTTTCTTTACCAGTCATCTAGTCAATATTATATTTAATATTACTAAGACCTTTCGTAATTTGTGGCTACATTTTAGTTAAAACGATAGAAGTAATTCCTAAAAGTAAACCCTTCATTCCACCAAGACTTTTTATTACACTATTTAAAATTTCAAGAAAGCTACCTACTCCATCAGCTAAATCAATAAAAAATTCATCACTTAATAATGAAGAATATATAGTTTCCATCGCTGCTTTAACACGCTTGCTGGCTGCTTCCCAAGACTCCGCATAAATATCTGCTTGTTCTTGTAGAGAACCATCAGCGCTCTATGCCCTAGCAAGATTTTCTTTATAATAATCAAAATGATCCATCAAAGCAATTAACTGAGTATATTGACGGACACCCGCTACCTATTGTGCTAAAGCCACTTGCTAATCTTTATCAATACTCTACCATTTATTACCCATCTCTTCGATAATATTATCCATATCTTTTAATTCACCGTTAGAATCTTTAATATTAATTCCAACTTTGTCAAGAGCCTATGAGTATTGATTTAATGTAGTGCCATCTTCTAAAGTTTCACCAAGTTTTAAACCTTGAATACGAGCAAAGATAGTTTTTAAAGCCGTACCTACGACATCTTCACTTTGACGAGTAGTGGCAGTAATAGTAGCTAAGGCAGCAGCCGCATTATCAAAGCTTAAACCAATTGTATTAGCAACAGCTGCGAATTTTTCAAGACCACCAGCAATTTCATCAGCGCTAGAAGCAGTATCAGCACCTAGACGTACCATCGCATCGGCATAATGCTCTAATGACTAACTTCCATTATAGAAATTATTCCAAACCGCGGTCATTTGATCTGAAACCGTTTCAGCACTTTCACGAGCTACATTAGCCATTTTTACTGTAATATCAGTACGTTCTTTTACTTCTTCATCAGATAAACCCTATTGATAATAAATCAAAGCAGCATCAGTATATTTTGTAGTAGTAGTACTTAATGCTTTAGCAGTAGCATTTGCCTATTTAGCAAATTTAGCCATCTACTCAGTATTTTGTCCCGTAACAATACGAATATTATTTAAAGATTCATTCAAATCCTAAGCATAATAATACGCAGATTGAACTGATCCAATAAAACCATGTAAAATACTTGAAGAAATTTGCCAACGAGCAGTATTCTTTAAAGTGGTCCAAAGTTCTGAGATTAAAGCATTTGATCTCTTTAATGGCATTTCAGCCTAAGCTATAGAACTAGCTAAAGTTGAAAATGCTTTATTGCCTTCTGGCCCTAAAGTTTTTAAAATATCTCTATATTTTTCTAAACTCATACCAGAAGCTTTTAAACTAGCATTAAATTTACTTAAATCTAATTTACCAGTATTAACATTAGTAGCTTCCTATAAACTATTTTTTAAATTCTAGACCGCAATAGTAGATTTGGTAATTTCCTCTGAGATGCCAGTGCCTATACTAGCATTTAATGACCCTTTAGTTATAGCATCCAACTGACTCTACAAACTCTATAATTGCTATTGAGCCTATTTAGCATCAGCAGTAAATTGTAAATTAACCTAATAACTATTTAATTGTTTAGCCATAGAAATCTCCTTTCTCTCCAAGTTTTATCTTTATATAAAAATAAAACGGGGATAAGAGCAATTATACTCTTATCCCCATCACTCTATTATTTTTCAAAAAATAATATTATTAACTAATTTAATTAGCCCAATTTAGTAAGTACGTCTTTCAATAAAGCCATATTATCTGGATCATTTAACTTCTTTTGAATATCTGTCGCATCCAAATCTAAATTACTATAATCCGTGGAAATTGCTTCCACAATACCCATCGCAGAGTTGCGATATGCCACAATATTATTAGCCATCTCGTGAGTCGTTTTATTTAAATAATAAAATTCTCCATCTGGCACAAGACCAATAATAAGATTAAGCACTTTAGAAGCATTAAGCATATCATAAAGCTTCATTGGATCTTCTTTTTGCTTTTCAGTAAATGAAATATTACTATAAGCATAAACAATCTCTAAACCAAGATTCATATCTAATTTTAAAAGGTTATAGTATCCAGTATTTTCATCCACTGAATTATTCAATACACGAGTAATCAATTCACTCTTTTCCGCGATAGGAAGATATTGCTTTACTTCAATAGTCTAATCATTGTATTCAACAGTTTGAACTTTATTAAGTTCATCCTTAGTAATTCCTAATTTATTATATGAAATTTTAGCCATAATTAGCCTCCTTTTACTCTTTATTATATTATACAAAAAATTTTTTATTTAGTCAAAATTCAATTATTCTTAATTTTAAAATCTTTTAAAACATTATTAATCTATTTTTTAGCTTCTTTATCGACATTCATCATAATTTTTTTAGGAATTTTTAATTTTCCTTCTTTTGCTTTAAAAGCTTTTTTATACTATTCTTTAATTTTATTTAATTCATTTTCACTAATATTTTCTTCCCCCATTTGGATAACAGCTTCCATGGTATTTAAAACTGTATCTGCATTACTAATAATACTAGCGTTACTATTTTTAACCTAAGAGTATAAAGTATCAGGACCGGTATAATAAGGAGCATTACCAGAACTCTATTTATATAAAACCCAGGCATATCCAATAGGATTCTATACTTCTAAGTTATAATTAATAGAAGGTTTATCTAATTGATGATGTAAATTCTCCCAATGACGCTCAAAAGCTTCAGCCGCCACGCCCGCGTTCATTGTAAATTTATATTTTCTACGTTTAGAGCTTCGTTTTTCAGCATCTTTAAAAGGCTATATAAACTATTTATAATGCGCGGAAACCCAATTTATATCATTATTATTCTTTTTTTCATTTACCTTACTTCTGATATAGCTTTCATTCATTCTTAATACTAATCTAGTTTTTCCCTTATCTTCTCCTCGAATTTCATAGGTCATAGCATTTTCATCAATTGGAATATCAGTAAGTCTATAAAAATCTTTATCTGTCTAATAAGTAATTACATAATTTACTTTACTTATTAGTCCTACATTTGATAATATATTTGTAGTTAAGTGATAGGCTTCAAGAATTAATCGACTAATTTTACCATAATCATTCTATTTATTGACTATTAAAGATAATCCCCTAGACTAACTACCTCCTAAAATACTATATAACTAAGAGGATTTAGTTATACTTTTTTTCATTAAAAGTTTAGTATCTTCTAATTCTTTTCGGATCTATTTTAATCGAGTCATATCTGATAAAATTAATGCTTTTCTTTCTTGAATAACTTCTTGACTAATTTCATTAGTGCTATCATTTAATAAATCATCTAATAAAGAATTTATTAAATTTTCTTGATTCATACTTAATCCTCCTTTTCCACATAACAAAAAAATGGGAGAGAATATTTCTATTCTCTCCCATTAATTAATCTTTTTTATCTAATTCAGATAAAATCTTACTTACCTCATCTTCCTCTTGAAGAACTACTTCCTCAATAGGTTCGATAAGTTCTTTCTCTACAGCCTTTTCTACTTTTGGCTGCTTTTTAGTAGATTCTTTTTTAGGCTGTTTTGGTGGAGTATATTTTACTGGACCTTTTACAACCATATTAATTAGTCTCCAGTGGTAGTTGATGCTACGGCCTTATCTGCAGCAGTAGACATACGAATACCATTATCGCTTTCTTCACTTTCTTCTATAATCTGGATAGCAGCCAAAACCTTCTTACTATGGTCAAAACGAGTATAATCAGGGAATGCGTCCATAGTAAATGTAAAGGTGGAAGGATCACCAGAAGAAGCCATTGTAAAGTTAAAGTTAGACTGAATCTTGCAGTTAGGAATGATAAATTCGGCAGGCATATCTACACCGTCTTGATTACGGAATAAAGTAGAAGCCTCAAGATAATAATTACCACCAAACTTATCAGCGGTAATTTCAATCTGCTTAGCACCCTCACCGCGCTCAGTATAATAGTCAACCATTACAGAATCGCACTTACTATAATCAGTTTCTAAATCATTAGCTTTATAGCTACCATCATTGAATTTTTTATTTTCATCATTTTCGCTACGTTTAAAAGAATTCTCGATAGTAACACTATAGCTATCTTTGGTATGACTTCCTTTATGAGCAATATAAGGCTCTGAAATAATATTACCATCTTTCATAAAGAAAACATACACATAGTCTTCGTCTTTTGCAGTGGCATCATTCTCATACTCAGTACCATCTTTTAAATAAGGATTATAACTAAGAGGAATAGTTAATCCCTTAGTGCCAATAGCAGTATTATCAGCCACTTTAGAAACAGTATCCTTATCAATAGTTTGAGTAACATGTTGCTTAATTTTAACAGATTTTAAACCTGTCTCTTTATTACCTTCAATAAGACCAGCACCGGAAAGAATCATGAAACCTTCAGGAGAAATAAGAGCATCTTCCATTGTGAAGGTAACAGTACGCTCGCCTTCCCATGCGACTAAGTTAGTATTACCACGACCACCTTGTGCGTATACGGTGGTAGCAGCGCCTTCCATACTGGAAGTCTTTAAAGTGTCGAAATAAATAACTGGCTCATTCTTATAAAATTGCTTATTACCAATCTTTTGATTAGCCTTTGCCTTTAAAACGACATCGCAAATTTCGCGTACACCAAATTTCATAGGTTTTTTTCCTCCTTAAAAAATTTAATGGATATTTTTCATCCAGTTATCCGGCTTATTATCAGGCTTCGCGCCCGCTAATCTAGACCGGATATCAATATCCCAATTAATATAAAGTTGATATCTTTCAACAAGGTCATAGAGTTGGAACATTGTTAAATCCATTAAATCCTGTAAAGACATTGAATCAAGACCTATAGTAAGCATTGAAAGATACTAACTAAATATACTAGCATTAGCCGTGCCGTTTAATTCAGCGACACGTTGTCTACCTCGCATTAATTTATCGGCTATCTTTTTCGCGGCCGCATTTCCAGGATTGAATCCCATTTCTTGCGAAGCATTAGATTTAAAACAAAATATTTCTTTAATATATTCCTATAATATATTAAAATTGCTTTCGTCAATCATTATTTGTGGATCACCTTGTAAAACAATTGACCTCGGGGTAAATAAAACATTTTGCTTTGGAAACAATAATGTAAGAACCTACATAGATGCTTGTTTTTTATCGGCCATCTCTTTTTCTTTCATCATTGTCATAAATATCTAAAAATTATTTGTTTCTCTTAAAAGACTTTCGCCCGAATTCTCTATTATGTTTTTATCAATACATAAACACTAAATCCCCAAGAAAAGATCTTTTTCACCTATAAAAGAAATTTCTTTTATAGATGGCTAATGAATAGTGACTTCTAATTCAGGTATTGGTAAATCAATACCTGTCATTAACCCAAGTCTAATATCCATTATTCTTCAATTCTTTTTTTAAAATCTTCTATAAATCTTTCCTCGTCATTAGGATTCGGCATAAATTTTTTATCTTCCTCGCCATGAACTGCCTGATACATAAGACACAAACCAGCATATTCATCAGTTAAAATAATTTGATTCGCACCAAGAAATTCTAACTTACCAATACCAGTTAAATGCGTTTTATCTATCATGCTATCAATTTCCGCAGCGATACGATAAGGGCGCAATTGATAATCTTTTAAATGCCATTGATCAAAATGACAAATAATATCGAATTCAACAATATTATCTCTAAACTCAGGATTTCCACTTTGTGTAAAATTATCAAAATTAATAATTAAATAATTTAATACACTTCCATCAACATAAAGTTTAGGAATTAACTTAATATTTTTATTAAATAATTGAATCATTTGTTCATCATTTAAATCTGGTTTATCAATAGCATCTTTTGTTGTATAATACAATAAGCGCTTTAATCTCTCATTTTTACAGAGATGTTTTACAATAATTTCTAAATCTTTTTCAACAGAAAGAAAACTTGATTTAGGTAAATTTACACCATTAATTTTCATAACACCTTTTACTCCTTAAAACAATGATTGAACTACAATCGTTTTCTTATAGTCTCCATAACATAAATCGAACTATCCGCTATATCCAGAAGTCCAACTTATTTCAACTGTCGGCTTTTTTGCTTCTTTAATAATTTTTAAAGAAACCGGCAACTTTTTATTATTCTTTATTTTCCATTCTAAAACAGCTTTACCATCAAAATAATAAGTATAAGTTTTCTTTGGAAAAATAAATGTTTCCCCTATAATATCAGTTGTCGTAGGATTTGGATCAATTGGTTCTGTAATTAAAGAACCAACAGTCTTATCGTTTAAATTATCTTCCTACTCATTAGTATAATATTCAGTCGCATTAACTTCTAAAATGCCAGGCATGCTTATAGAATCTACAGCTTCAACACGCCAACAAATTAAATTATCTCCTTCATCCTAACTATCTAAATAAAATTTAGTATAACGTTTAAAATATCTTAATGTATCTTTATTTTTTGGCATTAAAATATTTAATGAATAATTAGGATTATCTATACTAATTTCATGTTTCTGAATATAATCAATTTTCGTTTCTACAGGACCGCGAATTGCTGCATAAGTAGATTTTTTCTCTCCCTCATCTACCCAATTTATCTTATAAGAGCATTTTCTAATATCTCCTCTAAAATAAGCTAATTCAGTCAAATCCTAAAGATAACAAATCCAATAGGTATTAGTTCCACACCATTCAAAAATATCTCCCGATTTAAACTAATATTCATTTCCAACAGACAAAATCTTGTCATCATAATCCTATTTTAATTTATTAGGATTAATCAAACATCTAATAGGTTTTTTATATTCCGCATCCTATTTAATAATTTCCGCGGCTTGGTATGAATTCCATACTGCTCTATCTAAACTTCTGCGCTTAGATAAAATCATACGCTCTTGTTGGCGGTTTCCGCCCATCTGACCGAGCCGAACCGCTGTATAATTAACGCCTTCAACAGGGCTACCTTCAAAGGGTGGTTTATCATAAATTCCTAAGCGACCTTGCTATAATCTAAAAGGTTGCTTACTGCTATAATCAAACCCTGATGCCATAATTTATCTCCTATAAAAGACTAATCGTTTCAAATACAGTCTTACGATAAAAATTAAAATCAGTATCTTGATTCTACAATCCCTCAAGTTTGTTTAATAACTATAAATAAAGGGGTTCAGCGCTAAAAATCACACTAAACCCCACAATTTCATTTATAACAGTTTCTAGCTATTTATGCCAATCTTCATTATTTTCGCGCATTGGAATTAATTTCCATAATTGATTGGTTAAGCGCAAACAATTTACTTTTATACTCTCTATTGGAATATCAAAATTATATTTAGTAATCATATCGACTTTTAAACACATCCCAATTAGATTCATACTCACCTTTGTTATTTAGACGTCTGCGTTTATACAAACGCTACATATGGTGAGATTGTCTTTGACATTCACCCAATAAATTCAATAACTTTGATAGGTGATTTGCCTAAGAAGTAAATTTAAAATCAGAGCCACTATATTTCATTCGAGTATTCTCAATTGAAGCGACTTGTCTTTGCGTCCAACCGCACATCATTAAAATAGCTAAAATATTAATTTCTTCTTCAGTTAGATCACAATTAAAACTGGATCTATCAACTAAAACTTGAGGTTCTTCACCCGGCTCTGGAAGTTCTCCCCATACCGTTCCTACAATAAAATCATCTGGCATAGCATCAGATTCATTAATAGTAGCAACATCTAAATTATAATCTAAAAGATTTTTTCGTGGAAATTCAAATCCAGGAATAGCATCTATTATAAGATTCTATAAATCTCTTAGAGTATCTTCAGGAGTCAACTCCAGATACATGTCATCAGTAACCTTGTTTAGAAAGCGATTATAAACAGCTGAGAATAATGTTCCCACTTAATCGCCCTCCTATAAATTATTTCTTGGAGGAAGTTTCCTCGGTTTTATTAATTACTTTATATCCAGAACCGCTTGTGCGACGACCTTGAGTAGTAGGCTCTTCTCTTACTACACGGCGCTTAGCAGCGGGTTCTTTCTCTACAATAGTATCTTCTTCTTTACTAGCGATATCATTAGCAATAGCTTTATCAACATCAAACCCAGTTTTTTCCTTCAAAGCTCTACGCTTATTAATATCAGTAATAGGAAGGCTAACAGATAAATTCTTGATTAAGTCAATAATTCCAATAGGAGCAAAATCAAGAGCATCTAAGAAAGCATCTAATGAGCCATTAAGAATTAAATCAGCAACTTGTTGCTCTGACATATTATATTCAGGTTCAGTATGAACATTAAGAGTATGAGTTACTTCTGGCTCTAAAATTTGTAAAAAATTAGCAATTAATTCGCGACCGCCTGCCTGATAAGTTAATTTCTCTAGCTCACCAAATGGAATACGCTTAGTTTCACCAGGCGCAAATTCACGACGCAAATTAGTATCAGGAATAGTATAAACAACTACACTAGTGCTTCTATTTTTTACATTATAAATATCTTCATTATTAATCATTATTCAATTTCTCCTTTTACTCATAAAACAAAAATATGGGGAGAGGGAGTTTAATCCCTTCTCCCCATGGAATAATTTATATTAAATTAGATCTTGCCATCAAGACGGCCATCATAAGTGACAACCTTACCGGTGACTCCATCATAATTCCAAGTATACATCTGACCGAGAAGTGAAGTATCAACATAAGCACAGATGTTATTAGCAAGCATACAAACTACGCCAACCTTCTTGTAAACCTGAATCTCACGAGAACGATCATAATTGTTGAACTCGTCAACAATAGTGCCACCTTCGAAAGCAATCTTTACAGGCTTACCATCAGCGCCCGTAGGAATAACCCAAGCATAACCAGGATCAATAACCTTACGAGTATTTGTTTCATCTTCAAAGCCCTGCTCAAGAATAATAACCTTAGTGCCCTTGTAAGTAGCAAGACGACCATTATTCCAAAGCTCGTTCTTCATAGCTTCAGTATATCTCCAAGCCTCATGAGGAATCATCTTAACAGCGAACTCATAAGTACAATAAATAGTAGGAGTACCATAAGCAGAAGCAATAGTGATCAAACGATCCATAGCAGCTTCATCAAATCCGGCAGCCGCAACGCGGTTAGCAGGAGGAAGCTGATTGATAGAAGATCTAAGAGCAGCAGCAACTTCTTTATAAATAAGTTCATCCATACCATCCATGATGATCTTGGTTACTTCACCGAAATCAACACGACCATCAAGGAACTCTTCGAAGCCAATCTGAGCAGCTCCGCCGATAGCGCTAGTACGTACCTCAAAGGCTTCATTCTCTTTAGGTCCGAGCTTGAAGACTTCATAAATACCAGCAAGACCAACGCGAGTTACAAACTGCTTAGCACGAGCACGATTATTAAGAGGACGACGGAAAATAGGCTTATCACCCTGAGCGAAAGTTTTAACCTCAGCAAACTGATCATATTGCTGAATAACTTTCTTAGGAAGAACCTCATCAAGAGTCTGCTCAATCATAGAGAAAATAAGATTCTTATTTTCACGATAAAGAGCGTAAGTACCAGCCAACTCATTCATTTCATTACGAAGAGTTTCATTTAAGGCTTCATAACTAAGATTTTTTCCCTCATAACTATAAGCAACAGGAGCAGAAGGATCAGCCTTAGCAACTTGCTTCATAAGAGCAATTAAATTATTTTTATCTAACATTATCCTTTTCTCCTTTCTTACTTAATACGCATTACCTTGACGCCCTTTTGACCATCAGGCATAGTATAAACCTTAACAACCTGCCAGGTCATTGAATCGTCGCCAGTTTTGCTAAGAATACCCTTTGTAGCAGCAGAAGGAGAAAGCTTATCTCCAACAGCAAGAGTCTCTTCATTAATCATATTAGTAGTATAAAGATCACCAATCATGGTCTTAAATACACGAGGAACCATAGAAGTGCCAGATTCCATGAACTTCTCATGATAAATACCTAACTTATGATATGGATCATTGGTCCAATTCATTTCATACATATCAGGAACATCAGTAAGAAGCTTATCATAGTAATACTTTACAGGAACATTAGCAACCTGATGATTACTATCAAGAGTATATTCATTACCATCATAAGTAAACTTGCCGGTTTCATCAACATCATAAACACGACCAGCAATAGTAACAGTCTTTAAACCTTGATCTGCGGAAACGGTCTGATTGATTAACTTATAGGTTTGACCCTTTTCATCAACACCATTCCAGAAACGACCACCATATTCAACCTCGGTATGCTCCCAATCATAAGGACTATAAACACGAGCCTGATAGTCATCTTTAATCATAGCAAATTCGCAGTCCCACTGCTTACTGCCATCATAATGATCACGATAAAGCTTAATCTCATTATAAACGAGCATCCATTCACCTTCGCCAGTAAAGTTGACTTCGCCGATACCATTACCATTAGCAGCATAGTCATACTTTACAAACTGACCGTTTTCAAGAATCTCAATGTCTTTATTGGCAGGAAGTTGAGCATAGATTTGAGCATTTCTTTGCGCGGAAAGGTGATTAGGCTCGACCTGACCGTAACCAAACTCAACATACTTTGCCTGAGACTTAATAGGAAGATTCTTATTCAAAAAGTCTTTAAACATTTAGTATGTCCTCCTTATTAATTTTTGTTGGCGGTAGCAAAAGCCGCCTTCACCCAAGCGGGCATATCATCGTCTTCTGAACCATTATTGTTCAAATTAAAAGTAGTAGCACCATTGGGCTTATTATTTTCGTCAAGGTCGAAACTCACCTTGTTGCGAACACAAATAACAGATAATTTAGCTTCAATATCATCAAGAGAATATTTATCAATATTTTCAACAACATCAGCTTTATCTTCATCAGAAAGCATATAGAATTTAGCAATCATATCTTCTTTATCTTTCTTCTCAGCAGCATTTTTAAATTCAGCAAGTGGAGCAATTTGCTCTTTCAAGCTATTATTTTCAGTTTCAAGAGCTGCGAATTTAGTCTGTAATTCATCATACTGAGCTTTAAGTTCAGTATATTCAACAACGTCCTCAAGAGAATAATTTTTCTTTTTCTTTTTATCATCATCATTCTCACCGTTGTCGCCTTTATCAGACTTATTAGAGGGCTCTCCATTATCAGGGTTCTTTTTATTATCATTGCCCTCTGATTTATTTTCACCGTCAGGATTATTTGATTTATTATTTTTGTCCTCTTCTGCTTTCTTTTTTGAAGCATACTCATTTTCAAATTCTTCTACAGCATTAAGAGCAAACTGAGGCTCAGCCGCAGGAGCATAATCAGTTACTTCAATCAAAGTATCAGAAGGAACGAAATTCTCTGCTTCAAGAGAAAAATCCATACGATAGTATTTTTCATCCTGCTTATTCTTCAAAACAGCAAACTTTTGTTCACCATCTTCGCAAACACCTTCAATGCGATAAACAGAACAATAATTCTTTGGTTCGACAGGATACTTATTCTCAATATAAGAATAAAGAGAATTCCACAAATTGTCGCCAATATTAACAGCGTATTGTGTAAACACTTTGGCTCCTCCTTCTTTCATAAATTCTTTAAGTTCATTCATCATGGAGAACAAAGTGTTCTTAAAACCATCATCGAATGAAAAATTCACATTGATTTGGGAACCTTCGAAACAAGGTTCATTTTCTTCTCCCAAAATACAAAGTTTAGAAATAATTGCCTTATTTATAATAAAAAACTAAGGTTTTCCATTGCTATCTTTTGCCCACGTAGCATTTAATGTTTTTTCATCAAGCTCCATAGAATGATTATTCCCTTTATCAATTACACGTTTACATTCAGGATACTAACCAGTCCACAAATAACCTTCAGTCATTAAATACTCACGTTCGGCAACACCATCATCCAAAAATTTCTAAAACCAAACTTTAGCTCCAAGATCAACAAAACCATAAGGACGAGTATCATCTCTCATTCTAAATTCGCCGTTAGATAATTCAATTATCCTATTATGTTCTTCAAAATCTTCAGCATTCTCATTAAAAAAGCCAACAATAGGACTACCAGGAAGGCTATTAGCCATCTCAGTCGCTACATCTTTAGTAATTACACTTTTGTTACGATTAGGTTTATCATCTACATAACAAACCTTAATTTGGCATTTAGAAATTAAAGGATTTACAGGAGTTATATTTATAAACTCACAAGGTGTATTTAATTTAATACTTGTATGTTTCATAAATCCTCCTTATTTCATTGCTTCTTTATTTTGAATAGTTTTTTCACTTTTCTAATCATCAGGTTTTTCCGGACGTCCTGCCTCGCCATTAGAAGCTTTAGCAGTTCCAGAGCCTGAACTTCCTGAATTATTTTGAGTTTTATTATTAGATGATGAACCTTTTAAACCCAAAATATCTTCACTACCCATAGTAGAACTCATAAGAGGAGGAATCATAATTTCACTTAAATGTAAAATCTCATTTTCAAAATGAGCTGCATTAAGAATAAAACTCTACGAATGTCCAAGAGCAATCTAAGACAATAGCTTTGATTGTCCCATTTGCGCTTGTTCTTTATACATTTTAGAAAGTGTTTGATAATTATTCTGAGTAGTTTCTAATAAATAAAATCTAAAATTATATTTCTTATTACTACTCTTTTTTTCAATAATTCTATTAAAGAATATATTAAACTATAAAATTAAACTTCTTATTGTAGATTCATCATTTAACACTGATTTTTCTAAAGCCATATTACCATCAGTATTAAATAAATTCTATGAAATACCTAACGAATTATAAACGCTACGTTCAACTTTAGCTAAATCATCTGTCGTTGTAGTAGTATTCTTATCAGACATATCAATAGAATCTACATCGGTAAATGTAGTTAAAACATCTACTCCAATAGCCCTCTATAACATCTAAACGGCATTATTATGGATATCTCTGGCTTCATCAACATCAAATATCAAATCACCGTTTTTATCCATTGGGAGCTTTTGGACTAAAATTTTAAGCAACTTCTACATTTGTTTCTTGCGGTCAAGATCTTGCGCTGCATCTAAATCCATAATAGTAGGAATCGAATTTACAAAAATAGGAACATCACTATTATTAATATTAAATTTAACACAATTTTCTGGTTCAAGAACATACCAACTACCAGTATGCTAGCATCCAACTGCCTCTTCCAAAGCAAGTTTTCCTTGTTTATATAGAACATAACCTTTAGCAAATTCTTCTGGGAATAATTTTAATACTTTTAAACGATAATTCATATCTCTAAAAGTATCAAAAAATCGCATATCAAATTCAACAACTGGGGTATTATTTACACTATAACGTGTTCTACAATATCTAACTGGTAATTCTTGTAAAATTAGATTTTTCTCTGAAGGAACTATATAACCATAATAGCATCCATTTTTAACAACTTGTAAAGCAATATCTCCGCAAACCTTTTTAATATAGCTATTATCAAAATAATTCAACATTTTATAAAAATCTTTTAAAACTTTTTCTTCTTTTACATTGTCATCATAAGTTTCGGCTGCAATATACCAATCATAACGATATAAAAAAGCAACATAATTACAAACTCGTTGATATACACCACTTATATCATAATAAAAATTAGAGATGTATCGCAAAGCATTTAGATCTCTTTCTGCGAGCGCGCGAAGCACATCAGGTTTCGTGATAATACGATTTTGACCTGGATATCTAATCTTACTATAATCACCAAGTTTTAAAATAGCGTCATCTAAAGTTTTTGTGCCAACTTTTATTTTTCTATTGGCATAGTCCATGGTATCATTATAATTATATTCATAACGACCATTATAAATATCAAAACCTTTAGCATGAATCTATTCATTACGATCTTGCGTATCCAAAGTTCCACCTCCTTTAATAACCTGCTAATTTCATTATATAATCATAAGAAATAAGGTTTTCGTCGGTATATGGAATCTCTATTAATCTAAAATCATGTAAAGCGCAAAAACGTCTTTTTTGATTATCATTATATTGCTACTGGTATAAACCGCGTTTTCCGCCAAATTTAGAACTGGCTTCATAATGCTATTTTCCCTAATACTCAATAATGAAATCAATTTTTCCATCATCATCAAATATAACAAAATCAAAACGAAGCGGACGCCCGCTTGGGCTTTTTAAATCTGGAAAGATATATTCCATTTTAAAAGGTAGTCCTGCTTCTTCTAAGATTTCTTCAATTTTAATTTCTCCTCTTGAAGCACGCATTTTCCACCCTCCTTAATTTAAAAAGCACCAATCAGCCGCATTAAACTTTTTACGTTTTTTCTTTTTATCTTCTTCAAGTTTTAAATAATATAATCCATATTCAAAAGCCGAAAATTTATCTTTACGAATTCCACGATTTGCCTGTTTTAGGATAATATTAATACCTTCATTTTCTTCGCGTAAATTCATCATTTCTTCTTTTAATATGGAGGTTAAAGTAAATGGTTTTAAATAATCTGCCCTTTGTTCAGAAGTCATTTTTGAACCTTTTTGAGTAGCTAATAATTTTTCTTTAGCTGTTCTCTCATCTATTAAGAATTTTACTTTACCCGCTTGCAATTGAGTCTGAGCATTAGCATGACATTCAGTATTTATTGGAGCATTTGCTTTAATAACATACATAGCATCAAATTGAGTATTTGGTGTGCGATATTTTTTATAATATCCATCATCATCATTCTCAACACCAAAATCAGGTAAAAATTCACCATCTTCATCATTTTGAGATTTTACCATATAATCTAAAAGTCCAATACCTAAACCATTACCATCTATAACTAAAGTTTTAGCTTTATATTTATAAAATAATTTCTTTAATTTAATAGCCTAATCTTCAAAATGGTCATCTGACATAGTATACATATTTACTAATGATTTAATAGCTGGGCCTTGAGCTTGTGGTGTTACTTTAAATACACAAACTACTGAATCACACCCTTTACGACCTACATCTACAGAAAGCACATAATAAGCTTGTGCGCCCGCACGTCCAGAAGCTTCATATTCAGGCTATAATAGTTTTCTATTCCTATCAAAATGCTCTCCATTAAAGAAAGCATCCTCAACAGTTCCTGACCACTTAGATTCATATTCACGTTCGAATGAAGCTTCATTATAAGTTCCTTCATTCTTTTGGTCAGTAATAAATGTTTTACTTTGTAATCCTACTGCAACAGGAGTTCGCCATGTTCCGCCCAATACCATACAACGATCAGGCTAAGTCACCATACGAACTAAGAAACCAATAAGTCTATCATAAGGGAATGTGCCCTTATAACCAGCAGTAGTAATATAGATCTGTGATTTGTTTAATGGCTCTTGTTCATTGGTAGTGCCATCTTTAGCTCTACGAGAAATTGCCATAACAGGAATAATAACTTCACGAAGAATAGCATCATCAATACCGACACATTCTTCCATTAATCCACCATGACGACGCTGACCACGAGTGCTTTCACGAGCTGCGAGGTTATCCAAAACTGAACCATTTTTAAACACATATCTAACTTTATCTTTTCCTTCAAGAGTTTTTCCTCGACTCCAATCAATTTCTCGATTAAAGCTTGGAATAAGTTCACATATTTCTTGAACTTTATCATGAAGAATACTAGCACCTTGCTCTTTACCTCCAGAAGTAACGAACAAGTGCGCACCAGGATATAAAATACATCTAATCATTAATGCCATAACAGACAAGAATGATTTAGAATAAGCACGAGGGAAAACCGCGTAAACATACTAATAACGCATAACAGAACGGAGAAATACTCTCTAATAAAAATAAAAATTAAATTCTCCATCTTTTATTTCAGTGCGTCTTCCTCGCACCATAAAATCTACAAATAAATCAGGATATTCTCTCCAAAAGGCAACGTATTTGCGGATAGTAGGCATTACCGCTTCTACTCGCTCCGGTGATAGACCTATTTTTCTACGGCTATCACTTAACTACAGTAAATCTTGTAATGCCATTATTTATCCAAACCCTATAAGAACTCATTATCTTGCGCAGATTCCTATTCTTTAAATTCCTCAAAATCCGCATAATCACTATCTTTAATAGTTTTTTCAAGTTCTTCAATACTTAAATCAGCATCATCAACGATATCGCTTTCCGCGTTCTTTGCTTTCTCTTCATCTTCTTTAGCATTTTCGCGTAAAGCCTTTTCTACCATTGTGCTAATATTAGTTTCATCTTCGATAAGAGTGCGAGTATAACGTTGCATATCTTGAATAGTTAAATCCACTTTATCATGTGGCTATTCAACATAATATCTTTCAATATATCCTTCTTTTTCACACAATTCAATTAATTCACCAATTGAATCAACAAATTCACCTGATTCTGCTTTGTTTTGAGCAGCAGTAAATTTACCAGACTTCATTAAGCTATCGTATACTTTGCTCATCTTTTGGAAACCTTCAATATCACCAATATCGATCAATTGATTTGCCTTTAAAGATGTCTTACATATTAATTTTAGCGTATCTTTATGTCCGGCACCTTGAATATCATAAGAAGCCATCATTTCTTCATACAGCTATTCAAGCTTAACCCATTCTTCAGGTTTATAAGTTTTGCCCCATTTAAGTCTTAAATAAGTGCGGTCTTCATCAGTTAAGTCTAATTCTTGTTCCACTTCACCCCTCTATTGTGCGAAATAATCTTCCGTAGGGGCATTAGGTGGTGGAGCATAAACCGGCTCTTTTAGTTCTCCTTCTGGAATAGCAATAGAACTTTTTTCAATAGCGGTTGCAATCTATTGAGCATCATATCCTTGACGCTTCATAGTTTGTTCTAATTTATTATTCGCCATCTACTATAAAAATTCTGTATCTTTCCAACGATAATCTTTAAACTATTTGAGTTTCATTTTTGACAAATAACGTCCAAGAATTGTCATACCGGTCATAGACTGCGGATCGCGTCCATATTTTTCCATTAATTTATTCCATTCATCTGGGACATAAGGAACATCTGCTTCTTGCAAAATCCATAAATAAGTATCTGGATTCCAATTATCGACGTGCATTGTCATACATTTTTTGCACACAGGAAATTTACCATCATTAGGATATTTTTCTAAATTATTAGATGAATAGAATTCCGTGCCATTCATTGTGCGATTACATTTTTCGCAATAATATGTTTCAGCCATAAATAAAATATTCTCCTTTCAACTATTTATTATAAACAAAAGGACAATATTAAGATTTTTTGGCCTTAGAATTTCGACAACTTTTACAAATACTATAAAAGCCATCTTTACTTGTTTTATTTTTACTAAAATATTTATTATGAGCTAATTTTATTTTACCACAACGACTACATTTTTTATATTTACCTTTTTCAACATTTAAATAATAATTATCTAAATATTCATCTTCCGCAGTCGAAGCAATTAATTTTGGAATTTTATTACGCCATAAACTTGAAATATATTCAAGACTGTGCTTAATGCCAAATTCCATTTGTATTTTCTCTTGAATGTCAATATTTTGTAAACCATCAATTTTATATTCAACGATTCTATCATAAAGAGGATAATTAGCTAAAGCTTTATCACAAAGCTTATCAAAATCCTCCATTAAATACCATAAGTCTTTATCGTATTCGCCCCAACTATCTTGCTTTAATCGGGAATAATTACATAAAACCGCAGAACATATTTCAGGTCTTAATAAACTAATTCCATCAGGAATGGGAAAACCATCATCATCAAAAATAAATGTTTTATCATCTAATGGAATATAAGACTTTGATCTAGTTAATTTTGTAGGCACTATTGGACGACGATAAGCATTTTTCATAACATACTAATCTTTACGCATTTCAATAAGAGCCTTTTTAATAACAAAAGCATCTTTGCCTTCTGTTACTTTTAATTTAGCCTCCCAAACATTAATGGCTTCTCTTAACTAATTTAAACTTGGTATCTCTTCTAAATCTTTTTTTGTAATTGTAATATGTGGTTGAAATATTGTATTTCTATTGTCTGTAATTAAATTATAAATTCCATCTTCGCCATTTTCGAGTTGGGAAACAAGACCTTCAAAAGAAATCTCACGCTTATTAACTGTAGCCATACGATTATCAGTTAATAATTTTTTCTCCTTTTTTTCTTGTTTCTCCATACAAAGAACCAAATAGTCTGCTAAAATTTCTAAATACTTTTCAGGCGGATCTGGATTATCAGCCAAAATTTGTTCGACTAATTGATTTCTTTCTTCTGGAGTTTGTAAAGAATAATCAAGTTTTATCATTTTTTACCTCCAGTCTATATTTATATTATACTCGAAAAAATTTTTTTTGTCAAGTTTCATTTAAAATTTTTTCTTTTTATATTTAAAAATTTTTTTAACAAAACAAATAACTTTTGCCCAATCACGCTCTATGACTTGACATTTCTTTATTTTTATTTTATTATTATTATAAGAAAAAAGAAAAGGAGTATTTATGGAAACTATTTTTATTGTATTATTGAGTTGTGCGTTAGTAGCATCACTCCTTTTTTTATGGTTATATAGAAAAGCCTTTTGGGTATTATACCAAAAAATGGCAAATTAGCAAAAAGAATTAAATAAATGGCCAATCGCACAATATGAGTGTATGCTATTATTAAACATATTTTATAATTATGATTTTGAGGGAAGGGCAGTAGATTTTTCACGATATGAAACGCAAGGACTAATTGTTTATAATTGTTTTCATGATGTAAAAAATAGTCCAAAAGGAATTACAAATGATGGAATTGTTTCATCATTTTATAAACAAGCATTTGTATATGAATTAGATGATGGAACATTTGAATGGGAGGATATTGAAGATGGGATGGAACCAGCCTTTTGAAGTAAGAGGGATAGACGCGGTAATATTTAGATTAGAACAAGAATATTTTAACACTACAAGAGATAAAGACCCTTTTGTAAGAGATTGGAAATTATTTAAAACAATACGTATTGAGCAAAAGGATAATGGGTCAAGAACGATTACTTACAGACCTTTATCAGACGCGGAAAAGGCTCAATTAAGCACCAAAGAAGAACAAGAAGAATATCAGTTGAATAAATACAAATATGTATTAGAACACTTAATGGAAAAATATGATATAAATACTATTAATAGATATATTGATAGTTGTAAATATAAAGATAAATTAATCGAATATATGGAGGAAAAATTAAATGCGGAAACCACTCAGTCCCTTGAAGGCAGTTGCTAAAAAGTATCAGCAGAAAGCTACTTATTCTGCTACTTCTGGATTATACACTCTTATGTGGGGTGAGAAGCCCAAAAGGGGTAGAAAAAAGAAATCGTAATTTGAAATCGAAAATTGATTTGTTGTTTTAAATCGTATTCTGAAATTGAAAATTAATTATAGTAAATTTAAATTATTCTTCGTAATCTGAAATTAAAAATTGATTTATTGTTTTAAACCGTATTCTGAAATTGAAAATTGATTTAGATTGCGTTTTGACCACGCAAAAGAAAAAACACAAATCAAAAAAAATTTTTTCCCGAAATACACCCCCATCCATAAGGTTCTAACTCGTTTATTCTCTGAGAGTATACCAGCCTTACTCTCGCTCTTTTGCAGAACGCACAACCACATCCCGCATAAACACCCCGGTAAACGTTGCTCGGCTCGCTGGCGGTAGTGGCGAGCCGAGTTTTATAAAAATCAGCAGTTTGCACAAATTTCTCGCCGAAACTTCGTCATAATGCACAATCGTCAAAATACCCGAAACCACGCCATCACATTTGTGCAAAATGACTATTGACAATCCAGTAGCCATGTGCTATACTTGTATCATCAAAAAGAAAGAGGTAAATCAAAATGAAAAACGTTTCCAAAATCATCACCATCGCTCTTGGCATCATTCTCTGCGCATCTCTTTTCACTCCACTCCACGACCACACAACCGCGGAAGCCTGTGAGGAAGCGCCCCAGTCCTACGACCTCTCGGTCATTGAGAATTGGTGCGGTGCAGGCACGGAACGCGGAAGTATTCGTTTCGTCGGCGCAGAGGTCTACGCACGCGAGGGCGATACCCTGACGCTCATTGATGAGCAGGGCAACCTGTGGGACGTGGAAGCACTCAACATTGATGACAACGACTTCTTGCTCTTGTGGATTAACGACAATGACACTGATACTGTGGAAGATGATACAATCATTAAGGTATGGAGAGAGGCTTATTAAGTCTCTCTCTTTCTTGCGGATCGGCGAAGATTGTTAAAAAATTAACAAGCAGAGAAGAGTAAAAAAGGTCTTGACAAATGCGCGGTAATGTGCTACAATGTAGATACAATAAGAAAGGGGAATACTCAAATGACTAATCAGGATTTTTACAAGGCTCTCAAAGCTGAAAAGGAACGGTTAATGAACGAAAGCAAGCAGGCGTTCCGCGACTGTCAGGTTAAGCGTGGTGAGATGTCGAGGGCATGGCACGAGGTAGACGCCCTCGAACAGGCAGACAAGTTTGGCACACAGGAACTCAGCGACGCGTATGATGACTACGAGGAAGCCAGCCATGCAAGTATGTTGGCAGACAACTACCTCGATGACATTGATGAAGCCATTGATAAGATAAATGAATTGATGAGTCTTTACGCAGAATAAGGGAGCAGTAATGCTCCCTTCCTAACGGCGTAGATTGTTAAAAAATTAACAAAGATTTTTTGCAAAAAGGTCTTGACAAATCAGTTAGAATGTGGTATTCTATAATCACAAAAGGAAAGGGGAATGAAAAATGATTTACGGCATTGTTTATTACACTAAGGGCGGTCAGGGCTATCTCTTCCAGCAGGCGTTCGAGGAACAGCGCGCTATGGAGATTGCAGGTAAGATGAATGACTTACTTGCGACAGGTGCTACAATGTATAATGACAAGTCCTATGGCAAGCTCGACTTGCGGAATGTTGAGTATTTCACAGTTGAACCCAGTAGCGAAATGTATTAAGGGCGGGAGCGGGCTTCCCGCTCTTTCTCTTACGCCGTTGTGCGCGTGTAGGGCGTCCCAGCCCGAACTTTACCACAGTAAAGCGTTAAAGCAAAATTTTTTCCATTTTTTGCCAAAAACCACTTGACATTCCTATCCCGAAATGCTATAATAGTATCATCAAAGGAAAGGGGAATACAACAAATGACTATCGAACAGATTATGGAGACTTACAGCAAGGGCTATGACGTGATGATTGATGACGGATTCAACACTTGGACTCCCAGTGGGAACGGTGAATGGGACGCATTAGATGAGTTTGGGTGGACTTGCACGAACAAGGAAGTCAATGAAGCGGGCATTAAGGGCATCGAAGTCTTGCCGGAGAAAATCGTATTTGTTAAGGTTGGAAAAGAACTGTAAAAAAAATAAAAAAGGGGCTTGACAAAAGCCCCTTTGTTTGGTATAATGAATACATCAAAAGAAAGAAAGAGGTAAATCAAATGTCTACTCACGATGGTCTTGTTCTTCTCGCTATCTATGTTGGTGTTATCGGCGCGGGTGCGCTCATCGAATACGTGGAGCACCGCGTAAAGAGAGCGATTCGCCGTAGAAAGAGAAGTTGAAAAACTTTTCTTTTTTTTTTGAAAAAAAACACTTGACATTCTTTGCGGTCTGTGGTATTATAATATCAGAAAGGGAAAGGAAAATCCCAAACACCAGAAAGGTTAGTTATGGATACTTTCGAAATGTATTACGAGAAGTTCATGAAGATGCGCAAGGCTGACATTATTCGCGAGGGCCAAACTTGGGAGGTTTGGGCAAACTGCCAAAGCACTGCTGATAGTCTGATGAAATGGACAAAGCCCGTTCTTGCGAGAATCCTTGCTGGACGCCTGGACCGTTTGGAAAAGCGGGGCTACTAAGCCCCGCTTCTTTCTTGAAAAAAGTCCTTGACAAATCTTGAATCTATGGTATAATAAGAGTATAAAAAGAAAGGGGATAAACCAAATGTTATTTATTGTTTCTGTTAACTACTACAACTACAAGGCGGGCGACATGGGGCATTATCGCTATGAAGTGTCTGTCGCGGGACAGGAAAATGCATACGCCCTCGGTCAGAAGTTTATGGACGCGGACAACGTCCTCTCGGTTGACATTATCGACGCAATGACCGGTGAAGTCATCGAGAGTTGGAAAGATTAAAAAAAATTCGGCAGGATACACAAAATCCTGCCGAATTTTTTTGTCATTTTGTCTATTGACAGTCCCAAAACTTTGTAGTATAATCGGCCGGCGCGCGAACGGACCTGGCGCGCCGAGTTTTTGTCAATAGGCGGATTGCACAAATTTTTATGGCGAAAGTTTGTGCATAATGTCAATAGACAGAATCCCGAATCGGTGCTATACTATAATCACAGTAAGGGAAGGAAAACCTACCAAACCGGAAAGGGATAACAACATGATTAACATTCGTTCTATTCGCAAGCTCGCTGAAAATGACGGCCTGACTCTCAAATATGGCAAGAAAGTCAACTACAAGTCCGGCTGGCAAGTCGCTACCAACGGCGTTGAATGTAAGACCGCACGCGAAGCTATCAATGCGGTTAAGGACTTCGGCGGAAACTGCGGCGTATGGCTTGCGAACGGCATCTATTATGTTGACAAGTCCAAGAGGGTGCAGACCAAGAAGCAGGCGCTTGAAATTGGCAAGGCGTGCAATCAAATCAGCGTATATGGCTGGGCGCGCGGGAATCTGGCTTACTGTTAAAAAAAATGTATATAGGGCTTGACAAAACAAGCCCTATATGCTACAATAAAGATACAATAAAGGAAAGGGAGAAACACCATGGAAATTAAATATGCTCACGAAATAGCAACTATCGCCAAGGAAACTCGCGACGCCAAGCGCGCAGAAGATACTGCTACGGCCCGTGCCTATCTCGAAGAAAATCTGATGAAAGATATTGAAGACCGCGCGGAAAAGGGCGAAAATTATCTGTCTCGCTGTCTCGTTGCCATTGAAGATGAAGCTGTAAAAGAAGCTCTGAAAAATCTTTTGCGGAATTATGGCTATACCACTTCTTACTCAAACGGTATTCTTACTGTAAAGTGGTAAAAAAGAGGGAAAATTTTTCCCTCTTTTTCCAAAAAACTTCTTGACAAATTCAAAAGCAGATGCTATAATAAAAGCACAATAAAGGAAAGGGAATACTGACATGATGAACTTTGAAACTTATAGCCTTTTGAAGAAATTCCTTGACAATGGCACTTTCACCGGAATTGATGAAATCCACGCGGAGAGAGCTTGCTCACAGTATGAAGAAGCCCAGGAAGCGCGGAAACTGAAACAGGAAATCCGCAACACCATGATGAAAAACATGATGCTCGATGTTCTCTCAAAGGCGGAAAAGCCCCTGCGCCCTACGGAAATTCAGTTTATTCTTTACCGTGAGACTGGCAAGGAATATTCTTGCGCCACTATTTCGTGGTATTGTGGTCATCTTTGCTGGATTGACAGAAAGTTGACCTACACCAAAAAGGGAAGTCGGAGCTACTACTCCATTAGAAAAGAAAATTGAAAAAAATAAGAAAAGGGCTTGACAAAAAGCCCTTTTTCTGCTATACTTAATGTATCAAAGGAAAGGGGAATAAAAAAAATGAAATTTACTGAGGAACAGATTAAAGCTATTTTAGAGTGTATCGGCAATACGAACATTGAATTGTTCAGAAGCGAATGGGAAGAAATTGAAGAGAGTCTGAGAAAGGGGAACTAAAATGAAATGTCCTTATTGTGATGGAAAGTGCGGAACACACGCTCAATGCGTTAAATGTGAAAAGGGGAAATAAAAATGGGAATGGAATTTTTAATCGTTGGCGGAATTTTTAGTGCAGTCCTCGCGCTATTTGTCTGTCTTGTCTGTTGGTGCAACATGGATAAATTTCACCCAATAGTCAGACTGTTGGTTGGTCTTCTCATTTCGTGCGCTCTTGGCTACGGTATGACGGGCGCAGTAGTCGCTGACCACAATGCCGATAAAAAAGGCATGGAATGACGGCTATTGCTCCATCTGCGGAAATGAAATGAAATTTGTAAATGCTTCTCATGGCCGGTATGGAACAGTTTATTACTATTGGTATTGCGATGAATGCGGACATACGTTAGAGCTAACCTCTAACTTTGCAAAGGGGGAAACAAATAATGAATGAAAAACCTATCCCGCAGGCTTTGAGAGAACAGGCAGATGCCATTGAAAAATTAGCTCAAAGAATTGCGAAAGAGAGCAAGGAATTTTCAAATGTGGAAGACCGCAGAGACGGTGGAGAAATTGCGGACGCTTTGTTTGCGATTCAGTCAAAGCTCCGCTATGAATACTTCTGGATTGCGGAAGCCATGTGGGACGTGTAATTTTCAGGCGAGATAACCAAATCTCGCCTGAATTTTTTATTTGTTTTGACTATTGACAAAGTTCCTTGAATGTGATAAAATCGTCGGCGCGCGAACGACTGTGGCGCGCCGAGTTTTTTGTCAAGAGGTAAGTTCAACAAATTTTCGCACGAATTTTTGTGTAAAATGCCAATAGACAAAAATCCTATAATGTGGTAAGATGTATACAACAAATAAAGGGGGACTAAAATGATGGTTGCATGGTATTGGTTGATTCTCGCGTTTTGCGTGGGTATTGCGTTCGCTACAATCACCGATGAGTGGTGTGAATGGGAAAACACTTTAACTGATGTTCTCGCATGGATTGCTATGATTATCGGCTTCGTTCCTTTGGCTTTCTATTGCATATTTCTCAAACTGACGGTTTTCCACCCTACAACACCAGAGAAATTTGAGGAAGTCAAAAAGGTTAGCGGAGAGACTTGTAAAATCTATCGAGTATGCGGAAACGTGTATTTCTGGATTGACCTTAAAGCAACAAAAATCTATAACAAGGTCTTTTTTGTCCGAGTAAAGGAGAATGATAACAATGTATGAGGAAGTTAATACTTTGCGCTTGATTGACTGGTTGCGCGCTTGGACGGAAACCTTTAATGACTGCGCGTGTTGTCCTTTGTCCAACGAGTGCGACCGCAGAAGTATCAGCTACGAATGTGTTGATGACCTATTAGAAAAATTAAAAGAGTAAATTAAAAACTCTCTATTGACATTTCTATTATAATATGATATTATTATAATAGAAAAAGGAAAGGGTGATAATAATGAAAAAGAAATATACTATTTGGTATGATGCTCCCGAAGTCAAAGAAGTGGTAGTTTATAATGAAGCTGACGCTATTAAGGCTTTTGACAATGCCACCCGCGCATATAACGAAGAGAATAATCTTCATGGCGAAGATGCCTATATCGACTTCACCCATCGCGACGATAAAAGAATGAGCTTTGAGGAATACGTCGATATTACCGACTGTATTTACTGCGATATTGAGGTGGTAGAATGAATACAATTCTTCTGTTCGCGCTTTGCACGGCGGTGAATGTGATTCTGTCAACTATCAAAAGCATCTTGACGGTCAACGGCGGAAAAGTTAGCGCGTCTCTTATCAACGCTATCACTTATGGTTTTTATTCCTATGTGATTGTGCTGACTTCCGCGGACGGTATGCCTATCTGGTTGAAAATGGCTATTACTGCTGTTTGTAATTTCGTAGGCGTCTACTTTGTCAAGTGGATTGAAGAGAAAGCCCGCAAAGACCGGTTATGGAAAGTCGAGCTGACTGTCCCAACAAAATACACTAATACCATTGACTTTGACTTACATGATGTCCCACACTCTTATATTGAATTGAGCGATAAACATACGCTTTTCAATTTCTACTGCGCGACCCAAAAGGAAAGCGCAAAAGTCAAGGCTATCGCCAATCAGTATGAAGCAAAATATTTTGTTGCGGAAAGCAAAAATCTTGAATAAAGGGCTTGACAAAAGCCTTTTATTCTGCTATACTTAACGTATTAAATGAAAGGGGAAAATTAAAATGAAAGCTACTGGTATTATCCGCAGAATTGATGACCTTGGACGTGTGGTCATTCCGAAAGAGATTCGCCGGACTTTGAAGATTCGCGAGGGAGACCCGCTCGAAATCTTCATTGAAGATAACGACTGCGTTTGCTTCAAGAGGTATTCAGTGCTTGGCTCTTTGACCGAAGAAGCTCTGCGAACCGCTATTACAATGGCATCGAATTCCGGTCTGCGTCCCATCGCAATCTATGATACTACCGTGAAACTGCGGGGTATGGAAAACTTTCCGCCTTATGTTTCGACCCAGTGGGATTTTAAAAGAAAGCCATTTGTTTTCAATAACACTTATGGTGTTTACCCGATTTGTGCGGACGGCGACCTTGTGGGTTATGCGGTTTGCGACCAGCAGGACATGGGTTGCGAAATGGATATGATTGTCCGCTACCTCAGCATTGTATCTGAACGTTAAAAATATTTTGAGACGAGATAACCAAATCTCGTCTCAAAATTTTATTTATTTTGCCTATTGACAAAAATCCAATAGTGTGATAAAATGGCCGGCCGTTTGCGCCTGCCACGGCCGGAAATTCCATTATACCACCATCCCAGCAATTTGTCAATAGGAAATTTAGCCAAAAGTCCAACTAATTATTTTCCCGAATTTGGGCATTTTGTCAATAGACAAGAATGTAATAATCTGCTATACTATGATTACCGTAAAGGAAAGGGGATATAAACAATGTATTACACTCACGATTTTTCTACTGAAAAGTTCTCTACTCGTGGAGAATGTGTGGAAGAGCTTCTTTCTTCTATGGATTCTCTTGATATTTCGGAATTCCTTGCTCACCGCGTTTCTCTCAAAGATATCATTGATGAACGCATGGCCCGCGACCCCGAGGATTTTTATAACTGGCTGGATAGAGAAATTCAGATTGCGACTAATGCCTATCTTGAATGGCATATCAACGAACACTACGGTCATATAGAGGATTTAGAATGATTATTTTAATCGGCATTTTCGGCCTCGTTTTTGGCTTTATTTTTGCTTATTCCTGTGAAAGTCTCGGGTGGGACTATTTCAATATCGTCTACGCTATTCCTGTGCTGATTTTGCTTAATTTCTTATCTTTTAGGGGGTAAAATAGTATGTCATTTTGTGAAAGTTTTAATTGTGGCTATTATTATAAAGGTGAAAATGATGATTTCGCCTGTTGCCACTGTGAAAGCCCCATCGCGCCTTGTGAAGAAGAAGACGAAAATTATGAAGAAGAAAATTAAAAAAACTCTTGACAAATCCAGAAGTATCTGATATACTATGGGTATAGTAAAGGAAAGAGGTAAGTGCTATGAGTAAACCGAAAACTTATGAGTATGAGGGAAGAACCTTTGAGGTCAAGGCATACAGCGGAGATGAGTATGGGGCTTTCTTATTCATCTATGTCTATGAAGTTATCCGCCCTAACCGCAAATTCTTTGGTCGAACTCGGTTCTTTTGCGAGGACTTTGTTCTTCTCGACCAATATCTTTCTATTGATGACGCGGTAAAAGATGTCATCGCACGGGGTCTTTGGCAGGAAGAATATAAAAAGTTTGCCGAAGACCAGTGGAAAGAGTGGATAAATAAAACGAAAAATTGCTAAAATTTCTCTTGACAACTGCGCAAACGTATGGTATAATACAGATACAGTAAAGGAAAGGGGTAAATACCAATGAAAATCACTTACATTAAGTCCCACGTTGTAGCCACTCGACGCTCCATCAACTTTGATATGGACGGCACTATCGCTGACCTCTACGGCGTCAAGGATTGGCTTGCGCTTCTCCGTTCGGAAAATCCTAAGCCCTATCGAACTGCCGTTCCCATGTGCGACATGGCTGAATTGAATGAGGTTTGCGAACTTCTCCGCGCCGAGGGTTGGGAAATCAATATCATCACTTGGCTCTCTAAGGATTCGAGCGAGGAATACAAAAACCTCGTGCGTGAAGCAAAACGCGCGTGGCTTGAAGAACAGGGCTTCCACTATGACCACTTCCACGGCGTCCAGTATGGCGCGACTAAGGCCGACAGCGTGCGCGACCGCTATGACGTGTCTATCTTGGTTGACGATAATGAAAAGGTTCGGAATGGTTGGCACTTGGGCGCTACCATTGACCCGACCGCAGTAAACATTATCGAAAAACTTTCGGAACTTTTGGAGAAAAGGGCTTGACAAAGCCCTACTCCAATGGTATAATAAATACATCAAATGAAAAGGGGAAAATAAAATGATTGTTCTTTTGATTCTGCTGTCTCTCGCTGTTTCGTTCCTGCTTACCTCTGGTTTGGTTTGGCTTCTCTGTTGGCTTCTTCCCGCTCTTGGTATCACCGCAATCGGCACTTTCGTCATCGTATTTTCGTGGAAGTTGGCACTCGCAATTTGGATTATTCTCGTGCTTTTACAGTCCATCTTCTCGGTCGGCAATAAGGGGTGATAAAAATGATGCCTTACTTTTGGCTTACTCTTGGCGTTCTCGCCAAAGTGACCGGACGAACTGATGGCGGTAATTACCGCTATGAAACGGTTGTCTCTAAGGAAATCGGACTTGTGACCGCAGAATGGGTTAATACCCATCTGCTGTGAGGTAAAAATGCTGTATTTGATGATGGATAATTTAACCAATAGCCATTTGGTTAAAGTTGGCTATTCTGACGGCACTAAAAACCTTGCAAAGCGTCGTAAAAGCTATTATAGCCATAATCCGAAAGCGATAATGCGTAGCACTTGCGCCGGAAGTCGAGACATGGAAAATTCTTGTCATCTGACTTTAAGTGAGTTAGGCAATCGCATTAGCGGCACGGAATGGTTTGAAGTGTCCGCAGATTTGTTTAATTCTCTTTATACCGAGGGAATGGCATTTTTCAGACCAAACCATAAGCCGATTCACTTTTTAGAAGAATTTTGAAAGAGGGAATAAAAATGAAAGTAAATTTTGGCACTAAGGGTCAGCTTCAAATTATCAACATTCTCAGCGGTGGCACGTTCACCACTCCGCGCTCCAATGGGGTCGGTATGGGAATGTATCTCAAAATTGACAGCAACAACAACACGCCGTTTGTCCGGTCGAGAGGTTCGCAGTATTGCTACGCGGTGAATCTTGAAACGGGTCAGGTTCGCGAGTTCTCGCGCGACAAGATGGTAACGCCTGTCAAAACCGAAGTCAATGTGATTGGCTAAAAGAAAATCTCCCCAAAAATGGGGAGATTTTTTTGTTTACTTTGACTATTGACAAAACCATCTGAATGTGCTAAAATTGGCCGGTCGCTAACGCATGTTGCGACCGGAATTTACCATTATACACCCTGCCAGCATTTTTGTCAAGAGAAATTTCGTACAAATTTCAATTTTATTTTTTCCCGTTATTTGGTTATTTTATCAATAGACAAATTATTACCAATCTGCTATACTACATAATGTCAGGAGGAAAGAGTAAGACCTGCGGAAAGGCAGTTCCTTTGACCATTATACCAAAATCCGACGGAATGTTCCAAGCGTGGCGTGCCGAACAAACTTTCAAAAAAAGTTTGAAAAACCCCTTGACAAACCGTTCTACGTAGGGTATAATGAATACATCAAATGAGAGAGGTAAAAACAAGATGATTTCTGATGCTCGTCCACCGCCTTAAAAACTAATGGCTTAGTAAATTTTGAATTGGTTTAAGAGTATAGATAAAGGTAGGTATAAACAAGATGTATAGTAATAAACCTCGCGACCGCCCCTAAAAAAAATTGCAAAAACCTATTGACAACCTACTCCCGCCTATGATATAATGACTACCATAGACAAGGACAGTCTTAAAAACCAGAAAGGAATTGATACTATGGCTACTTCTACTACTAAGAAGCTCACTAAGCGCGACCGTTTCGAGGCTCTGCTCAAAATGAGCGAGGTTCAGGCAAATCCTGATATGGTGGCGTTCATCGAGCATGAGATTGAACTGCTCGCCAAGAAGAACGCGGGCGACAAGAAGCCCACGGCCAAGCAGATGGAGAATGACGCCGTGAAGCAGGTCATTCTGGACGAGATGACCGCCAACCTTGACAAGCTGTATACGGTGACCGACCTCATCAAGGGCGTTCCCGAGCTTGCGGAGTATTCCAACCAGCGCGTTTCTGCTCTTCTGCGTCAGATGATTGATGCAGGCACGGTTGTCAAGACGGTTGACAAGCGCAAGTCCTACTTCTCCCTCGCGTAAAGGGAAAAGGGCAGGGGATAAAAAAAATCCCCTGCCCTACAAAAAAACTATTGACAAACCAATAGCAAAGTGCTATACTATATTTAGAGGTTGAGAGAACGATGGTAAACCTCAATCTACTTTTCCAATAGGAGACGATAAAATGGGTATTGATAGGCGCAGGAACTACGGTATTATGCTGGACACGGAAACTGCAAACACCATTCAGGACGGCGATAAGCTGGATATGTCAAATGTGCTTCCCTACGACTTTGGGTGGGCGGTCATTGATTCCAAGGGAAATGTTTATGAAACTCATTCTTTTGTGAATCGCGACATTTTCTGCTACGAGCGCGACCTTATGCAGTCCACATACTATGCCGATAAGATTCCCCGCTACATTGAGGACATTCAAAACGGCACTCGCATTATGGCTGACCTTTACGAAATTCGTCTTGCGTTCTGCGAATGTGTCGAGCGTTATAACTGCTCTTTTGTCTGCGCTCACAATATGCGGTTCGACCTTAACGCCTGCAACAACGCGCAAAGATGGGACACGAAAAGCAAGTATCGCTATTTCTTCCCCTACGGCCTTGAAGTTTGGGACACGTTGAAAATGGCGCGACAGGTTATGGGCAAAATGCCCACTTACCGCGACTATTGCGAAAAGAATGGCTACAAGACCAAGAACGGACAGCTCCGTTTCACCGCAGAAATTCTCTATCGCTTTATCAGCGGTGAAGACAGCTTTGATGAATCCCACACAGGATTAGAAGATGTTCTCATTGAAGTTGAGATTCTGCGCTATTGTGTCCGACAGCACAAGGAAATGGAAAAGTCCCTTTTCAAAACTCCCACGGTGGAACGCCCCAAGCCTACCGAGTTTCAGCGCGCGCTCATGCGAAACATTAAGGAAAATCCCATGATAAACATGAGCTAAAAAAAATAGGGGAATAGGGCTTGACAAGTCCTATTCCCTATGGTATAATCAATGTATCAAATGAAAGAGGTGTTTCACATGAACGCTAAACAAGTCCTTTTTGTAGTCCCTGATGACAATGACCCTCACATGGGTATTTTAATCGACCATGACTATATTATCTGCGCCGAGTGCGGTGGCGTCTTTGAAGCTGATGAAGTTTTCATTATTCAGACCTACGACTCTTGGGTAAACTTTGAAGATGAAATTGCGGACGAGCTTGACCTGCTGACCGCAAAAGACATTGGCAAGGAACTGGATAGCAAGGAAAAATTCGGCTGGGACGCGTGGAAAGAAGCCATTAAGGGGGAGTTTTGAAAATGGATTTGGATTTTAATTACATGACCGCCGAGAAACTGGACGAACTCATTATCCAGATACAGGAAGCCCGCGCGGAAAGCCGAAAAACTGACCTTTGGAACAACGTTCGGCGGTCGGTTCAGAATTACGTCATGGAGTGTGGAATGATTGAACTCTTTACCGAGGACTACAATTCCACGCTGGACGCTGATTCTTTCGCAATTCCCGGCGAAATTAACCTGCTGGACTAAAATAAAAAACTGCCCAAAAATGGGCAGTTTTTTTTGTCTATTTTGACTATTGACAAACGCGGATTTTTGTGATAAAATGGGCGGACCGCCAGCGTACGCAGCGGTCCGAATTTTCCATTATACCACGCCCCGCCAATTTTGTCAAGAGAAAAGTTGCACAAAAGTGAAGAAAATTTTTTCCCGTAATTTGGTTATTTTGTCAATTGCAATCTGTGGGCAATCTGTTATAATAGAAAATGTCAAGAGGGAGTAGCCCAAGAAATCCGAGGGCGCGCGACCTTGAGAAAGTATAGGAAGAAAACATAATACACCACGTTGTAAAGCCAAACGTTGAACGTGAAAGTGAGTTTGATTGAACCAACTATCCTCGAAGCATTTTTGCTGACAAATAGATTGAGTCAACAAACAATAAATTATCCGTCAGGTCGGGGTAGTAATTCGTGTGAAAAGTTTGCGAAACCTCTTGACAAGCCCTCTAAAATGTGGTATACTCAATAATATCAAAAGGGTAGCGACCTACCGCCAAAGAAAGGAATTGATACTATGTCTACTTCTACTGTTAAGAAGCTCACCAAGCGCGACCGTTTCGAGGCTCTGCTCAAACTGTCCGAGGTTCAGGCTGACCCCGCTATGGTTGAGTTTATCAATCACGAAATCGACCTGCTGTCTCGCAAGAACGCCGGTGATAAGAAGCCGACCGCGAATCAGATTGCCAACGACGGCTACAAGGACATTATCTTTGCTGAGCTGTCCGCGAATCCTGACAAGCTGTATACCGTGACCGACCTTATCAAGAATGTGGACGGTCTGGGCGACCTCACCAACCAGCGCGTTTCCGCTCTTCTGCGCCAGATGATTGACGCCAACAAGGTGGAAAAGATTGTGGACAAGCGCAAGTCCTACTTCCGCATGGCGCATTGATTCAAGGGGAGCGCCTAAAAAAAATTAGGCGCTCCCAAAAATTTCTCTTGACATTTGCTGACGGCGGTGTTATAATCATACTTGAAAGGGGGCAAAAGAAATGCCTAAAATGAGTGAAAAGGACTTTCAGGCAAAGATTGATAATCTGATGAAAAAGTTAGATTGTACTGCCGAGGAAGCAAAAGAAATTCTCATGGACGATGATGACATTGACCATGGAATCGCCAAGGACTTTGACCTGTCCGCGGAAAAGCTCAAAGAAGCTAACAAGTATTCTAAGACCGGAACACGCAAAGCGCCGACCGCTTATAAATTTGAGAAGCGACAGCGCAAGGAAAATCCCACAAAACGCTCGATTATCGCTGAACTTGCGACTTTTTTGCGTGAAAACAGCGAAAATGCGTGCGAAAATGTGGAAATCACGAACATTGAGCGCATGATTGCGTTTCATGTGGGCGAAAATGACTACGAATTGACCCTGATTCAGAAGCGAAAGCCCAAAAATTGATGAAAAAGGGTGAAAAACCGCTGAAAAATGCGGTTTTTCACCCAAAAACAAGCAAAAAAGTGCAAAAAATAATGGTTGAGAGAACGATGGTAAACCTCAATCAATAGAGAGGATTTTGTGTCAATGGAAGAAATTACTATTAAGCTACGCCGATTTAAGGACGGTAGACCGCCCGTTTCTATGGAGTTTATGCCTAATTGTGGCGAGAATCTGAAAAATGAACAAGCGGTTTACTTTTTCAAGTTTTACCACAACGACGAACTTGAATTTAACAAGGTAGGCACTTCCGCAAAAGATGTTGTAGGGCGTTTGCGTGATGAAATCGGTGAATACTCGAAAAAGTATTCTATCACGCGCGTTGAAGTTCATCGAATCCGTTCTTGCGGGGACTATCCCGCCGAGGGTGCGGAAAGCGCGTTGCGTGCGGAACTGATTAGACGATACCCCAAAGCGTTCCGCAAGAATGACCGCTTTTTTAACGTGGACATTAACCCCACGGTTTTCGATGAAATTGTAAGTGCATTTCTTGCATAAATATTCAATCAGCAGGTTGACTAAAACCTGCTGATTTTTTTGTGCATTTTACCTATTGACACCGATCGGAAAATGTGGTATAATGGCCGGGCCGTCGCGGGACGTGCCGGCCCGAGTTTCCGATCGGTATACCCATATGCAAAATTTTTCATACTTCTAGCACCTCTCCATATGGCCCAAAAAAATCCCGAAAATTGACTTTTTATAAAAAATATGTTATAATGGTAAAAAAAGACTTTTTTAAGCCCGCGTAGGATCATATGCCTTTATGATTAATTAAAAATTGCTTCGCCCTTACATTGTTTCACGCGTATGTTTTCGTCCAAAAAAATCTTGACATTTTTAAAAAAAAAGTATATAATATATATAGAAAATAAGAAAAGAGGTATTCATATGGATATGAATGATATTATTGCTCGTCTGAAAAATGGTGAGGACGCTCAGGCTATTGCGGACGAAATGGCTAAGTCTCTAAACGATGCAGTTAAGCAGGTAGAGAAGGAAACCAAGCAGGCCGATCGGAAGACCGCGCTCGCGCAGGAAATTGCCGATCGGATTAACGAATATGCCGCTCTTAATGGCTACAAGGATTCTGCGTTGACCGCGTCCGATGTGGAGAATATCTTTGCTGAGGTTTACGGTCTTATGACCGGGGTTAACGATCTTCTTGACGTGCTTTTTCCCAAGAGTGAGCCAGTAAAGGTTAAGAAGGTCAAGAGAACTGATGATGATGTAATTGCCGATTTTTTGAATACTTTCATCAATAAGTGAACAATGTGTCGGGTGAGATATTTTTCATCCTAAGAATCGACAATTTCACCAAGAATTGCCTAATATGAAAAAAGAGAGACTAAAAAAAGTCTCTCTTTTTTTTAGGTTCGAAGATCGGAGACGGGAAAATGTGGTTGTTGGTTGTTAAACCGATCGGTACCACACTCTCACAATTTTTAAGAAATCTACAAATCTACAATTTTTAAGAAATCTACAAATCTACAATT